GGACTTACAGGTAATGCTGGAACAAATGAAAATGTAAACTACATTGGAACAAACGATGCTCAAGATCTTGTATTCAAAGCGAATAGCAATGAATTTGCTAGATTTGATGTTAGTTTAAACAATTTCCGTTTTGGTAAAAATGTAATCTTATCAGCTGATGGTGTTCCAAACCTTCAAGTGCAGTCTAATACAGGTAATGGATCAGCAAGTCTTTATACAGATTCTGTTCTTAAAGGAAATTTACTTTTAACCAGTTCATCTGGATATGCAACTTTAGCTGCAACTAATGCAACTGCATATAGAGATATAAAACTTCCTGATCAATCTGGAAATCTTGCAATGTCTGTAAATGGAGTTCCTGCAAATGCTCTTGGTGAGGTTACTATTCCTGTAGGAATTTCATATAAAGTTTACACAGCTATTTTAATAACACCAACAGGTGCAGCAAATCCTATTGTTTTAGAATTAGAAAACACTTTAGGAGCATCTGTTATTTGGCTTAATCAAGGAGGAGACTTTGAAGCTACAGCATCTTCTAGTGTGTTCACTCTTAATAAAACTTGGGTGCAGTCTTCAAACTATCAAAATCTTGGTTACATATACAACTTTTATGGATATAGACAAAGTAGTTCAAAAATTATATACAATTCATTCTTAACATTCAACAATTCATCGTCATACACTGGTGGTGGTACTGTGTTTATTGAAATTAGAGTGTATCCATAAACTAATAGCTTAGAATGAATAATGTTTGTTCTGGTCCAGTTTGTCCTATAATATTAGATAGCACCTGTGTATTTTACTCAGGTGCTAATCTTGTTTATACAGGTATTAGAACAAATGACAGTCTGCAAGTGGCCCTTGTAAAGATTGATAATAAGTTCAGGGATGCTGGTCTTGGGTATGTTTTTCAGAATGGATTGGTTCAAACAGCTCCTGGTGCACCTGTAAAGATTGGTGGTTCTCTTATAGAAGACACTGTTGTAAACAGTGATGGTTTTAATCTCACTGTTACAGGAAGACTTGTTGCAGGAGCTCATGCTACGTCTGGAGGAACTTCTTCTCAGTTTGTTAAAGGAGATGGTTCTTTAGATAACAGTTCATATCAACCTGCAGGCAACTACATAACAGCTCTTACAGGAGATGGAACAGCTAGTGGTCCTGGTAGTGCTATATTCACATTAGATGATGTTAGTGCTCTATATGCTGGAACATGGGGTAATGCTACAACAGTTCCTAGGATAACACTAGATACTAAGGGTAGGGTGACTTCTGTTACAAACACACCTATAAATCTTCCTCCAACATCCCTTGTGTTTGTAGGAGATGTTTATGGGGCTGGACCAGAAGGTACAAACATCACTCTAACTATAGACAATGTACTTTCTTCTCCAGGAACATACGGATCTAATACAAAAATACCAACCTTTACAGTTAATTCTAAAGGTCAAATCACTTCTATTTCTGAAGTGACCGTTGGTGGTGGTACAGGAACTGTAACATCAGTTAGTGTAACACCTGGAACTGGAATTTCTGCTTCTGTAGCAAATCCTACAACCACTCCAAATATAACAATTACAAACACTGCTCCTGATCAGACAGTTGTATTGAATAATGGAACAGGTATTAATGTAACAGGAACCTATCCTAATTTTACAATTTCTGCTACAGGAACAGGTAGTGGTACACTTGTAGCTTTACCATTTACAACAGATCATTTAGCTATAACCAATAATCAATATGCAATAGGAGATCTTGTTTGGTATCTTGGTGATGTATACAGGTGTATAGCTAATAATGATTCACTAACCCCATCAACTTCTCCTCTTTATTGGACAAATCTTGGAGCAGGATATCCGCTTGTTCAGCAACCTATAGATTGGAATTCAACAAGTGGTAACAATCAGATACTGAATAAACCCACCATTCCTACAAATATAGTGACAGGAACTGGTACAGCTACAAGAGTGGCATTTTGGAATACAACTTCTTCTCTATCTAGTGACTCAAGTCTTTATTGGGATAATGTTAATAAAAGACTTGGTGTTGGTGGAACTCCAGGGGCATATACATTGGAAGTTTTAGGAAGTGGATTTTTTAATGCTGATTTGTTTATTGCTAATCAAAGTAAATTAATATTTTCTACAAATAGTATCTACATTAGACCAGAATTAGTATCAAGCGTTTATGAAGATTTAGCATTTTATACTAATAATTCAGAAAAATTAAGAATAAAAGCAAATGGTGACGTAGTTATAGGAACACTTGGAGGAGTGGGTACAAGGATGGTGGTAGCTAGTTCTACAGGTGTATTAAGTACACAAGCTATACCTACAGGTACAGTGACTGGTGTAACAGCTACAAGTCCTATAACATCTAGTGGTGGAACAGCTCCTGTAATATCTACATCTATGGCTACTAATAAACTTATTGGTAGGAGTACTGCAGGTGTGGGTGTAATGGAAGAAATAACTGTAGGTACAGGTCTTTCTTTATCTGGAGGAACACTTAATGCTACAGCACAGGTTCCAGGATTTGAAATGAACTTTTTATTAATGGGAGCATAATATGGCAAACGTATATAAAATATTAGGGCAAATAAGTCCATTGGCTACAACGGAAACAGTTTTATACACTGTTCCTGCAGCTACATCATCTGTATGTAGTTCCATATCTATATGTAATAGAGGTGGTACGCAAACTACATTTAGGGTGAGTATATCCCAAGCAGGGGCTGCTACAGCAAATAAAGACTATCTTTACTATGATGTAACATTAGCTGGTAATGATACATTCATTGCTACAATAGGTATATCTCTTGCAACAACAGATGTTATAAGAGTTTATTCAGGAAACGCTAGTCTTTCATTTCAATTATTTGGAACAGAAATAAGTTAATAATATGCAAGGATATTCAGGATATAGTATATTTAGCAGCGAGGTTTCTTATAAGAACTCTCCTAATATAGATGCATTTGGTAGACTAAGAGTTAGTACACCATTTACATTGTTTGACTCTAGTCATAGATTTGATGATAATGGTCTGTGGTCTACAGCCACTGCTGTAAGTGGAACTGCTACATTTGATGCTAATGAAGGATTAATCAATTTAGGTGTAACAGCAGCATCAGGTTCTGAAGTGGTTAGAGAAACTACAAAAGTATTTGCATATCAACCTGGTAAGAGTCTTCTTGTACTATCTACATTTGTAATGAATGCTGCTAAGACAGGTCTTAGACAAAGAGTTGGATATTATGGAGCAGCTAATGGTTATTACTTAGAGCAAAATGACAGCACAGTAAGTTTTGTTGAGAGGAGTTCTGTTTCAGGAGCATTAGTAAATACACCTGTTGCTCAAGCAAATTGGAATGTTGACCCATTAAATGGTTCAGGTCCTAGTGGAATTACACTTGATCTTACTAAAGCTCAAATCTTGTTTATGGACTTGGAATGGTTAGGTGTTGGTACAGTTAGAATAGGGTTTGTAATAGATGGTAACTTTTATGTTTGCCATAAATTTCAACATGCTAACTTAATTACATCTACGTATATTACTACAGCTTCACTGCCTCTTAGATATGAAATAACAAATACAGCTGCTACAGCTTCATCAAGTATATTAAAGCAAATATGCTCTACTGTACTATCTGAAGGAGGATACCAATTAAATGGATTACAACAAGCAGTAGGTATTCCTGTAACCACTCCAAGAACACTAGCAGTAGCAGGAACATTTTATCCTATAGTAAGTATACGTCTTAAAACATCTCCTAATCGTTTAGATGCTATAGTAATATGTACTGCAATTTCTGTAATGGCAACTAGTTCAGGAAATTATAATTGGCAAGTGGTGGCATCAGGTACAACAACAGCAGGTACTTGGGTTAGTGCAGGAGCAGATGCTTCTGTAGAATACAATATATCAGGAACATCATTTGCAGGAGGTAGAATACTTGCAAGTGGGTTTTTTAGTGTATCAAACCAAGGATCAACTCAGGTTGATATTCTTAAAGAGGCACTTTTTAAAACACAGCTTGAAAGAAATGGATTAACATCAACACCATTTGAACTTACTGTTATAGTAGCTTCTGATAGTGCTAACGATACTGTTCTTGCATCAATGGATTGGGAAGAAATAAGTAGATAATAAAAATAAAACATGGCACAAGGTACTACACGCGGTGTTCCTATAGATACAGATCCTCTGTTAGCAGCAGATAGTGATCTACTCGTTCCTTCACAGAAGGCTATAAAGACGTATGTAGATAATAGCAATGTTAATCAGGTTGAAACAAGTAGAAGCATTTCTACAACAGCTCCATTATTAGGAGGAGGAGATCTTTCTGCAAATAGGACTTTATCCATAACTCAGGCTACAGCAGGAACTAATGGATTTCTAACTTCTACAGATTGGAATACATTTAATAACAGAATTGCTGATGATACAACCAATCTTGGTTATCAAGGACTCGGTAGTGTTATTAAAGGTTTTCCGTTAGGTATTAACATGACTGCCGCTGGTACCACTACAGCAATGGTGGATGCTAGACTTTGGTTAATTCCTGTATATCTTCCTGTTAGTCAGACACTTACAGGAGTTAAATGGTATCAAGCTACAACAGGTAACTACACAGGAGATGCTTATAATGGGATTGGTTTGTATTCGGTTTCTGCAGGTGTTGCTACACTTGTAGCTAGCTCTACAAATGATGGCAATATTTGGAAAGGTGGACAGATTTGGCAGAGTAAGGCATTTAGTGTCCCCTATGCAAATGCACCTAGAGGTACCTATTATATAGGAGCTTTGTATAACAATTCAGCTCAAGTTACAGCTCCTGGAGCAATGGGTGTTTCTATTACAACAGCTGCTGTACAAACCTTTGACTTTACATCAGGTAGGATGTATACATATTTATCTACACAAGCGTCTCTACCTGCTTCTGTAACACTTAGTACGACAATATCACTTGGTGCATCTGGATTATTCTTTTTTTTATATTAAACTATGGCAAACACAAGACAAATACAACCTACACCAATTTGGACAGCTACAGGAAATGTTCCTGCCACCTACCTTGGACTAATTAACTTCTACGGATATCATTTTAACGATGGTCCTGGAACAGTAGAATATACTCTTATTGGTATGCAGGACAATGGATCCTTTGTAGATGAGGAAGGTAATACTATAGTAAATGCACCCAGTGCTGTAGACTTGTTTAAAGGATCTTTAGAGATTCCTGCTGCTACAGTTCAGCAATGGGGACCCTCTGATGACATCATTTTTGAATATGTAGCTCAGACACTAGGGCTTACCCTGGCCTAAAAAATAAATTTGGATAGTTCGAAAGATTATCCTAACTTTGTCGTAAGACTGTAATACCTTTAATTAAATATTCCCTTTTCCTGCAGCTATTTGTGGGTGGGGAATTCTTTTTTTATGTAAAGAAACACTTTATAATGGAACAGTTTATCACAGATTTACAAAACATGGATGCACGCTTAACAGAATTGGAAGAAAAAATTGATGATATTAACACCAAGCTCACCCAGGTGGTGGATGCTATTCTTGGTAATCCCCTGACAAAAACAGGAGGATTTATGCATGATATTGAAGTGATGAAGGACAAGATTGATAAACTGGAGAAGGAACAAGAGAAGCAAAGATCCTTCAGAAACAGGGTTTACTGGACTGTTGGTATAGGGGTTGCTATTCTTATGATTGCCCAATACATTACATCCATCATCTCAAATGTATCAAAGTAATGAAGTTTATTAAAGAAAACTTTAATGCACTCATTGTTATCTTGTTGATTATCATCATCTTATTACAAAGATGTGGTGGTTCTTCTGAACCAGTTCAACCTTCTGTAAAAAGAGATACAGTTTGGATTGTAAAGGATAGTACAATTGTCACTAAGCCTCAGCTTGTTGAAACAATTGAGGTTCCTATAGAAAGATGGTCTACTGAGTATCTACCAGACACAAACTATGCTAAACTGTTAGAACAGTATGTTGCTCTGTCATCCAAGTTCTTACAGATGGGAATCTATCAGGACACTGTAAAGCTAGATAGCTTTGGTTATGTAGCTATAAAAGATACAGTGAATAAAAATGCCTTATCTGGAAGATCTGTAGACTACCATATAAAAGTCCCAAAGATTACAGAGACCATCACCATCCAAGAGAAGAAAAGAAACCAGGTGTATATAGGAGGATCTATAATAGGATCTCCTGTACCAAATGGTATAATGGGTGGGTTTATGGTTAAAACAAAGAAAGATAAATTATTCGGAGGTTCTGTAGGTGTAAATTCTTTTGGGGATTTACAATACGGAATTCATTCATATTGGAAAATAAAACTTAAGAAATAATGAAAATCATAACTAGTTTACTAAAAGACTTTAGAGAGTTGTTTACAGATGACAAAGGTAGAATTTCCTCTAAAAGATTAATGGGAATCGTTTGCAGCCTCACTTTGTGTATCACTTTATACCACAATAGCTTTTCAGAACAGAGCGTTGCCCCATCACCAGCCCTTGTAGAGAGTGTAGCTCTTTTAGCTTTTGGTTGTCTGGGACTTACATCTTTAGACAAGTTCATTGCTGCTAAAAACAAAGGTAACGATACTACTAACAACACAGGTTCAGAATAATGAAACATCTATCGAAAGAAGAGTTGTTGAGTAGAATGGAAGCTATAAATAGGAGTAATGCTCTTATTTACTTTGACCTTAATGGTATTATATTAGGTGTAAATGATATCTTTTTGAAAGCAATGGGGTATGGTGAGAATGGACACGAAGAACTTATTGGTAAGCATCATAGTACATTTGTATGTGAAGACTATGCTAGATCATTAGAATATGAAAAGTTTTGGGATATACTAAGAAGTGGTAAGTATTACAAAGGAGAATTTGAAAGGAGAAGAAAAGATGGTTCTTTAATTAACTTACAAGCAACTTATAATCCCATTTTTGATGATAGTGGTAAGATTACTAAAATAATGAAAGTTGCTACTGACATTACTGCTATTGTAGATAGTAAAAAACAAATAGATGCAATTAATAGAAGTAGTGCAATCATTAGTTTTAACATTGATGGGTTCATACTAGATGCAAATTCTATATTTTTAAAGACTATGGGTTATAAATCTAACGAAAAAAATAAAATCGTTGGAAAGCATCATAGCATATTTATAAGTTACGAGTATTCTAAATCTGATGAGTATGTCAAGTTTTGGGAAAGCTTAAAAACGGGTAAGTATTTTGATGGAATATTTGAAAGAAGAAAAGTAGATGGTTCTACAATATATTTACAAGCATCATATAACCCAGTATTTGATAGTAAGGGTAATGTTACTGGAGTGATTAAGATTGCTACAGATGTTACTGATTCAATAAATAATAAGAAGAAAATAGATGAACTTTCAAAAAGTTTACAAATTGAGTTAGATAATTCAAACAAACTTAAAGATTCAATAGAGATAGAAAAAAATATAGCTCTGAATGATTTAGACATGGTGTTAAAGAAGAGTCAAAATGAGTTAATAAAAGTAATAGTTAAATGTGCTTTGGCGGTAATAGTAGGAGTTGGTGTTGTTACCACTATTTTATATTGGATGGCAATACTAACAGGTAAAGATACTCAGATAATTGGCTCTACTTGGAGTAACATGTTTAGTGTTCTACTAACAAATGCATTTTCAATAGTTGGTACAATTATGGGTATTAAATACGCTACACAAGATGACAAGAAAGATAAATCAAAATAACTGGTAATAATATAAAACAAACAATCTATGGATATTAACAAACTAAAAGGACACATTCCAGACGCTGTATTAGCTCAAATTCCTGAGGTGCAGCAGAAGTTTGGAATAGACACAGCAGTTGAGCTTTCTCATTTCTTAGCTCAGTGTGGTCATGAATCAGGTGGATTCAAAGCAGTAAGTGAAAACTTAAACTATGGAGCTAAAGGGCTTCTTGGTATATTTAAGAAATACTTCCCTACAGAAGCTAAAGCTAAGGAATACGAACGTAAACCAGAAAAGATTGCTAATCTAGTTTATGGTGGTAGAATGGGTAATGGTCCCGAAGCTTCAGGTGAAGGATATAAGTTTAGAGGTAGAGGTTATATTCAGCTCACTGGAAAATCTAACTACTCAGAGTTTGATAAAGTGGTAGCAGAAGATATCATTAGCAACCCTGATCTAGTAGCAACTAAATACCCATTGTTATCAGCTGCTTGGTTCTTCCATAAGAACTGTTTAAAAAAGTGTGTAGACGCAACTGATGCTACAGTTACATCTGTTACTAAGTGTGTTAATGGTGGTACAATAGGACTTCCTGATAGATTGAAGCACTTTAAAGAATACTACAGTCTTTTAAAATAACCAAAACTTAGCAAAACATAACCAATGGCAAAAGTAAAATCAGTAGGTGTTGCAATAAAAACCACCTTCGGAAAAAGAAAAGGAGGAAAACCCTCTAAAGGAAAAGGACCAAAAGATAAACCTGTCTCTAAATATAGAGGTCAGGGTAGGTGATAACCAATTTTTAAACAATGGACGGTGACTCAAGATCAAAGAAAAAAAATACAAAAGAAAAAGGAATTGTTCCTAATGTTAGGGATGTTCTTTCTGCCATTTGGTTACGACTTTCTATTCAAAATGATTATGGATATCACTGGTTCTTTCTGGGCAGCAGATATCATTTTCTACTTAATGTCAGGTTTCTTTTTCTCTTGTTATATATACTATTCGAAGCATCTAAATAATTGATCTGATTATAGTATTTTTTTGGATTACATTGTCATTTAGAGAAAAACACATACATTCGTAACTTGTAAATATACAAATAGATATGTCAACAAGAGTATCAAAACAAATTGGATGGAGTCAGGAGAGCAATCTTCTGTATGAAATCCTGAGAAAGCTAGGTGAACTGGCAGGAATTGCTTCTAAGGTGAAACCTTATAAGGTGTATTCTGCATTACTTAGTGATAATGGTGTTGGGGTAGATGTAATAGTTCTTGAAAACACTTTAGGTTCAGATATTTTATGGACCTTGCAAGCATCTTATGAATATAGAGCAGATTTAATAGGAGCTTTTGTTACAGGAAAGACAGTGTTTTACACTCAAAACAATAACATCAGTGCTAACACTCCTTTCATAGCAACTGTGGAGAGTGAGGATACTCTTAAGGTTTACACTAATGGTGTCATTGCTTATAACCTACCTGTAGAAATTAGAGTGTACAACTAAAATTAATCAAAATGGCAATCATATCGAAACCTATAAATCTTTCTACAGAAGCTAATTTGATGTACGAAATTCTGAGACAACTAGATCAGATCTGTAAGATCTTAGGATAATAAAGATTCTCAAACCACAACTACATATATGAAGGATTTAAGGTTTATCTGTGTTCAACCAGATGATAATTATTACACTTGGCAAGTGCACCTCTGGATTGAAAGTCTTAGAAACCTTGGAATGTCAGACAAGGCAATTGTGTTAATCTTCACTCCGTCATACAGAGAGAGGAACACTAAATGGGATAGTATAATCAGCCTATATCCTGAAACAGAATTTGTTTTTTACAAAGATGACAAGAATGAAATCTCCTCTAAAATAGGACTTTACATTCCTGTTCTTCGCCCATTCTGTCTTAGGAACTATTTTAAAGATCATCCAGAGATGGAGAATATGGCTGTTTTCTATTGCGATTGTGATATTCTATTTACAGATAAATTCAATTTAGACAAGTTTCTGGAGGATGATGTTGTATATCTATCAGACACAAACTCCTATATAAACGCTTCATATTTTGATAGTAAGGTGAAAGATGTTCTTCCAGATAAGTTGGAAGAGTATTCAAACACAGACATGTTAAACACTCTATCTTCCTTAATAGGAATCAATAGAGAGATCTGTGAGAAGAACAATAATAATTCAGGAGGAGCACAGTATCTCCTAAAGAATATATCTTGGATGTTTTGGGACAAGGTGATAAAGGATTGTATTACAATAAGATCCTTCTTGAGAGCGGCAAACCAAAAGTTTTTTGAGAGTGAGGACAAAGGATTTCAAAGTTGGTGTGCTGACATGTGGTCTGTTCTCTGGAACCTCTGGATGTTAAAGATTGAAACAAAAGTGGTTCCTGAACTAGAGTTTGCATGGTCTCCTGACCTAGTGTCAAAGCTCGAAAAAACAACCATTCTGCATAATGCAGGAATTACAGGGGATGTGATGGGTGACCACCCAACCTTTTATAAAGGAAAATATCACAAAGGAGAAAATCCATTTAGTGATATGGAACATTTAACAGATGTTCTAAACCATCCTGAAAGCAAGAAGTATTGTAATCACTACTACTTGACAAAACTGTTTGAATTAAAAAACAAATATAATCTCAACTATTAACCGTTAAAAATTAAAACAATGGGAAGTAACAAACGTGATCTTAAAGCTTATGTCCGCTATGATGGTAGTGGCAGAGTAGTTGCAGGTTCTTTGATCCTGAGAAGACAAAAACCAAAGGTAGGTAATTGGACAGAAGTCCAGGGGTATGAGTGTTGCAATACAACACAGTTAACATTTGTAGATCCTACTTTTGTAGATCCTGCTATTCAAATCTTATGTGGTACAGTTGTTGTATTTCAAATGGATTTTACAGGAACTACATTTGGAAGTATTGGAGAACTTGTAACTGAGTTGAATACAAACTTGGCAACAGACTTTTTAGGAGATTTCTCAGCTGATGATGTGACATTAGTTCTCGCAATGCCTAATGATCTTGTAAAGATTCTTTGCCCAACTGGAACTATATCTATGGAAGTTACCACAATAACCTAATTTATAAAAACTAACAAATGGCCATCAAATCATTGTTTCCTGATGACATGATGAAGTCCTCAGGAGGAGAAATGACCATAGAAAGTATAGCAGCAAAGCTTACATACTTTCATGAGCAACTACATCTATTGCATTGGCAGACACAGAGTTATGCTGAACACCAAGCACTTGGAGGATTGTACGATTATGTACATGATTTCAAAGATGGATTGATTGAGAAAATCATGGGCTATACAGGCAAACGTCCTGCAGCTTATAAAATAGATGCTCTAACAAATTGTACAGGCATGCAATGTGTATCAGATCTTCTGTCTTTTGCATCTTCTTTAAAAGACTATGGAGAAAGAAATAGTTTTCACGATGTGTGCAATCTTGCAGATAGTCTGTCTGGTGAAGCTGCTAAAACTAAATACTTGTTAACTCTCTCATAATGCAAATCAATAGAAGGTTCTTTCCTGAAGTGTTGCCTGATAATGAAATAGTTTATTTTGCACACCTTGAAGGAGTTATTTCATCTGTAGATGAATTGTCTACATTGGAAATCACAAAGAACCCCTATTCATATCATTTCAGACTAGCTCCCTCATTGCCTAAATACAATGAGATGCTTCTACAGGAGATATTAAAATTCCACAATCTATTCCAAATAAAACTAAATCTGTCTAAGAGCATAAAGACTTCTGCGACAATTGTGTTCGAAATAAATTTGGAAAATTGAAAAACCCTTCATATCTTCGTAATTATTTTTAAACCAAAAATCAAACCAAATGGAAAATTTACAAGAAACCACAATGCAAGAAGCTCAAACAACTCCATCTTACGATCCTAACAAGAAGTATACATGGACTCCACAAGATCAGTTTATCTTATCTGGAGGAGAGTTTGGTCTTGTTTTGAATGCTTTCAGATCAGTTTTAAACACCAAAGAAGCTACAACTATCCTGATGGCTAACCAAGCTAACACAGTGATTGAAGAAATCCTGGCAAAAGCTGTTGAATCAGGTATGGTTAAAGAAGCTGCTGAATAAAAAAACATAACTATGGCAACAGTCAAAAAAATTAAGAAAGCCCAGAAAGGTGTAAAAGCCACACCTGATAGCAGTGCTTACTATCAACAAAAATTTGAAGATGCTTCTGCTATTGCAAAGCTTAGATCTAAGTATGGATTAAGTACGTCAGATAAATCAGAAGAACAAAAGCAGGCACTTAAAGATAAATGGAGACAAGCATATAAAGGTAAGCCTGGGTATGATGCTAATGGATTTCCTATAAAGAAAAACAAGACTGGTGGCAAAGTAACAAAAGCAAAAGCTGGCAAAGAGATGATTAAAAGAGCTGATGGTTCTTATTCTCAACGTGGTCTTTGGGATAATATTCGTGCTAACAAGGGCAGTGGTAAAAAACCCACTGCCCAAATGCTTAAGCAAGAAAAAAAGATTAAATCAAAATCTAAATAATTTTACAATGGCTATGATGATGAAAAAAGCTATGGCTAAGAAGTCCATGGTTAAAAAGGCTCAAAAAGGTAAAACACAAAAGATGACTCCCACTTACAAAAACTTGAGAATGGGAGTTGCTAATGAATATTATGAGGCAACAGGTCAGAACAAAGACATCATGCCTACAGGACTAGATAGTAATAATTACAGAAGAGGTTTTGAAAGAGGTTTGAAGGGTGAAAAAGGATATCCTAATGAGAGAAACGTTGAAAAAGTGGGTAGATGGGAAGGTCAGAATGCTGCTAAAAAAGCTACTAAACCTAAAAATAAAAATGGTGGCACTCTTTCTCCTAGTAAGAAGAGTGTTGGTAAAACCATTGGTAAGTTGAACAAGGCAAAGTCTGGTATGAAAATGTCTAAAAAGAAATAGTCATGGCTGATAAGAAGTGGATACAGAAAGCTACAGCTTCTATTAAGAAGCGTGGCACTGAGGGTAAATGTACTCCTATAACCAAACCTGGTTGCACTGGAAGAGCTAAGACTCTTGCTAAGACATTCAAGAAAATGGCTAAAGCCCGTAAAGGAAAATAACATGAAAAGCAAAAAAGTCTCTGTTAAAAAACCTTCTGTTAAGAAAGCACAAAACGGAACAAAATCTGGTGCTAGTGGTGCAACCAGTGATGGTAGAACATACACAGGTGTTGTAAGAAGACCTACAGCTGGTGGTCCAAGATATTATACAGGAGAATCTCCTGATTATAATATTGCTATGAGCATTGCTCAGTCTAAAGCAAGAAGAGAAGGTGGTGACTCAACAAAGAGATCCACTCTTACTAAAATGCAATTAGAAGAGCTTGGAGAGAAGAAGAGAAAGGGAGGAATTGTTCGTAAGTCTGCACCAAAGATTCTTAAAGCTAGAAAGAAAAAATGATCATATTTGAACCATCTAACCGTGTGGAAGTTAAAACACCTAAGGGAGATGGTATCATATGGTTGGTTACAGACTACGGTCATGAGACTGACACAATCTATACAGTGATTATAAATGAAACTGGTCAGATGTGGCAGCTCACACACAAAGATCTTATCATAAAGAACAATATAACATTCGGAAGACATGGCTACATCTCTCAAGAAAATCGTTAAATCTGCTCCTAGGATGCGTGGTGTAACACCTGTTCCTAATGGTCCTCTTGTTAAGAAGAAGGGTGAATTCAAAGGTTCTACCCTGAAGAATGGTGGTAAAACACCAGCTTGGCAAAGATCAGAAGGAAAGAATCCTGAAGGAGGTCTGAATGCTAAGGGAGTTGCTTCTTATAGAGCAGCTAACCCAGGATCTAAACTTAAGACAGCTGTTACAACAAAGCCTTCTAAGCTTAAGCCAGGTTCTAAATCTGCTAAACGTAGAAAGTCATTCTGTGCTAGAATGTCTGGCATGAAGAAAAGACTTACATCGGCTAAAACAGCAAACGATCCTAACAGCAGGATCAACAAGAGTTTGCGTAAATGGAATTGCTAACAATCAAAAAACTTCAATAAAATGAAAATGATGAAAAAGATATCAAAGACCAAACGTAAGATGCAAAATGGTGGAGATGAATCTAAACCTCCTTACGTAAAAACTGTTGGTCCAAAAGGTGGAACAATGACTGCAGATACTTCAGGACTTGCTGGTGGAGCTAAAAGATTTAAAGTTACTGGAAAAGGTCCTTCAGGTAGAACTGTTGAGTTTGAAACAAATAGAAGAGGTGCTAAGAAAATGGTGGAAGCTTCTAAAACCCCAGGCAAGAAACAAACAAAAGTTCGTGTAATGGGAGGAATGAAAGCTAATCCTCCTTATCCAAAAGAATCACCATTAGATGGTGTTTTCAAGAAAGGTGGTTCTTTCCCTGATCTTAACAAAGATGGTAAAATCACTAAGGCTGATATTCTTAAAGGTCGTGGTGTTATTGCTAAGAAAGGAATGAAAGTTAAAAAGAAAATGCAATATGGTGGTGCAGCTGCTTCTATGAAACCTACAATGAAGTCTGGTGGTAAAATGACTAAAAAATGTATGTATGGCTGCAAGTAAGAGTACAACATTTGGTAAGGCTAAGAAATCTGGTGCTCCAAAGAAAGCTCCTAAGGTGAATAATCCCAATCCAAAAGGGAATTACATGAAGGAAGCTGACACAAAGCTCAGATTAAAAAGTCCTCAATGGCCAATGAAACAGAAAAGACTTTCTAAATGAATAAAAAAAGCCCTCAATAAAACGAGGGCTTTTTTATTAGGCATGCAAGAGGAGTTTAGTTTGCTGCTGTGATTTTGTAAAAACGTTCTCCATCAGCAGGGTCCAAGTATATTTCGCTCTGGAAAGTGTTACGTTCTCTTTTGTAGCCCTTCATCTTGTTAGTCTTAGGATCTACATCAGGCACTTGTTGTGCTCTTTCATGAATGTCATCTAACAATACAAGCACTCTACCATCTTCGATTGTAACAGTGCGTACCACCTTGTTAATGTTAAAAGAGTCTTTGAACTCTTTGAATTCAGGATTCTCTGGAGTTCCTGATACCAACTCCTTACGTGTGTAAAAGAACAGATTTGTCATGTTTATTTGGTTTTGATTATTTACCGTATTCTAATTCTAGTATTTTTCCAACTAGATCACTTCTGTGATTCTCTTTGAGCTTTGCCCATTTGATTTCCTTAATCTTCTTGGACAACTCTATCAAATAGGACAGACCATTGTATTCATCTCTAATGTCCTTCTGCTCATTGTCTCCATTTATAATCATCTTTCCTGTTTTACCAAGCCTTGTTAGAATGGCTAACATCTGAGACTTTGTGAGATTTTGAGCTTCTTCAACAATTAGAACATCATCAATTGTCTTTCCACGGATGAACTGTACAGGTAGGGCTAACACTCTCTTATCTGTAATAAGCTGTTCCACCTTTGTTTTGTCATAGCATTTCATAAGGTTTTCCTTGAATGCTTCCAGATAGGGATCAAACTTCTCATTTAATCCTCCAGGTAAGAACCCTAATGAGTTTCCCACCTCAATTGTAGCCCTTGTAACAAGAATCTGTTCACATTGCTTCTTAAAAAGGAAGTCTAGAGCTGTTTGTGCTGAGACAAGACTCTTTCCACAACCAGCCTTACCTGTAATAACCACAACTTGATTGTCAAGGATAAGTCTCTTAACTTCTTTTTGTTCATCATTGAGTGTAACATTGTACTTGATTTCTTGTTTACGTTCTCTGTTAGGTTCCTTCATATTTAATTTTTAAAAGGTTTCTTCTCCTATTAACCTCATCATACTTGTATATATCACTTTCTACGTTAGTATGCTCATCGAGAGTTAGAAGAATTATATTCTCCTCGTCATATTTAGCCTGAGGATATTTTTCCTTAGGAAGGATGTGATGGAAGAATACTGTAAGTGGTTCCTTGCCTAGATAGGTTCCACTCACCTCAGAAATATGCAGTCGTCTTTTCCAAATGTTTAGAAAGAACTCACGCATTTGTTGGTTTTTGTCACCTTTATCGGATGTTTTCCGAGAGAACGTTGATTTTTTTACAACATTCAAAGGTTTTCTGGGCTTATGTGCAAAGCAGTATTCTCCTTCACAATTCCTACCACAGGTTTTACACTGTGATTTCATTTTACTTTGTTATAGGTTTTGAATTTGGATCTTCCGTTATACATATCAATCAGGAAGTTGACTTTGTCCTTCCATTCCTTGTATGCTTTCTTCTTACGCTTGTCCAGCTTCTCACCTTCTTCAAAGAGTTTTTCAATCTCATCGTTAAGGTCCACCAAATTTACGTATTGTTTCTTGAATAAATCAAGTTCGTCCTCATCAATTGATAAAATTAGCTTACTCATTTTAGTTATTTTAGTCCTGTTGATCCAAATCCACCTTCCCCTCTAGCGGTTTCATCTAGTTCTTCCACTTCTGTAAAGGTCACATCTACATTCTTTTCAAAATATATCTGAGCCACCCTATCCCCTAAACTATAAGGTACAGCTTCTATGTAATTACTTACACATTTAAACTTCACCATCCATTCTCCTCTGTAGTCAGAATCTATGATTCCTACAGAGTTGGCTAAAACCCATGGATGTTTAGAGATGTTGCTCCTTGGTACAACTACACCTCTCCAACCTTCAGGGATTTCTGTTGCAAACCCAAGTCTATAGGTTGCTACACGGTTTTCATCCACTTCCACTGATGTTGCATATACATCATGACAAGCAGCAGATGAGCTCCCCTTTACAGGGAGCTTTGCATCTGCATGCAGTTTCTTAAAGTTCACTACTAGCATCTTCTTCGATTTTGATTTCTGTTTGATTAATTTTGTTAATGATTTGCTCTTTGATAGAAGCTTGGAATTCCTCATTGTCTATAAGCATTGCTTTGAATTCATCAAGGTTATACTTGGTTTCTCCTATGGTCATTGTCTTACCATACTTTCTACCAATCTCATATTCGTTGATGAGCTCCATAAGCTCTCCAAGCTTGTCAATACCCTCACCATACACAATCTCAAACTGTGACATTCTATATGGAGGAGACATTTTGTTCTTGATGGCTTTCACCTTAGTGATATTACCGTAAGTGGTATCACCCTCTTTTGCAAGACTCTTAGACACTTCTATACGAACATCTGAATAAAACTTAAGAGCATGTCCTCCTTGTGTAGTTGTAGGATTACCAAACATAACACCTATCTTCTCCCTATACTGAGAGATTACAATAACGCATACATTGTGTTGTGACAAAGCACCTTTAAGCTTTGGATAGGCATTGGAATTAAGCAGAGCCTTCTTACCGATAGAGGAATCACCCACCTCACCATCTAACACCTTCTTAGGAATGAGAGATGAATCTGAATCGATGATAACAAGATCAATTGTTCCTGTCTCAATCATTTCCATAGCAATATTGAAACCCTCCTCACCGCAAGATGGTTGAGCAATCAACATCTTTGTTGTGTCTACACCAATTGCTTCGAAATAGTTCTTATCAACAGCATGTTCGCCATCTATATACAGAACAACTCCTCCTTTCTTTTGACACTCTGCTACAGCATGACCACAGATTGTTGATTTTCCTGAACCTTCCCAGCCCATAAGTTCGTACATTTTACCTTTTACAAAGCCTCCTGTACCAAGAGTGAGATGATCAAATCCTACAGATCCTGTAGAGATGACATCATAATTACCATTTGTCTTACTATCTAATGTAAGAACTGTACCTACACCGTAGGTTTTGTTAAGTTTGTCCAGAGCTTCCTGGAACTTGCTTTTGCCTTCTGTAGGCTCTTTTGCTTTTGCCATATTTAGTTGATTTTGTCTGTAAAGATATGAAGTTTTTGTGTAAATACGAAATAAAAAAAAAAACCCCCGATATAGACATATCAGGGGGTCAATCACTAAAAATCACACAAAAACAAATTAGATATTAATTTCACATGCTCCACCTGCACAAGCTGCTATAGCACCGAAGTCTACATTATCATCTATCTCTGTCACTTTAGAAAGATCAAGAGAGTGCAGTGAGCCAATTCTTTTATTATATTCTTCTTCTGTAATGTCCTCAAAAGGAGCTTGTACATAAGTGTGATCTGAATAGGGTAGAACACTCAGACCATTATACACATCACGGTTTTCCCACATCCACTCTCCTACATTAGCCCATTCTCCATCTTGAATAGACACTGTAGCACTTACGTTGTGTGTGTTATCACCATTTATGTGTCCTGGTTTAATCCATTCCTGAGAAAACTTCTTTACACGTTCTAATGTATCAATAGCTGTCTCTGTTCTGAATATAGAACCTTCAGGAGCTTTAACAGGAATACGTACACACACTGTATCATTAGGACGAAGAACATCATCTTCACACAACTCAGGATGATTCACCATCAAATATGCTGCAACATCTTCGTTCTTGTTAAATCTCATAGTGCGAAGATAATAAGGAGCATGCCATGCATGAATTCCTGAAGCTGTTCCTAATACAAGAGATGTTGTTCCAGAAGGTTTGATACATGTGATGCGAGCTGCTTCATTTGTTCCAATCTTCTCAGAAATCATAGAGTTTACAACCTTGGCTGTGTTTGCAGCAATATCAAGATCGTGTTTCAAGATTTCACCTGAACCAATTCCTGTCATACCAATACCTAAAAGAGCGTCTTTCTGGGTTGTTTGTCTCCAGATATCACGAAGATAGTGAAAATCTGTGAAACCAGCTTGTAATGTTCCAAAAAATGCTGCAACAGCCACTCTATCGTTAAGATCTGTTTGATCTGCAACATCACTTACATTCACCTCACACAGGTTACAGAATTGATATGGTCTCAGTCCAATCTCACAGCAAGGATTGGTTCCCCAATCTTTGTTATTTGTCCAATAGATTCCAGGTTCTCCAGATCCAGAAGCCTCGATTCTCTTCCAAAGATCAAAGAATTCTGTAGCCAAAACCTCTGTTCTCTCAAGAACAGCAGAGTTGTTTGCTCTTCCTCTTTGCTCATTCAATTCCCACCAAGATCCATATTTACATGTAATCATTTCCTCATCATCATGGCTAAACAAAGCAATCATAGCACTTCTACGGATACCACCAGCCAATACACTGTTTGCAATATGACATAAGATATCATGACATTCCAAAGGTGTTAAACTTTCTCCTTCCTGTTTTCTGTCCAACATAGCTTGTACGTGTGTGAGACAAAGTTTTAATGGTTCAGGACCAGGAGCTTTACCACCTGCTGTAACCAATCTAGCACCCTTGTGTCTAATTGCTCTGAAGTCAAAGTTAGGCATAAATGATCCTTCCATATAAGCTTTCATCAACACCTTAACTGCATCAGCCCATCCCATAATAGAATCCTCTATAAGGAAAGTCTTTTTCTTTCCAGGCTTCTTAATAGTGGGAAGCTGTGCAACGTGGTGTTTCTGTACAGAATAACCCACACCAGTTCCTCCTAATAGGAGAAACATTGTCTCACTGAAACTGTGTAAACTGTCAATAGGCAGAAAACAACAGTTATAAATGCGAGCGTTGTTAACTTCTGCAGCAGGACCAGCAAACTGTAGAGCTCTCATAGAAGGTAACACCTTCTTCATCCTAATAAGTTCAGCACTTTTTACAATGCTCTCTTCTAATTTTGGGTATTTCTTGACCATCATGTTCTGATAACGGTCTACAATCTCATCCCAATTCTCTCTTCTTTTCAATTCTGGTATATACTTCGCATACTTAGTATACACTGTTAGTTCGCTCAACGTTTCTAGTCCAAGATCCATACATTTTGTTTTAATTTGGTTAAAAATAAAGGGCTGCAAATATACAAAATGCAGCCCTTACGAACCAAGAGATTTGAAAAATTCTACTTAACAAGTTTTCTTACAGCCATACCAAGATCAGCATCATTCGCATAGGTCTTAACCATTGTAGTTAGTTCCTGATGCATAGACATAAATTTCTCCAGGTATAGTGTTGCATCCATAAGTTCCTGCTGTAGATGGTTTAGGTAGTTATCCTTATTGTTTCCTTCTAAGGTTGTTCCATATTTCAGAATACCTACAGCACTTCTCTCGAAATACTTGTCAACCACTTGTTCAACTATTTTGTCCTTCATTTAGCTTTTCGTTTAACAGTTTGAATGATTCAGAAATAGCTGCTTTTTCAGCATCTTTCCTTGTAGAATACTTCTCCTGATAGACAGAAGAATTAACAGCCCACCAGAAATGATCGTCTGCTCTTGTAATCTCAATGTACAAACCATTGTCATCAAACACATCGAACATAGACCTGGGACTGTTCTGAAGAATGTCTGTGATCTTTTCATCATCTACACCCTTCTGTTTCATGTATTCCTTAAATCCCTCAGGAATACTGTCGTCTTTCAACCCATTCAACATCTTGTTTAAGAACCATTGTCTAACAATGTTGGCTGAGTTGGGATACTCTTTTAATAGTTCTAGCATTGTCATATTACATGTTGTTTAAAAGTTCATTGTATTTGTTTTCCCACCACTCAGCATCATAATCAAATTCATATGGCCAAGTGTCAGTGATACCTCTTTTCTTATAATCCTCAGCAAGCATTTTGTTTTTCATACTTTCTATCTTGCAGAAAATCTTCACCTGCTCTACAGGATTATTCTCAAGAAGTACTTTTACGATTTCTTCGTTATACATTTTGTTTAATTTTATCAAGGTTTAGAATTTCATTTTCAAACACAAACCCATCCCAAACTTCCATTTCATTATCAAATTCAACAGCAAGCTTGTCCTCCCAATATTTTCTAAGATCTTCTGTCTTGTTAAACACTCGATATTGAAGACTAATCTCTTCAAAGTTACGACCGTTCTTGTTAATCTTGACATGTTTTGGGAACAATTCTTGAAATGAAGGAGAAGTTTGAGAATACTTACCTCGTTTAACTAGATCAAAATCATTCTTGAATTTCTTATCTAGCATATAAACCACAATAACATATCCATCCTCATAATCATAATCATCAACCAATGCTTTTGTGCGTTCATATTCATCGTCTAGAAACTCTCTGAATATGTCTAGTTTCTCAGGTTTGAAGAGTAGATATATACACCCTTCATATTGAATACTCTTTCTATTGTCTTGTATATAACCATTTATGAACCCACATTCAAGTAGTCTTTCTTTCTTGATTTTCAATGTGGGAACCATAAATATACTGGTTATTGTTTTTTTCATGTCTGCCATTAAGCTTTTATATTTACCATTCCATTATTTAAATAGTTTTCTCTGCTGATATTCCATATATCGTTCTCAATAGCCCATTTTAGATCTTCGATGAGTTGTTTTACACCAGGATATTTACGTCCTTTGTGTTCAAATCCTGCAAAAGCTTCCTGCATATCCACTTCACTGAGTGTATATATCAATGGGTTATAATAGTTTGTACTATCGCAAACAATGAATCTTGGATAGTGCACTTTATATCCATACACTTCGTTAGACTTATCTACAGTGAGAGAACTTACAGCCATCCAATACAGATAGGCTTGAATGTATGCTCTTCTGTAGAGATAGTATTCATCATAGAATCCTTCTACAGCCCATACACATTTGAGATCGTAGATGAAGATTTCTTTCTCATTATGATCTATTATCACCTTATCTAACATGCTCTTGAACGGATGACCCATTACAGAATATCCTTCAATCTGCATCTGGTTCTCAATAGTGTAACGACTGCTATTTACAAGGTTTACAATATCAGCTGTAACACTGTTTGTTTTAAGCTCTTCTACAATCTTCTCAGCATTGGTTACATCTTCTGTTGTAATCACTGTAAGCCCTTTCGATCTAACCTCTCTGATCTCTTTGTAATAAATCTCAGCATCACTATCCAAAAACTTTGCAAGCACAGCCTCAAACTTAATCTTAAACCCTGAATCTACATATGCATCTTTTGCAATGTCCTCAAAGCTTCTTGTTACATTCCCCATTTCATCTGTAGCTTGGTTTGTATGCTTATATAGAGCATCCACAAAAGCAAGCATCAGTCCTGTTGGAGCAGATGTACACACGGACATGTAAAATCTACCATCAAACTCTTGTGGTTCTAACAATAATGTTTCTACAATCCTACCTATAGTGGCAGCTTTTGTATCATCATCTTCAACCTTCTCACCCAGTATATACTTTTTGTAATACTTTCTCCTATTTGTGGAGAACTCTTTTAAGCTAGAGGAGCTGTCTAACTGCAAGGCTCTATATGTTGCCTCTGTTTTACTCTTTCCCTGTATCATGTGCTTTCTGTTTAAATGCGTCAATAATATATGGAACCATAGATCTTATCTCCCTAGGAACCCTTTGGAAGAACCATCTAACGTCCACTTCATACTCATTACCATTAGGATCTACACCCTGTGGATGTATCAACCAGAACTTGTGTTCTTCTCCATCTAATTCAACAGATCCTTCATACCAAATCTCTGTGAACGAAGGTGTTCTGTTGATAGATACCTTTAGTTGTTTTTCGTTTTCCATGTTTTAAATTTTAATAATCCATTTCATCAGGGTTCCAATCATATCCAACTAGTCTATAATCTTTACCCCCAACCTTACTTTTGAATGTAGTTTTTGATGTAGATACCACTTTATTCTTTAAATCTTCTGGAGATAGAGTCATAACATCCCCACTATACTTAATCTTAAAGTGTTCATTCTTATCAATTGCAGACTGGACATCATAGTCTCTTACTTCTGCAAGATTTCTATACAATTTAGTTATTGTTTTTTCCATATCCAAATGATTTTAATGTTTCTTTAAATGGTGATCCAGGTATATCCCTAACTAATTCATACATCTTTGTAGCTATCTCTCTAATCTCTACTTGAGCATGCTCAGACATCCTAAGCTTCAAGAAGTTAGCAAAGCTTCTCATGTTAAACATAACATCTGCTTGTATCTGAGAATTGTATGTCTTAAAGAACCTAGCTGATTCCTTAGCTCTCTTTCTACCAAGGATAGGAGTAAGTTCTTCTAGACATTGATGATACCATTTATTACTTAGTTCGGACATTGTTTCTAGCATTCTGTACCAAGTATTTCCATTCACATCATCTTTAATTAAAATTTGTTTCCAATCTGCAGGAAAATAACACTTATCTTCCTTTAGCTCTTTATACCTAGCACTTTCAGCATTAATAGAAGCTATCCTGTGCTTAAGAAGATGAATGTGTGACGCTATGTCACAGTTTACTAAAAAGTGAACTGTTCCCTTTTCAAAAGGAGTTTCATGTCCTTCTGACCAAAGCATATTTATAAGCTTGGGAATACGCTCCTTCTTATCATCTGTAAGCTCTCTGGATGTACTAGTCCATGCTGAACAAGCTATAATCTCATCTGATCCATAGAAGCCTAAAAGTTCTACGCTATTTTGCATCTTTTTCTGATTTTGTTTTTGCATCATGGCATGTAGTACAGATGCATTGTAAATTGTCCTCTTCACAGAATAGTCTTTCTACAAATCCTGGGAGGTCATTTGCACATCTTAATGTACCAGCAGGCACGATATGGTCAATGTTTATTTTCTTTTCTGGAAACCATCCATCACACACATTGCATTGATATTCAAACTTTTGTCTCTTATTAGGACCTTTATATGGTCTTCGAGCGTTCATCTTGCATTGTGTAATTGGTTTCCACCATCTTGACTTTTGTCTCAACCCACTCCTAATAAAAGACCAGAATGCAGACTCTGTCATAGTGCCTGCATTTCTAGTCTTCAGTGTCTTAGGTTTAGCAACAGCCTTCTTTTTCTTTGTAGCCATAATAATAAAAATGTGTCACAAATATACAAATATCTGTGACACATTCCTAGTTTAATTAGTCAATGTGGTTGACTCTGTTAGCAATCTCACTACGCATATCCTCCAGAGAAGCAACAATGTTCTTGATCTCTGAAGCACTGATGTGTGGTAAATTGAAATCATACTTCTTAGCCTCTGCAGCAAAGCCTGCTTTCACTTTCTCTTCAAGACTTTGAAGTTCGTTGATAGCATATTGCTCATCCAGCTGTAAGAAATCAAAATCACGTGAGTTCATAATCTCATCAGCTTCCTCGATGTTTGTAGTCATGAATGGAAGATATTCGTAGCATCTACCTTTCTCTTCACCAATACCTACAACCTTCATAGGATTGTGCAAGGTAAATACAGTTGTATCACCACACAATACATATGGAGCTGTATGACCAGCAAAGTGTAATCCTGCTGTAGCACAGTCTTGTGTAGACCAGTTACAATCTTCAATAGGCATACTCACCACCTGACCAACACGAATATCAAATGTCTTGGTCCAGTTGTCTGTATATCTATTCTCATGTCTGTTAGGAAGATCGAGATAGAGCTCTGTTAATCCACCAATTCTCTCACCGTGGTTAATAAGTATAGTGGCTTCATGTTCTCCCGTACCATCACAGTTGTAACATGTTTCATATCCTGGCTCATCACCATATTCTGAAGCTTCTTCATTCCACCATTCTCCTTCACCATTACACATTTCACATTCCATCATTTCTGTTCTCTCTAGATCATCATTGTGAACCAGCTTGTACTCACCATCTTCCAGGAATACAGTGTAGTTATCAGGAGACTTTTTCCATACAGCTTTCACCTTGTTGTAAGCATTACTTACAAAGTCTACAAGCTGTGCAGAACCATGTACCACAACAATGTTCCTAAGAGCAACAAAGAAACCTTGCTTTGTAATCTTCATACCATTCTTATTCAGGAAGTCATATAGTCTATCTGCAACTTCTGCTCTTGGATTCAGGCAGCACCACATGAAGAATCTCTTGTGAGCTAAGAAATCATCATTAGAATCTAGGATATCAGACATTTCCTGGTTAGACAAATATGGATTGTTTGTATAAGGATATACAATCTCGATGAATCTTTCTACAAGTAATTGAGGAAGACTTCTGTTAATCCCTGTAAGATAAACTGTATTACCCTCCACTCTGAACTGACGAAGATTTGCTAATTGCTCAATTCCCTGATGAAGAGCTCTCAATTTTACCAATTCAGCTTCTCTGTTCTTTCTTTCAGATATAACTTCTGGTGTTGCTACAATAGAATACAGATCATCTTCTGTTCTTGCATTCTTAGCTCTAATAAAGTCATCATCTGTAGAATTTGGTTTACTAAGGATATCACCATCCTTCATAACTATAGTCAATACATCATTCACTCTTTTGACAGTTAGATAGGGCTTTCTAATGTTAAGAGGATCTCTAAACTCAGGAACTGTATCATTGTCTTCTTGTTCCATCAAATCTTCAATCTTACTTGTAATCACTTTTTCTACTGCGTGTTCGATCTTGCTTTTGAACCACTGCATGCTGAGAAATTTGCTCATGTTGTTTTAATTTAAAGTGTTGAAAATGAGGGAGTTATATACCTCCCTCTAATAATTGTTCTAATAAATATCTAATTAATCTTCTAATAAATCTTCTACTAATTCCTCTGTAAGTTCTGTCTTAACTACATCATCGTTGAGTTTTATGTTGTAGTTCTTCCAGTCGAGTCTTCTTCTATGATATTTCAACATGTCTCTCAACACGTCCATCATAGGGTTATCATCCTTTTCATAATAAGAAATTTTATCAAGGATGGTGTCAACAAATGAATATCTATTCAAGAAAGCCTTGACTTCCTTATAGATGGGATAGATTTCACCATCAAACAGATTGTTCTCCTCTGCCACAGCTAACATAGCTTTATGAACTGCATCTATAGAGGAAATGTAATGATCATCTCTATATGAATCAAGTAGTTCAATCTTGTTTGCAAGATCTTCTGACAGAGGCTTCAATTTAGCACTCTTCTGAAAAGTGTCACTATATTTATCAGTTAACTCTTTAATCAGATATGCAGTGACAATTCTTTTGAATGGTTTATTCTTCCCTTCCATAAATGTTTCAAGTTTTATCCAGTTGTGCAATTCAAGTTTCTCAAGGTTCTTCAGTTCTCTCTCAGAAGCAGCTACAAAATTGATCTTGGTCTTAGATATACCATATGTAATCTTGAAAAGACCATCCATTAGTTTTGTATCTGTCTCGTTCTGAGATGCATAAACTGTCAAATGTGGAGATTTGTGAAGACTCTCTAGATTGTATGTTGTAGGAACCCATTTACAGTTCTTACCATCCACCCATCTTTCAAGAGTTGTAGCAAGCTTTACAACAATTTCTCCTTTGAGTTTAACTCTCCTTGCTTTTGGACCTATTGTTCCTCCAGAGATGATAATCTTTGCTCTCTTCTTGCTGTCAACCCAGCCATCAGGAATCTTTATGTCATCAATTTTTGTAAGACAATCGATGTACATACCTACAATAGATTGAAACTCTTTGATAGCAGCTCTCCAGAGATGTTTCTGAATCTTTCTCAAACCAAGAAGATCCATATAAGTTTCATAGTTTGTAGAAGCATTTGGTTTACCAAGCTTAAACTCTTTAACCTTCTTGATTAGGAACTTATTCTTTCCCCATCCTGTATCCTTGCCCATTGTTTCTCTCAGATATTCTTTCTTCTTACCAGTCAGTTTATCTTCCAGCAAGAAGTGTCTATCTTTGGTCATATCACGGATCTTCAGATCTTGATTCCAATAGTTCTTACACTCTCTGAATTTACCACCATCGATTCTGTATCTCACCTGATATTCCTTCAGAATAAAATCTCTATTCTTGTGGAGCAATCTGAGATTTAGGACATTAATACCTTTCAACTTTGGTTCAGCCACCTTGATTGTAGCATAGTTAGAAAGTTCGGCAATATCATATCTACCACTGGCAAACTCAAGATTTCTAGCATCACTGGAATAATAGTTCATGATTTCTATTATGTTGTCTGTCTCAATAATAGACTCATTATACTTACTAACCATGTAATCAGCCACCATAGCTATCTTCTTGAGAATAATCTCCTTAGCTTCTTTGGTGTAACGAATTGATTCTCTGTTTGGTGTAGGGAATATGCCATCTGTAAGACTAAATCTCAAACCTACAGGGAAATGTATGGTGTTGCTCATTCCAACCTTATCAAACTCCAGAGGATAGTACACATTGTCCAAGCAGATGTGCATTTTGCTATCTGAAGCAAGAGTTGAGAATTGGAAGTGTTCACTTCTAACTATCTGGAAATCATTGTCTATCACTCCAGGTACATCGAAATACACACTCTCGAAATAAGCAAGCTGCTCACTAATCTTACTGTGAAACTCTCTTCTGTCATAATAGTTAACAGGAACAATCACCTTTACACCATTACCTTCTGTGGTTGGTTTCTCATACAACAAGTCGATGGTGTTTGTATCTTCTCCTTCGTACATCATATACTTACGCTCCATACCATCTTTACGACATACGAAATAGAACGAAGAACTATAAGCTAAAGGAGCTTTGAAACCCAAGCCCATCATACCTAATTCTGTAGCTGAATCACGCTTTGTACTCTTACCATACTTACTAATGATGTTCTTTACATCATCTGCATCTAAGCCTATACCAAAATCCTCTACAGAGAATTCATAGTTATTAGCTTCATTTGGCTTAAAAGACACAACGATTGGTTTGTCAACACCAGCTCTTCTATGACTGTCTAATGCATTAGATGCACATTCTCTGACAGTAGAGCCTATTGAATCTGAATAGAGATTCTTACTTAACATCTGCATCAATATCTGTGCAGAATCTAAGTCAAGTGACATACCGATTGATTCTTGTGAGGTTCCTTCTTGTTGAACCAGTGCTTCTGTTTGTTTTTCTAAAATCATTTTGCTTACTTTTTAATGAAATTTAATGTAATTAGTGCTTCTTTTGATTTTTCGTAGTCTTCTCTATCTTGTTGTTCTATGAATATATCTTCTGGATTTGTAACTTTCATCACTCTTGTAGCATGTACAGCATTTATATAGGATTTGTACATACACTTAATTGTAAAACCGTTGCTATATCTCTTTGCTTCATAGGCGGAAGTAGTTATTCCTCCATCAAGCTTTGCTTTGAAGTCTTGATATCTTTCATATGCAGCTTTTGGATAACGAAGTGAGTAGTATTGTAAGGTTTGGTTTATACCATTCCCAAAATACCAACCAAAGTCTATATGATTGGAATAAGCTACGGCAATAAAATCTCCTGGAGACAATTGTCCCCCATACTTTAATGTTCTCATGTTTTTAGTGATTTAAAATGGGGCTGGTTCATCCAACCAGCTAATTGTGAAATTGTTGTTGTCTTTTAAAATCCTATTCACCTTACCAAATACACCCTCTGTATCCCATTCTGTTTGTTTATATGCTGCAGATGCTGGATGTGTTACAACAAATGACCAGGAAAGAGGACTAACAAGCTTCTTATACTTAGCTGCATCCTTTCCAAGGAACACAATAGGTGCTCCTTCATACTGAAACACGTGTTCAAACAGATATTTAACTAATGGTTCCCAGAGGGCAATGTGTGAACCTGCTTTGTTTATCTCTGTAGTGAGAGCAGCGTTCATCATAAGCACACCTTGTTTCGCTAGATAGGAAACATCAGGTGTTTTGTCATATGTAAGATGTAATCCATCGTGTAGTTCTCTTTCTATTCCTCCATAGAATTGCTCTAGAGAAGGTTGGAGTTTTCCTGTTTTACTACAGCCCATAAGAAGACCATCAGCTACAGGTTCTCCGTTTCTTTCTGTATGATATGGGCACATCCCAATCATTATCACCTTCAGATCTGTGAGAGGTGTTTCTTTAAAACATCTCCAAACATCAGAAGAAAGAGGGGCAATCTTCTTACCCCTCTTGCTTTCTGACTTTAGAAATTCATAAATCTTATCACACTCCTCACTTTCAATAAAGGGTTGCATTTTAGCATGCCAGCTTTCGTGAAAGTTATCCTTGAATTTCTCCCAAATCATAATTAAAAGTTTAGTTCATGATCAGTTGGTTCAATTTCTTCAATAAAGTCATTCAACCTATCTTCTGCCTGATCTGCCACCTTAAAGATCATACCTACATTGAACATCACTTTAGACAGACTTTCTGATTCATCTTCTAAATTGTATAACTTACGTCTGATTTCTCCTAAATAGAGGGCAATCGTACGTAGTTCTTCAATCTGAGTTTTTGTTAAAGCAGGTTGCTTCTTTACTAATGTAATTGTCTTTGGTGCTTTCGCTTTTTTTGTAGCCATTTTATTGGTTTTTAATTGGTGAATAATTCAAGTTGTGTAAGCTGCCCTTCCTCAGGAACAGTGATTTCGCTATTAGGAACAAATAATCCACTTTCTTTTACAAAGAATGAATGTGCTTTCATGTGGTTGTTCATCCATAAAGAAGGATGTAATTCCTTCATAGCTAATGTGGTGTGGTTGTACAGCTGCCACATAGATCCATCAGCACCATAATCAAAAGAAGGATTATCCATCTCTCTCTTGATGATGTTTAACTGTGTGCTCTGGATGATTTCTTCTTCAAGGAACATTCTACCGATGATTTCAGCAGATGTACGCTTAGTCATCTCGATTTGCTTCATTCCCTCTTTGTCTTTCTGAATTTGCTGAAACACATCTCCTGCTCTTCTGATATATTCTGTAATAGCTGATGGGGTGAATTCTTGTACATCACCTTTGTGTTTCTTTTTGAATGTACCAAAGTCTCCTGATACACAACCATTTTGACAAATGAATATGCGTGTACCAATAGCAAACTTCAGAGAAAGACTCTTGTCATAGGAATTCTGCCAGCCAATCTGCAATTGCATTTCTGAATCAGCTACATTCTTGATTGTGTATCTACCATTACCAATCTGACCATCTCTTGCTCCTGAATATATCTCTTGATCTAATTCAAACCCTGCTTGATATATACTTTCCAGGGTGAGGTCCATCAATTGTTGATGGCTAATAGGCTTGTATGTACGTGTTTGTTGTGGGAGTTCTGCATTAATGAGAAGTCCTTTTGCCATTGAATAAGTGTTGTCAGTCATCTGTTTTTAAGTTTAATTCTAGTTTAAAATACTTTTGTAAAATTTCTTGGAGATTCTCCATAGATATACACTCTATTTCATCTCCTTCTGTGGTCTGTAACCACTCAGCGTTGTCTTTTATTTTGTCTATAAGCTGGTTAATTGTCATAACAGTTCTTTTTCTATCAAATAATCCTCAATAGCTTTCAGACCATGTGCTTTTGCAAGATCAGCCCAGTCTTTAATTCCTTCTTTCACATAGGATCTTGGAACATTACAATAACCAAAGTCAAACAGTTTGGTGATTTGTTGGGAGTTTGTCACTCCTGTAGAGTCTGCATCAAAGGATAGGATTTGGATGTCAGAATTGTCCTTGAGATATTGAACGTTCTCTGTAGAGAAACATCCCAGTCCCTCATTCTGAACAGCACAGCAGCAAGGAAAAATCTTCTTCATCACCATATAATCTTTCTTACTCTTGTTGATGAAGGCTATTCTGCAGTGCTCTATGTCCTTAAGTCCATCCATTGCTGTAATGGGAACATTATTAGGCATCCATTTATTCTTCTTATCAGCAAACGGTCTGTAAATCTTCCAATGTCCATCATAGAAATAACCAAACCTAAGTTCATTATCCTTTATAGGGAACCTTTGTTTGTTTAGATAGAGTTTGTCTACAGAATAGATGTTGTTATCTCTGAGATCTTGTATATCCTGGTGATACTGGTTCCAATAAGCTAATTCCTCTTGAGTGAACTTACGTGTCTTAACCTGTATTAAGGAATATCTTTTGCTTTCCTCAGGTTGTTTGTATTCAGCTACAACTCTTTTGTATTCTCCTGTAGGAGCACCATGTATACCAAGACCAAAATCACGATCAATCATCTTGAGAACATCATCTATTGTAGAGAGATTGTATAACATCTTGACAAAAGAGAAACAGTCTCCTCTTCTGCTTGTGTCACCAAAATCTATAAAAGACAATCTACCATGCTTATTTCCTATTATGAAGGAAGGATTTCTCTCATTCCTGAAAGGTGAGAATGTAACTTGGTTGATCTTCCAACTTTTATCAGGCATGTACCATCTAAATATGTCATATTCTGTAACTTTTTGAAGGACAGTTTCTGTAGTTAATACTGTTTTCTTTTTGCCTGTTATCATGTTATAAAGATATAAAAAAAGATCCCCCACATCTCTGCAGGGGATCTCATTTACTAACCAAATTGATTAGAAATCAGCCCCATCATCAGAGATGGTCTTATCCGAAGCTACCAGATTATCTTCAGGATTATAGTCTTTTAGATCTTTAAAAGTGTAGAAATCACGACAGCCATATTCTCCTGTTACATTGATTACAAATCTCTCATGAGGCTTCAGGTCTTTAGGTTTCTTAGACTTCAATCCACCAATTATCTCAGGTTTATTATAATCAACCAAACGGAACTGCTTAATTGCATAAGCTGGTAAGAAAGCACGATTGTAAACAGATTGATATTCTTTGGTTTCATCATCTTTGATTACAGTTTTGATGGTTGCCATAGCTACAACAGGTGTGCACCATTCACCATCAATCTGATCTTTCAAATCTTTGATGTTACCTTTCATAAGTTTCTTCCAATCTAATTGTAAAGTGGTTTCAGCATCACGATAGTCAAGATTACCTAACCATGTACGTAAGAAGTTGTAAAGATCTTCTTCTCCTACATATGCCTTACGACACTCTCTTGCTTTAAACCAGTCTGGTAAATCATTAGCATCTACTGCCCATGTGCAAGCACCAACAGAATTGATGAATTGAGACTTAGTAGCATCTTTATTCTCTCTCTCCTTGTTCTCCAGGAAGAAAGTCACCTTATATTTCTCTTGATTCTTTGTTTCTTCCAACCAGACATCTACACGCAATGTAGTGTTTCCATCTTGAGACTTACCCAAATATTCTGTAGCCTTGCTATCTTCTTTCAATTCCATACCAAGGATGTCTTTATATTCCTCAATATCAGGATTGATTGCTACTACATTTGCTTCAAATAATCCTACACGTTTAACTGATTCTGTAAATTGTTGTTGTTCTTTCTTTTTTCCTCCGATTAATGACATGTTTTCTAGTTTTTAATTGTTAATTATAATAGTTGTTGATTGTATCCACTACAATTTGCAAGTTGTTTGGTATCTTGATTTCATCAAACATACCGTCTGGACTTTTAGCAGGATATTTTTTAAAGCGGTTTGTTACAAAATTGTATGTAGCAGTTCCATCCTTTGCCTCTTCAACATGTGTATATAAGCATATTGTGAAGAGACCTTCTAAATTGATTTGATTATCTAACATCTTACCTGATGTTTTCATCTTATATCCAACGATCTCACCACCATCCTCTATAATCTCTGGATGTGTAAAGTAGAATATCTTGAGATCATCACGAAGCTTACGAGCTTCTCTAAATAATTCCACCATATCTTTTGCAAGAATGGTGAACTTTGTATATCCCACTTCTGTAGCTTTATCAGCCATACGAAAGGACATCATGTAATTGCTATCCTCGATAACAATAGTTTTGATGTGTGGGGCTTTCTCAGAGATCGTTTTTAATAAACGTGTAATCTCTGTAATTTCATCTACCTCCTTGTAATTTTTGCTTTCTGCGTTGTAAAGTTTGTCTGCTCCTTTAAAGGGAAGTTCTTTCTTTGCTGTGTTAATAATGTAGGTTTCTTTTGGATCTAGATGTTTGATTGAAGTGCTCTTACCTGTACCAGTAGAGCCAACAATCCCGATTAATTTGCTTGCCATAGTTTAAAGTGGTTTATTTATTATGTAGTTCGAAGATACATCAATTTCTTCACTTGCCAAAATTTCTCTTTTGGTTTTTAGAGCATCTTGACCTGCTTGTTTAATTTGTTCATATAGTTCTATCAAGGGTTTTAACAAGCTGCTACCCTTTACATACTTGCCATCCACTTCTAATATATACCAAGCATCATCTCCCACTTTTGTTTCTTTGATAATTTCTATTCTCATAAATATTTGATTTTGTTTTCGTCTAACATTGATAGGCTTTCTTTTACTTTCTTGAGCTCTGGAAGTTCGTTCAGACATATTACATGAAGGTCTGCTTTCTTGTTCTTGTAATCAAGCTTGATAGCTCTGTTCAGGATTTGAGATGTTTCTTCTGCATTATATGTAAAGTTTAGCAGAATAACAGAATCTAGATCTGTATATGTAACCCCCACCTTACCCATAGCAGCTAATGCTAAATGATTATGTTTACCACTCTGGAACTCCAGATAGGCAGAATCATCTTTTGATTTGCTGTGGTAGGAGGGAATGCCTAAATTGTCTGCAACATTTGCAAGTCCTGTGAATACCAAAACTCGTTTGTCAGATAGCTTCTCAAGGAGCTTCTTTACGTGGTTTATCTTTCCAATAGATGATAAGGAGAGTCTGTTTCTTGCAAGGGCTAGATGCATAAAGTTCCCACCCTGTCTTTTAAGATTCTCAATCACCCATGTATAACCATCATATCTCTGCTTCTCTGTCTTGAGCTTTCCTTTCTTATCCTTTGTTGTTTCTATAGTATCCAGGTTCACTCTATGTACAGATATTTGGTAGTCTGCAAGAATACCATCCTGAATACCCTGATCTGTAGAATAAGAAGCTATCTCTGCAAGATCCCATAATGCTATTGTATCATTACTAACAGTTCCTGATAAGCCAAGGGTGTATTTGGAGTTCTCAAGGATTACATGAGCATAATCACGCTCATTCTCTGAGGCAGAATGAAATTCATCAATCACAAAGAAGTCATATTTAGCATCAAGATGTTTCTTGAGAGAGCTAAAATTGACATATTCTACGTTAATTGAATCATCCCATCCCCATTTCTCCATCTCATCCATCCAAGTTTGTTTCAACTTGTTATCTGGATAGGCTATAAGCACCCATTCATTCTTACGCAGGAGCTTTTTCATAAGCTCAATGGTGGTCCTACATTTACCAAATCTCATTGCGAGGTTATAATACCCCCTGTCGATTTTCTTAAAGAACTTTAGTCCTTCGTCTATAAATTTTTGTTGTAATTCATCTTGCTTCATGAATATCCTATTGTGTTTCCTTCTTTGTCTTTTAACACTGTGACATTGAATTTTTCATCATAATAGTCCAACACTTTGTCATAAGCACCTCTTATTGCTGGCCACATTTGCATGAATTTTACAAATTCCATGAAGTCCAGGAATGGCTGATGCTTATAACCGTCATATTTCTCTCTATAATATTCATAGAGAAGGTTGTAGGAAGTTGACCCCCTAAGACCCAAATACTCGTCTCTTGTCATTGTTAATCATTATTGTGAATGACCAGAACAACCATTCAAAATTAATGGCTGTATATGGATCATATCTATCAATGCTTTTTAGCACTGAAATTGTTGGAAAAATTACCACTTGCCAAAAGTGATCTTTTGTGCTAGGTAGTGTGTTAAACGCTGCTGTTGTTATTCTCATGTTATTGGTTTAGAAAAAAAGATTTGTTTGTTACAGATTCATAGTCTGCGTCTGTCATTTCTGCTCTTTTAGGAAGTTCTTTGAACATACCTATTTGACCCATAAAACCAAGACCAATTCTCACATCATCCTCTCCATAGGAATTCTTAATCAATCTAAGACTCCTGAAATACTTTGCTCCGAATTGATCTTTTAGCTTGTTTAGGTCATAACCTGATGGATCTGCCACCTTATATCTCATAGGATCAAATAATGCTAATACAACGTCTGCATCATTTTGTGTACTGGAACTCTCTGCAAAATCCTCCAATTGAGGTTCTACATCACCATTCTTGATTCTCATAGGATTGGAAATAGATCTGTTGAACTGACTAACAGCTACAGGTGTATATCCAAAGAAATCTCTTGCATATCTGAGCTCATCACTCATCTTATCAATAGCTTCCTTTTTAGAAGGCTGGTCTTTTGTGGTTTTTAAAAGACCTATGTGGTCTATAACTACAATAGTCACTTCATTCTCATTATTGGGAACATACACCTTGTTGTATTCATCAATCTGTTCAATCCTTCCGTTCTGTAAAGCATGTGCTTTTAGTTCTTTGGCTACACCTACAGCATTCTCTGGACCATCGATGATTGTAATAACCTCTTCCATTTGTCCCATATAATCTTCATACATTAAGAACAGATCATGCTCATCCTTGGTCATCTTCTCTGTCCAACCTAACATCTTGGGAACAGGAACAATTACACCGTGATCTAAGAAGATCTTTCTGCTCACCCATTTTGCTAGCTTGTATGTTCTAGACCGCTCCATTGAACGATATATCATTCGCAATTTGATTTTTGGGTCTTTCTGCATGATATACCAGTCAAAAGGGTTCAAAACAAATGCATCATCTATAAAGGATGTCTTACCTGAACCTGTAAGCCCACCTACAAGGAAATACATGCTTTTCCTGATTCCTATATACTTGTTCAATCTATTGAACCCCATAGGAATACCACTGTTTCTCCCATCGAGACCATCTTGTACAGCTGCTTTTAATTGTTCAAAACTCATAGGCTTTCTATTTCTTTTTTTACATCCTTCCAATAGTTAACATTTTCATAAGTTCTATTACCTAAGAATGGGTTTGAAAGTTCAGATGTTGGATTTGATTTTATTATCTCATCTACTGCTACTAATGCACATTGTTTAGATTGCCATTTGTCTATTGTAAAATCAACAATCATTTTGTTATACAAATCTTTTGCTTTTTCTTTTGCTGTCATATATCAGTGCCTCCTTGCACTTCTTTGTGTTCTACAATCTTGATTCCTGATTTAATGAGCTCAATGAATGGTTCAAACGTACGCTGATTAAGATAGGTGAGACTGTTCTGCATAAATGTGAGCTTGTTTGTTTTCTCCTTTATGGAGTTTTGTTTCTTCTGCTCCACTTCAAACTTTAAGGCTTCAACTAGATCATTAGCTGTGTATTCACCTTCTTCAAGGATCTTCTTAAACTTAGCTTTACAATCATCCTTTTTAACTCTCAAGCTCCTGCTTCCTGAGAAACTTTTTCCCTGATGAGTGAATGTGTCTGTTCCTGGATAGGTTTTCCACCATAGATCAAAGTCTGTAGTTACAACTCTTCTCCTTGGTAGTTTCTCCTCAGGAGCAGATTCTTCTATAAACTTAATCATCTCTTGCCCTCTAAGGGTAATCTTGTGATCATCTGTGATTAGACCTCTTCTATATAATCCTTGGTAAAGAATCTCCATTTTAGGAGATCCTTTACACAAAGAATTAAGGTCAACACCTTCTTCGATCTTCAGTAGCATATAAACCTGGTCCAATGTATGTCCACCATTATGTAGTTCGTGGAATTGCTGAAACGCTATGTTTTTCATATTCACGTATTTTTTCTTCTTTGATTACCAATATCTTAGCAGCAAGACGTTCTTTCTCTTCGTTAATTTCCTGTTTGAGAAGCTCCATCTCCTCTTGCAAATATATGAAATCTTTGAAGGATTCCCTCTCCCAATCTTCGTTAATCATAATAATTGTTTTTAGTGTTATTCAGCAGCCCAACCAAAGAATACCCAACGACCATCTTTTTCTTTGTCTGAACGTTTGTATGTGACTTTAGCCACTGTTGTTGTACCTTTTTCAAGATATTTCTCCATTGATATCGTTGTACCCACTTGATTTGCTTCTGTATATCTACGAGCATCTTTTACAGCATCTCCTTTTGTAGGCCAAGCACCAATGAAATGATCATGATGCCTAACAACATATCGTAATACCCATTTCTTTGTACCAGGAGTGACAACATGCTCTACGTGAGATTTAATCTTGTTATTATTTGTCTTAGGTTCTTCTATGCATATAGCTGCACACTGACGCTTATCAATTTCATCTGATTGAATGTCTATATATTCATTCAACGACTTACCACTAGCCTTATAATCACTTGTTTTGTCCAGTACACGAAATCCTGTTGTTGTGGATATAGTTCCATTATATGGATCATGTCCATATTCATTTTCTGCATCTTCTACAGCACTTTTATATGCTTCTGATAATGATTTACCTCTGTAGGTTGTTTTAAAGAACGTAGCTCCCATTGTTATTTGTTTTTAGCGTTAAAGAATTTTAATGTGTCTGTAGGTTCTTCTGTAGGTCCTATATATGGGACATAAATAACTCCAGCTCTAGTATTTTGTTTCAAATACTGTCCACCGTATTCATCTGATACAAGTTCTACATTTATTCCATTGATGTTTATAAGCACCTTTTCTTCTTCTATATTCTGAGAAGAACCGCTTGCACAACCTCCTAATAGGAACATTAGTAGTATAGAGATGATGAGTGACATACCTGCTATAAACAAAAAAATCCCAGAATCTTCTATCTGGGACTTTCTTTTTCCTTGATTTTCCATTATTTTACTTTTTCGTAGATTTCATACGGTTCAAACATATTTGAATCGCATTTCTCAATCATGTTTAAAAACATTCTCAATGCATCTAATGTATAATAGCCCATCTCTGATGAAATGTCTTCTTGATTAAATACAAATTCATTTCCTGTGTCTGTTCCAGATAGCAATATGTCTCCATTACCATCTTTTAGCTCATACATGTCATTTATATTTGTAAATGTATAAACAGCACCATCTGTGTCTATAAGTTTATAACTCTTCTGCATAATCTTCCATTTTATTGTTGTTATCAATTCTGAGACCAAATTGGAGAATAAACCAGCTGAATATACTTTCAGCCTTTCTCTTGTTACATCTAAATACTTTCTTTATAAGAGGAATAGCATATGCTCTAAGGTCTTCCTGTTGAGCTTCTGTCATAGTCCATTTGTGATACCATTCATCTGTTTTGTAAGCTTCTGCCATTGTCTTACCAACCATATTCAGTTGATACTCAACCAAATGATCAGCAATGTTTGTACGATTGATTGCCATTAGAATAGTGACATTTGATTTGGGTTAACAATAACTTTTCTCTTCTTACCTTCTGTTTCAATCTTGTGGACTATCTTATTTGCTCTCTCTATGTAATATTCATAGTTGATGTTGTCCATTGGATGATCCTTGGTAAGATGATTACACACTGTTGCTAGCCATTCACCTGCTTCCACTTGAGAAACATTAGCTGCACCACTGTCAGAATCTTCATTCTTCACTTTCAGGAGTTTTTCTCCTTGTTGAGATATGTAGTATCTGATAAGTTTGTGGTATACTGTGGTTTCTCCAGTTCTTCTATTGATTCCTTCATAGTGAAAGTCCCTGGAAGACTTTTGTCTAAGACAGAAATCAAAAATATTAGAGTGAGTTCTAATAGTGTCCACAATAGGAACACCGCTAACAAAATAATGCTCAAGGGCAATAGGAACAATACACGCAGACTTGTTTTTATGTAATTCAAAGTCTGTGAGGAAATCACCTTTCTTTTTAACATCTCCATCAGTTTTAATTGCTAAATAATCGTTCACCGTTGAGAATATAATCTTCTGATAATCAGCACGTTCTAGCTCATATTGTGTCGCTTTGCACCACCATTTATTAATCTCAAACATCTTTTCGAGTTTGTCTTTATGAATGCGAATAGTGACACCATCTGTATTAGCAGAAATAACTTTTATACCAGCAAGTTCATATTTCTCAATGAGCATTAACAGAGAAAGTTCTCCTGTTATAGTGGTGAACATTGTAAGTTGTCTGTCATAAATCCAGGATTGCATGTCAGAAGATTTACCATAAACAGAGTTTACAGCAAGCTTTAGAGCACCAACAATACCTTTGATCTTCTTGTCTTTCTTAGCTAAGGGTTTCAGTTCTAGCCTTTTCTCAAACATCTTCTTATATCCAGCAAGGAATTCCTTACCCAAATGATAGGGATACTTACCGTTATTAATGATGATAGCAGGATAGTATGAGCTAACGTCCCAATCAATAATGAAGTGTTCATCATCAGCCTCAAACACCTTTGGACCATTTTCTGTATGTAGCCCACCCTTTGCGAATGCATAAATGTTGTCATAAAAATGTAAATCTTCTTTAAAATCATCACTCATTGTGAGTGTTTTCTTACTTATATCAGAAAGGAACTTCTTTAGTTCAGGTGTTTCGAATTCAACATAGTGTGCTATACAGTGTTTAATCTTAATATCCTTCCTGAAGAATCCTTTCTTGGGAAGTTCTTTGTAGTCTATTCCCTTTTCTATACAATAATACTTCTTAATCATCTCATCACCAATCTTACTATCTGAATAGTTTAAACAGGGAATACCAAATTCTTCCTGTATATCCATTCTGAGCTCAATCTGGTTGTTTCCTTTATATAAAGGATGTTCTGTTTCACCAATTGTTACAAGATAGAACTGATAAGTAGCCCAAACATCGTTCAAACAGTATTCTGTAGTGAGGATTATTTCTTCATCAGTCATACCTGTTTTGTTATGATCTATGGGCATCTCTTCAATGTTCTCAAGATCCATTTCAAACTCAAGTCTTTTTAAACTCACTCGTCTGTTCTTATTGTCATAGTGGTGTATTTTAAATAGATCGAGCTGTTTCAAGGAAAGATCTGATTCTCTGTATTCAGGAAATACATCATAATTAGCATCATGTATCACATCTTGTGCTTTCTGATGTATTCTAGATGTAATATCTAAGCTTGAAAGCTCATGCCAATTCTCATTGTTCCTAATAATCCACTCAATCACCTGAGAGTCAAACCTTAGGTTGTTATACCCCACCCAATAGTAATCTTGATATTCCTTTGTAAAATTGATGAAAGCATCTAAGCTGTTCTGGTCTTTATTAACCTTAAAAACTCTATATGGTTCCTGAGGAACTAATGCGACCACTAAGAAATATTCCTTAAGGGTCTCTATGTCATACATCACAACCTTCATTGCATAATTCTTTTAGTTTAACGTGTGTTTTGTTTACAATCTCAAATAAAACCTTTTGGCCATCCTTTCCCCAAATCTTCAACCATAAATTGTGGTCAGGGTGTGTAGGATAGTAGTTTGACCAAGCTGAATTGTAAAGAACAGTTGCTACAAACCATTCTTCACCTCTTTTTTTGAGAACGCCAATCATTGTTTTGGGGGAGTTTTGAGGGTTTTTAATAAATGCCCATGTTGTATGGGAATACAACAGGATTGTTTTCAAAGTTTTTAGATAAGCCCACATCAGTTCCTGTACTAGCAGCTGGACTTCCTGGTGCTAAATGATAATCCCAAAGAAGAGGATTACTATTAGCTGTGTTCATCCAGATAGTTGATGTAGAATTGATTTCTGATCTGTCTAATGGAAAGTTAGTTATACTACCACCAGATAGTTGATAGAGATTGTTTGTATGTACAAACTGATTAGCAGGAGTGGTTAAGCTTGTTCTAGCCACTTGAAGACCGTTGGTAAGTTTGAAGATGTTATTTTTTATTGTGATAACATTAGGAATAGTGTCAGCTGCTTTTTGACCAAATACAGCTGTAGATGTTTTAGCTCTTGTTTCTACAAACACATTATTATAGATCATCAGGTTTCTCACTCTTGTCTTATACTGTCCACCGTTATTAATATAAACACTACTACCACAGTTAATCACCTTGTTAAAAGCAAATGTGTTGTTACGGATGTCATTGTTAGCTATACCATCAGCGTTAGAACCGTGCTCAAGTGTACCATTGTTATCATAGAACGTGTTATAAGCAATAAAATTATTCTCTATAACAGCTCCTTCTTCAAAGAATTCTATACCGCCACCATCTCTACCATAATCATAGGACATAGCCCAACAGTCATGTAGATAGTTGTTTGTGAATGTATTTCCAGAACTAGAGATTTGTACTGGTACACCACCATAGTCATCATCAGGGTTTATTTCTTTTGGTGTGTTCTTAATCATTCTAAGATTACCAATATCACAGCCTGTAATATTGTTACCTCTTGAGGATGATGTAAGATAGAACCCATATCCAATTCTATCCATTCTACAGTTTTTAACAGTGTTTCCTGTAGAACTTTGATCCATCATAAAGGCTATCTTAATCTTAGCCATTACATATCTGTCTGTAAATGAGATGGTTGTATCAGATATATCCCAGTTATCAATTACAATGTTCTTAGATGTTCTAAGGATGACTAATGATGATATTGTAGCTCCTGTTCCCCAGAACAAAGGTTTTGCACCTGTTCCATAAGAGCCAAAATAGACATTTGTCTTAGAAGATACAACCAATGTCCCATTGAATCTATCTCCACTTTTAAACAACACACTGTCTCCACTAACTATGGAGGACATAGAGCTCTGCACCTTACTAAGACTAGCCCATGGTGTAGATGAGCTTTGAGCTTGTGTAATAGTTCTTGTATCATTTCCTGTAGAAGAGGATACATAAATCTTTCTACCATAGCTTAATTGGGACAATAGCATCCCAATAATCACAATTGCTTTTTTCATGTTTTATAAGTTTTAATTGCATGCAATATACACCTTTATTTCGTTTGTTACACCATCTACAAGCTGTTTGTAATCATTATAAACCTTATATCTATCTCTGAAGGTTCTAATTGAATGTATTATAGTGGTGTGGTGTTTACCACCCATAACATCTCCTATAAACTTGAGGGAATAATCAAACTCGTTTCTAAGGACACCACAGGTTATATGTCTTGCTTCCACTATATTTTCACGTCTCATGTTTGATCTTATATCATCAACCGTGACATTACAGCTTTTAGCAACAATCTTTATAACCTCTTCTGTGGAAATCTTCCCTCGCTTGCACAATGGACCACTACTTGGATCAATTGTACGCTTTAATCCTGGAAATACGTAATAGTTCATTTTGTTTGTTTTAAGAGGCTTCTTCAAGCGTTGTTTGTTTTAATATCTCATCCATTGAGAAATCTGTATCGTTACAGTCTTTAATTAGCTCTATAAGGAGCTTAAGATTCTCCTCTGTAAAAGCAAACCTATCTGCTTTGAAGAATTCATATGGAAAACAGCAATCATCCAACCATATTTCATCTAAATGCAGCCCTAATGTATTAGAAGGAATGCTCCAAACAGTGTATATAACATGATATTCCTGTCCTTCTTTAATCCATTTGTTAACAGGAATCTCCTTAGGACGGTTTTTGTCATTGATGCAGATACATGGAATCATAATGTCTATTTTACAGATTTTTACCTTTTTGTTTTACAAAATAGCTGCCTGAACATGTTAACTGTCCCATATATGGCTACAAAAGCAGCTAATGCCATAAAAAATACAATCATAAGTTAAGTTTTCGTTTGAATAATGTGGTTAAGATACAATTTTTCGTTGGAATAATGTGTATGACATATCATTCATTATATGCAAAAACATACAATAGTGAATGATTTGTCATTCATATATGCAATTGCATATACTTCTATTCCTCCCCCTCATCATCTGGTCTTTCCCAGAATCTGCAGTAGAAATATTCTCCTAATGCGTCTATTTCAGATTGAGGATAACCCTGTTCTACAAGCCATACTAGGCTATCTTGTCTTCTATCTTCAGGAATAGGTTTAGGAAATCCATACTTCCATCCTGATGGTGGATCAATCATTGTTGCCATAGTGTGTAAAGTTATAAGTTTACTTTTAGTTTAAAATAGTTAATGTTTAGCTTTACTGTATTTTTTTAGGTTGTTTAAATGTTTCTTGATAGTATTGTTCTGGTGTATCGGGTGTAGTTGTAAATTGTCCACCACCAGCACCATCAGACCAAGCATTTATTATCTCTTGCTTGTGCATTTCTTTGGCTTGTTCAAATTGTTCATTAGAAATATTTCCATTTGTTGCCCACATTGTTGTGTATAACCATTCTATTGATGTCATATATTTTAGTTTTAGTAGCCTAGATGGGAATTGAACCCATATTTTCACAATATCACACACCTAAGATGTTACTAAGCTAACCACAACTTTAACTCCCCAGTGTAAGTTGCCAACACTGCTAACTAACGATTTAGAAGCTTCTATACACTGTTTTTCAAATGTAGGAAGAGTAGCTTGAGGTTTCGATCCCGTGTACTTAGGGCTAGTTATTTTGATTATTCCATTATGTATTCTATAGCCAATTCATCATACAAAAATGTGTAAACCGTTGTTCCAGAGAAGAAGTTCTTAATCATGAACTTACACTTTTTACCATCTTTATCAAGAGCTGGCCAAGAATACACAACGTGTGTATCATACGTGTCTTTTTCACAATCTCCATACGTATAAATACGCTGTTCGTATTCATTTGCAATGATGATTTCTGAACCCTTGATGAGAACAGCAAGGTTTGAAGGACTGTAAGACTTGTCAACAACCCAATCTTTTTTGATTCGATTGTATGACATAGCGTTCATTGTAGCTACTTTCCTAAACGTTTGTGAGAAAACGGATGTAGAAATAGCAATCCCACATAGGAGTAGGAAAATTAGCTTTTTCATGTTAAATTGATTTAATGATTACAAAGATAATAACTCTCACCCTATAACAGGAATAAGTTTAGCATCTTTTTCTAGTTGTAATACAACTCTAGCCTCTTTCTCTGTATATATAATGTGAGGCTGTAAGTTTGCCACTCTGTTTTGAGTTATCTTGAGCTTTGTATTTCTGAGCTTTAAGGGCTCATTAAAGGGGAATATATAGTTGATATATTCCCCGTGTTTCTTGATGTAAAATGTTCTCATTTCTTCTTGATTCCTTTGAAACGAATGGCAAAGCTTCTATACTCATCTGAAGGAGCATAGAAATACCTGTTGTTATTGATTGTCAATCGTTTAGACTGAGAATCAGCAAATGCCTTGTGAAAGAATCTTGTAGCTGAATTAGTGTTATCCAGCGTAAGAATGTTGCTTCTGTCGTGATCCATTGAGGACCAAATTAATGTAGCCATTGTGTATGGTTTTAGTGGTTAAAAATGTAATGTAACTGTACCATTAGGGTTGATTTCAATTCTTTTAGCTTGAAAGCTCAATGATTTTGAATCAACTGTTTGTGTTTTGAGTGTATTCACTCTTTTACGTGTTTTCTTTGAAATGCTACAAACCTTCATATACACTCCTGCATAGGAACGATTGTAAGCAACGGAAAACTCCTGTGCTATCTGTGTATAAGGTTTGCCTGAACGAATTGCATCTTTTAATTCGTTAATTTCTCTCTGTGTGTAGTTGTTTGAGCTTTTTGTACGCATTTTGATTGATTTAATGGGGTGTGATTGATTAATTTTTAAAGAATTCTATTTCCATTGGTGTGCCAGTGAGCTTTTTGTATATAAGTAGAGCCTTCATAGCACTAACAGCTGTTCCATATGCAGAAATTGCACCCTGAGCAGCCTTAAAATCTCCTGTATTGTGGAATGTTGAACTAAGTGTATCACCAATTGATTTACACTCATTCGTTACATCTGTCACACCTACAGATTGCTTAATCACCGTAGCTTTTAAAGCTACCACTGATTGTTTTTTGCTTCTTGCCATATTTGACGTTTTAATGTTAATTGTTTACGTTTAAGTTCTATAAGTTCTTGCGGTACATCAGAAAATGATAAATCTGAATTAGAGATAATCAACTCTTTTAAATAAGTATTTGTCAGTTTCTTACTTTTTTGCTTATAACCTGATTTTCTATAAGTGCGATGTTTGTCAGGATTAGATTTATGAAACTTTATCCATCCTTCACGTTTTAGAACATAACAAACTTTTTTTGTTCTACTATCCTGTGTAAAAATATACCATTTAGTACCACCACAATGAGGACATATCTTATCAGGAATATGTATTGTAGGCATATGTATAGAGTTTAATGAATGAAAAAGCCCCCAACATTGCTGCTGAGGGCTAAATCTACACACAAAAACGAGTTTTAGTTCATTTCTATGAGCTTTCTGTCGTATAACATACTCACTCTGAACTCTTTACACCATTGTTGAAACGATGGTCTATTTGACATATCGAGTGTCTTCACTCCTGGATAGAAAGGCTCAACAGCCTCTCTTCTCCTTCCAAATAGGAATTCTTTAATGTATTTCATGATTATTTAGTTTTTAGTTTTCTTTCCATGTGTCATCATCTTCATCTGTTGGTTCGTAATAGTCATCCTCCTCTTCATATTCACCATTCATATATTCCCACTGAAGATCTTCATCATCTTCCCAATCATCTTCATCCTCTTCATATTCTATTGTATGAATGATCACTTTACCTTCCAACAGTTCAGGCATCACCTTGACATATTCTTCATGTGCCTCATCATCATCCAAATTGTCTGTATATACATCAATTTGACAAAATCCGTCATAGTCAGAGATGATCATATTGAGATGATCCACTGTAATATCAGCAAAATCTTCTCCCTCAGGATCATAATCAAACCAACCAATCTGTTGTGGTGTGGCTAATACATTAGACCATCTGAGGTTTGGATCTTGGTCTAAAAGATAGAATTCAACAGGATAGCCATATTCCTCGAAGAACTTCTTCTCATCTAAAGGAACTTTGTCCACTTGTATGATTCTGTCTGTAAAGAACAACATTCCTGGTTTTATATCATCTGGAATGTATGATCTTGGAATTAGTCTTACTGTGTGTAGCATGATTTAATGGGGTTTTAGACATGTGTTGGAAACCCTCCACCATATAGGCTTTGGGTTACCCACACACAATGTTGTTATTATTTATCGTCTTTTAGGTTTCCTACATACAAGACAAACGATATGTTTATAGCAGAAAGCCAAGCTCCTGCCATAAACAGAGAATTATGTATTAATGTAATTCTTTGCTCATCTGTAGAAATTGTAAACAAGAATATGTGAAGCATAATCCACATAAACGATACAACGAACCATATTTTCCATTTTGTTTGTGACATAAATATAAGAGTTTTAATTGTAAATAAAAAAAGCAGTTTTAACACATGCTTAGGTGTTTGACCTTCTTAATAAACCCACCAAAAGTTGGGTTGTCCTTGAATGATTTGGTCTAAGAACCAATCATCTTGTTCATTTGACATTGTTTCGCTAATAGCATTAAGCTGTTCTGCGTGAGAAAGCTCGTTGTTTTCCTGTTCAACAGGAGCAATAATCTTTTCCATGTTAAATGTAGTTTTAAATGTGTGAATTAATATCTGTGTAATGGTCTGTAAATAATTCCACGGTCTTTTGTTTCATAGCAGCCATACTTAGAAGTGGTGCAAGAACTGAAGGCAACGATTGCCAAAATTGCTAAAACGATGATCTTTTTCATGTTGAATTTGATTTAATTGTGTGTAATTAATAAATGATTAGTAGGTCCACCTAGAATCGAACTAGGAACAACAGCTTAGAAGGCTGTGGTTATATCCATTTAACTATAGACCCAAAAGAAAGAGCCCTGTTACAGGCTCTTATAACATTCTCATCCAATCTGGTGTACCATCAAATATACTAATTGGTTCATGATCCACATATTTCATAAACTCACAATTAGGACATATAAACCTCTCACTTTTAGAACCATCTAAATATTCAGTGGTAATTTTAGTTCTTGGATCACCGTATGAATCATCCAAAACATCTTTACAATCATCACATACACATTTATGCTTTTCAGGAGCATCAGGAAGTGTAATCTTTCCTATAACCTTTAAAGACTGTTCCATTTTATTTAGTTTTGTGTGTTTCTGTTTCGACCCTCAATTAGGTCATCATCAGCATAGACAATAGTCTATGGACAGAAATGGGCTTGTTACAGCCCACATATCATAGGAACAAGATAAATACTATCTAATAATAAACAAGAAAGAGCACATAGTATAAACTCTCTCTTAGTACCAACAAAGTTAGGTAGAACACAAAGTGTAATCATAATGCTATATTTATGCCAAATGCCTTTTGATTTGACAAGATGGAGAAATGTTGTTTATATTCCAGAATGGGTTCTACATCACCTCATTCACCCTCAATAAAATATATAGAATGAGCTGATAATCAATTAGTTATGAAGGAAATACTGTTTTACTTCCCCACCCTAAATGCATTACAGCCCACCCTATATATAAAAAAGGGGCAAAGCCCCTTTTATCATCCGATGAGATCTTCCAAACTGATGGAAGTGGTGTCAACAGCATAGTCCTTAACAGTGATGCTCTTAACAGCAACGCTGATGAGACCACCAGGCATGCTGATGAATGGAACACCTGCTTCTCCTTCAAGAATCTCAAAGTTCAGAACGTGCCCCAACTCAATGGTTTTGTTTCTGATACCATCAGACACTTGCTGAGAACAAGTAACCATTGTGCTGGTACCATTCTTCTTCTTAAGGATGACAACAACACGCTTGGTCACATCCTTAACATTGCGTGGAATGAGTTCAAGGAAACCGTCCTTTCCAACATTCTCTAATACTGTTCCGAGAGATTCAAGGGTGCTCTCTGCCCTTTCGTACTTGGCGAATTGTAGTGCCATAGTTTTAAGATTTAGTGATTAACAATACGGGGGATACCCACGATCCCCCAAATTATGGGAGGGGTTGGAACTGGGAGTAGTCCCTTCTCCTATGCATATAATAGGTAGGGGGGGATATAAAAATTTTTCCTAGGCTGGGTGGGGGTTTTAAAATAATTTTTCCTTCTATGGAAAAAAATATTTGGTTTGTATTTGGAAACACCAGTAACTTTGGGGTGTGCTGGGTGGGGTAGGACATAAATGCTCCTTTATATACAAACACAGTTAAAACGAAAAGTTATGGAATTGATTGTTTCTATTGTTGGATGGTTTTATTTGTTGATTATTATATCAACTATTCTCATTGGTATATTCACTAGTTATGAGATTGAACTAGGATTGGAGATAAATAGGTTCACTAGTGTTACAGAATTTACACTAGGTGTTTCCTACTATCCAGGATTTGATGAGAGTGATGATAAAGAGTTGTTATATCCTCTTTCTTATTTTGAGAAGTTGGAGATTGGGTTTTTCTTCTTCAACATTGTTTTGAAGTTTTATAAAGAAATTGATGCATAATATAGCATTTCATGTAATAAATGTATTTGACATCTATTCTAATATTCCTATCTTTGTATAAACTAAATATGGACAAGGCTAATAACATAGTTGTGCAGAAGCTTAAAAAGCAGGTGGACGATAACTTCGCCTCAGCTGAAAGGTATTATTCTATTCTTTCTGCTGTGAACGGTCTTAAGCTGACAACAAGAGAAATACAGCTTGTGGCATTTACAGCTATTAGGGGGAATATTTCCTATGCTAATAATAGGAAGGAGTTTTGTGAGAGGTATGACAGCACAAGCCCAACGATTAATAACATCATTTCTAAGCTGAAGAAGGTGGGAGTGTTAGTGAAAGATGGGACGAAGGTGAAGGTCAATCCTGTTATAATTCTTCCTTTTGATAGGGATGTTGTATTGCAAATAAGTTTGACACATGGATAAGCCACAGAGTCTTTCGATGAGGGAGTGGTTGGTGAGGAAGATTGCTCCAAAGCTTCTTATTTCTGAGAAGATAGTGGATGCTGTCATAGCACATCAGTTTAGTGAGGCTAATTCAGCTTTGCTTTCTAATAATACGGTGGAGATCTCTGGGTTTGGGAAGTTTATTTTCAATACAAAGAAGGCTGTTAAGAAGATGGCTTCTCTTGAGAATAAAAGGAAGGTTTTGCTAGAGCTTCTAGACACCCCTCTTTCAGAAACCAAAAGGCTTTCTACAATAAGTAAGGTGAATAACATAACAGCTGCAATAGAGAATTTAAAACCAAAGTTATATGGGCAACAATCTTTTGTCACAGATTTACGAGGGGTGGAAGAACAAGCTGATTCCCCCAGCTCAAATGAAGGGTGTAATAGAATTGACGAGCAACGAGAGAACAAAGATTTGTTTGGGTTGTGAGCATCATTCTGAGAACGCAAAGAAGAACAGGGGATATAAGAGTATAAGACCAGATCATCATTGTGTAGAATGTGGATGTACGCTCTCAGCTAAAACCAGATGCCTTTCTTGTAGTTGTCCCTTGAAAAAATGGGAGGAAATAATGACAGGTGATGAGGAAGAAAGAGTGAAACAACAACTAAACAAAAAATCATGAAAAAGAAAAAGCAAGAGGTGAGACTCAGAAAGATTCCTATAGATATGTTTCTGGAAGTCTTAACGCAGATATATGAAAAGGGAGTGGATTATTTCGATATAATTGGAACCCCTGATGAGGAGCAAGATACAATTTCTATTATATACACTCCTGAATACTTCTCCAAAGAGGTTCAAGATGATGTAGAAAAGGCTATTGAGGATTTTATAGATAACCTTGATGATGGTGAGACACCTTCAAGCCCTGAAGAATTTAAGAAAGATATTAAACTATCTGATGACGATTTAAACCAACTGTCATGAACCCAATACACGAAGCATGGATTGTAATTGAGAAGCTGGGAGCCTTGTGTGCTACACCAGGCATCTCAGAAGAAACACAGAAGATAGCTAATGAGGAGATTCAGAAGCTACTATCTGACGTAGTGAAACCAAGTTTAAATAAGCTCACTGCTACAAGCTCTGGTCTAATTGTAAAATAAAGGATATGCAAAAGAGAGTGAACTATTACAACAGAGCGTTGCATATTCTTCAGGAACTACATACATCCTACCCACAATACAATATGGGTAGACACCTGGCAACAGCCCTAGATGAATATGGTGATGTATGGGGAATGACAGACAAAGAACTTGTATATTCCTTAGCTAAATACAAAGGTCAGCTTGAAATGGATGTCCCTCATACAGACGATTCTGAAATAGACAAGATTATAAAGGAGGGGCTAGATCTTGATAACCTGTTTAAAGAAGAAGATAATGGCGACTATTAAAAAAACTACATTCATTAACACGGAGCTTGAATGGGCAGAGCAACAGCTCACGTCTTGGAAAGCTTATGTTGATGCTAATCCTCTCCATGAACTAAAGGATAGGATTGAATGGAAGCCTACAGCTAAAGGAGGAATGTTACCAATGGTTATTGCCTCTATAGAAGCACAAGGTAAATTTGTTCAAGAGACAATGAAGAACTATCTTGCACTGGTAGAAGTGGTTGATAAACTGAGAAGTCTTGAAGAAGCAAAGGTTGAGGTGAGAGGAAAAGGAGAACTCAGCTCTATGGCTGAAGACTTCTTGAAAAGCAGAAAGTAATGAATGAACTACAGAATATAGATTATAAAGATTGGTTTATAAATCAGAAACGTCTCCCCGATAGGGACTCTGAGGAATATAAACCGTTCTTTAATTTTCATAAGGAGCTTTGTTTAAATGGAGCTATGATGGATGGGGTTTACATAAACCCCTTTCTCTATTGGCACATGAACATCTGGCACACAGAGGTGGATGTTATTGATGAGAGAGGACGTATTTCCCAGAAATATGCCAACCCTCTTCTCAGGGATAATGAGTGGGTGGTGACAAACGAGATTGATAGAGCTCAACGAGATAAGAAAGGTTTGGTTATTCTTGGTATACGACGTTTTGCAAAGTCTGTTTTGGAAGCATCTTATATAGCATGGGGTGCAACGTTTGATGAGAACAGTCAGAACATTATTGCAGGACTGAATGCTCCAGATATAAAGCTGATTACAGATAAGATTGATAAGGGATTGAACTTCCTACCAGAAGCTTGGAGATGGAATAGGATTGAGGACAATTGGAAAAACCAAGTGACATTAGGTATCAAAACCAAATCAGGAGAGAGAATCCCCTTCTCTCAGATTCTTATTAGGAACCTTGATGAAGGTAATAACGAAGAAGCTATTGCAGGTACAAAACCTCGTAAACTAATCATAGATGAGATTGGTAAAGGAAGTTTTCTTAGAGGCTTTCAGGCAGCTGTTCCTGGTTTTACAACACCATTTGGATGGGGTTGTAGCCCTATTCTTACAGGTACAGGTGGTGATATGAAGAAATTCATGGATGCAAAGTCCTTGATGTTTGACGTGGACAACTTTAACTTTCTCACTTATAATAACGAGAAAGATGAGAAGAGAATCCATGGGTTATTCATCTCATACAAGTATAGAATGGAAGCTAAAGAAGATTCTACACTTGGAGCCTATCTAAATCAGCCTGCAGGAAGTGACCTACATAACGTAAAAATGCTTGTATCTAACGAAGAGAAAGCATTAAAGGTTACACAGGATAATCTAGAAAGATTAAAGAAAGCTGGTGATAGACTTGCCTATCTAAAGGAAAAAATGTACTACCCATTAGAGGTGGATGACATATTCCTAAACGAGGATACAAACATCTTTGATATTGAGGCTGCAAAGAGACAGAAAACAAGATTGCTTCAACAGGAACGTACAGGAACTCCTGTTGTCCTGTTTAATGATGGTGAGAAGATTACTCATGAGTTTACAGATAAACAACCAATTAGCAACTTCCCACTTAAGAATACAGATTTGAAGGATGCTCCTATTGTAATATACGAGTTTCCCGTGGAACATCCCCCATATGGACTGTATGTAGCTGGGGTGGATCCATATAGACAAGGTAAGTCAGCATATAGCTCCTCTTTAGGATCTGTGTATATTTATAAAAGAATGCATGACCTAACAGGCGAGAAATATCAAGATATGTTCGTAGCTTCGTATTGTGCAAGACCTGATAAGAAGGAAACCTGGGAAGAACAAGCTAGACTACTCATCAAATATTACAATGCACGTACGCTTTGTGAGAATGATGACATCTCGTTCATTGAATATATGAAGGCAAAAGGTGATGCTCACTATCTGGAGAAACAGCCTCAGTGGTTGATGGAAGTGGTTCCAAATACTACCGTTAAACGTGAGTATGGAATACATCGTTCTGCACAGAAGGTGATTGACTATCTTCACAACTGTCTGAAGAAGTATATGGAAGAGACTATATACAAGGAAACAGATGATGCTGGGAATGTGATTAGAGAATCTACAGGTGTGAGTAAGATATTTGATCCTGTTCTGTTGGAAGAGATTATACAATACAACGATCAAGGTAACTTTGACCGTATTGTAGCAGCAGAACTAGCAATAGCACAGGCTATGAAGATGGATCCTATACTTGGAAAGGTTGGGGGATCTGGTGATGACAGGGTGAAGGCACTATATGCAAATAAACAAAAGAACACATTGTTCTCTGAATCGAGAGGAATGTTCAATACTAAAAAACGTAAATTATTTACATAATGGCAATTATTAGGTATACAAAAGATGCTACAATACGTTATGCGTATCTAAACATATTTCCAGATCAATTCAAAACTGAAAAGGAGAAGAAGGATGAGAGCTGGATTAAGAATACAATGGACTATTTTGCAAACAAAGCTTATGCTGAGTATGTAAAAAACCGTGATACATTTGTAAAAAACTATGATCTCATCAAGGGCATCCTTAGAATGGAAGACTTCTATCAGGAGCCTCAGGTTAAGAGTTTTACAGATATGCTTACATCAGACCTTGAGCTTCCTGCATATGTAAAACATTATTCAATCATCACCACTCCTGTTAATGAGTTGGTTGGGGAAATATCTAAAAGACCTGACACATTCCGTGTAAAAGCATTTGATGATGATTCTAAATCAGAAGAGTTAGAGTTTAAAACAAACGTTCTACAGGAATATGTTATTGATAAAGCAAAGCAAAAGCTGTACGAAAAGCTTGCTATGCAGGGAGTCAATTTAGAAGAAGTTGATCCTGAGGAGATTGAGAAGATGAGTGTAGAAGATGTAAAAGATCAGCTTGACACATATACATCTGTAGCTGAGAAATGGGCAAACCACGTTCTCACATGTCAGAAAGCTGAGTTTAATTTAAAAGAAAAAAGTGAAGATGCTTTCAGAGATATGCTTATTTCTGCGAGAGAATTCTACCATATATATGAAGACAACTCGAAACTTGGGTTTAACATTGAAGTGGCAAATCCTAAGAATACGTGGTTCCTTACAACTCCTGATAGAAAGTGGATTTCAGATCCCACAGGAAGAGCTCAGGGGGCTTATGCAGCTGGTACAGTACAGGTCATGGAGCTTTCTGAAATTATTGAGTCAGTTCCTGACTTAACAAAAGATGAGATTGACCACCTCAGATCTTCTCTCCAGGATTATGGATTGATTAATGTTAGAGAGTCAAACCTTGGTAATCCAGATGTGAATCCAGGTATTGATTCAGTTACATACGATACATATGATCCTCTTGTTCTTCAGACAAGAATGATGATTGAGAGTGAGATGAAGGAGAACAATGATGGTCTTAAAGACTTCTTGGGACTTACATCTAACGTGAGCTCATTTGGATATAAGTATGTTGTAGTGAGAGCATACTGGTTGTCTAAGAAGAAGATTGGTAAACTAATCTACATAGATGAGATGGGCAATGAGCAATCGATGCTTGTTGATGAAACATACAAATCTGGAACTATTCCTACACAAGAATCTTTGGAGTGGGGATGGATTAACCAGTGGTATCAGGGAATAAAGATTGGTCCAGATATCTATCACATCAAACCATTCAAGCTCCTTAACTATTGCCCTATCATTGGAACAACATTTGAGGTGAAGAATACAGAGGCTAAGAGTCTTGTAGACATGATGAAACCTTTCCAGGTGTTGTACAATGTCTGCATGAACCAGCTTTACAAACTTCTTGAGAAAGAGGTTGGTAAGGTGTATTTAACATCTATCAGACACGTACCAGTTCCTAAAGATGGTGATGCACAAGATGCATTGGATATTTGGGAAATGGAAGCACGTAATAGAGGTGTGGTGTTTATTGATGACAGCCCTGAGAACCTGAAATCTCCAAGCTCATTTAACCAGTTCAGAGATATCGATCTTACACGTACGCAGGAGATACAATCTAGATATACACTTGCTCAACAACTTAAGAATGAGTGTTGGGAACTTGTAGGTATGTCAAGACAAAGACTTGGTTCTGTTCAGGCTAGTGAATCAGCAACTGGTACAAACACAGCTATTCAACAATCATATGCTCAGACAGAACCTCTGTTCGTAGCTCATGAGTATGTAATGGGTCAGTTGTATCAAGCAATCATCGATGCTGCTCTGTACGTAGAAAGCAAGAAACCACAATCCACACTATCATACATTACGTCTGAAGGAGAATCAGCTTTTGTACAAGTGAATGGTGCAGACCTCAGATTCCGTGATCTCAAAGTGTTCCTCACTAACAGACCTGAAGATAATCAGATGTTCCAAGAGATTAGAGCATTGTCTCAAGCTGTTATTCAGAACGGTGGTTCTCTACATGATATCATTGAGTTGTATAGCACTAAGTCTGTACGTCAGATGAAGAAGGTGTTCAAAACTCTGAAAGAAAGACAAGAGCAATTACAAGATCAGCAAATGCAACAACAGCAGCAGCAGATGGAACAACAACAACAAATTGCTCAATCTCAAATGCAAATGCAACAGCAACAAGCTGAACAGAAGATTGCTCATGATGACTATCAAAAAGAACTTGATAGAATCAATAAGAAAGAGATTGCCATCATTCAGGCTACAGGATTTGGTAGAGTGGAAGCTGAAGATGTTAATCAGAACGTAGTTCCTGATGTTCTTGAAGTGAGTAAGTTAGCAAATGAGCAACAGAAAGCCATGAAAGACTATCAGTTAAAACTTGCTGATATACAAAGTAAGTCAAAACAAAATTCTGATAAGATGGCTCTTGAGAAAGAAAAGCTACAAGTGGCAAGAGAGAACCAAGCTAATGACTTAGCAATTGCAAAAGAAAATGCTAAGAACAGAGCATCTAAAAAAGGTAAATAATGTTTGAAAAACTCATAGACATATTGACAAATTGGGCTAGTTTACTAGCTCCTTTTGTCATTGTGAATCCCTATGAGGAGGGTGTTCTTAATAGAGTGGGTAAGTTTAAGAAAGTGATATCTCCTGGGATTCATTTTAAGATACCAATACTTGATGAAGTTATTACACAATATACAGTTACAACAACACTTAGCCTACCAGCACAATCGTTATATACTATTGATAAACAGAACATTGTTGTAAAAGGAGTGGTGAAGTATAAGATATCAGACGTTAAGATATTTCTATTAGAAGTGTATGATGCACAGGATGCTATATCAGACATGACTCAGAGCATTATCAAGAACATCATCATGTCAAAAACTGTAGAAGAATGTATTGATCCAGAGATAGATAACATTCTAACAAAGAAAGCTAGAGTGGAAGTTAGAAAGTGGGGAGTTGAGATTAACCAAGTGACACTCACTGATTTAGCTCCTATCAGGAGTTTCAGATTAATAAATGACACCATTTCAAACAAACTTGATTAAATAAAAAACTAATAATGCTATATTAAGCACAAAATTGATTTATATATACGTACATCTCTTTGTAAATTATAAAGCATTACATAGTTTTACATTGAAAACCAAATAAATACAACTACATATGGCTGAGAACTTAGATACACCATCCTTTGGTAACTTTAGTATTGAAAACACTATGGGTGCTGGAAACACAGAATTGCTCAACGATTTGTTAGCTCCTGAGACTTCCACAAGTAGTCCAGATGACATCAAAGAAATTAAAGATGAAGAACCTGCTGCACCTGAACCTTCTAAAAAATCTACTTCCAAAACTTCAGCTCCAAAAGGAGAAGAAAGTGGTGAGAAGAAAGATGAAGAAGAGGCGACTAAAAAATCGCTAACTGATTTTCTAATGGGAGGAGATGAAGAAGAAGAATCTGATGAAGAAGAAGAAGCTTCTACTACCCAAAAGAAAAAACCAGTTGCTAAGACTGAACCTGAAGAAACTAATGACAGTGAGGAAGAATCCTCTGAAGAAGTTAGTCAGTTTAGTGCTCTTGCAAAAGATCTTGTAAAACTTGGTGTATTTTCCCAAGATGAAGATGAGGATATTGACATTTCTACACCTGAAGAATTCCTGGAGAGATTCCAAGAAGAGAAAAAGAAAGGTGCTATTGAAGTGGTAAATAACTTCATTGGACAGTTCGGAGAAGATTATCAACAAGCATTTGAAGCCATATTTGTAAAAGGAGTTGATCCTAAGGAGTATTTTGGCACATATAACAATGCTGTAAGTTTTGCTGAAATGGATCTTTCTTCAGAGTCTAATCAGGTTGCAGTAATTAGACAAGCTCTTGAAGATCAAGGTTTTGATTCAGAAGATATTGAAACTGAGGTTGAAAGATTAAAGAACTACGGAGATCTTGAAACGGTTGCAACTAAGCACCATAAAGTGCTGGTTAAAAAGGAAGCAGCAAAGCTTCAACGATTGGAGCAAGAGTCTGAAAGACAATTGCAACAAAAACACGCTATCAAGTCTCAGTATATTAATAACGTCCAAGCTATCCTTCAAGACAAGCTTAAGACAAAAGAGTTTGACGGTATTCCTTTGAACCCCAAACTAGCAAACGAACTACAAGACTTCCTGTTGACAGACAGGTATAGAACATCTTCTGGAGAAACAATCACAGAATTTGATCGTGCTATTTTGGAACTAAAAAGACCAGAGAACCACGAAGCAAAAGTAAAGATTGCTCTTCTGATGAAGATCATGGAAAAAGATCCTACGCTTTCCACTATACAGAAAACTGGAATAAGCAAGAAGTCTAATGAACTATTTGGTGAGGTGGCAAGACAAGTTAGTAAGTCTTCAGTCAAATCATCAAATCCAGGTCAGAAATCCAATTCATGGTTTTTATAAACAATTTAAACAATAACTTAAAAGTAAACTAAGATGGCAATTCAAACAATTCCAGGTTTAACTGGATTCACTTATGCGAGAGTGGCCTCTATGGATAAGCGTGCTGTGGGTAAACTCACCGATGCTAATCACCTGGAGAGCTTCCACAGCACAGAGCCTGCTGATTATGACAAAAAGATCATCAGTCTCTACACCCAGAGCTCATTGTATAGCAATGATTTCTTGGACATGATTAACAAGAGCACACCTTATTACATTGATAATAATAGTGATGCTTGGAAATGGCAAGTTGCTGTTCCTTACAAATTCCCTAAAATCATCGACATCCCAACAACAACTAGCGAGTTGTCTAAGCCTGGTATCGATGGTCAAGAATTTACATTAGTGTTGGACACTAACGAGTTCTCTAAGAACGCTATCGTTTCTGTAGGTTCTCGTCAATATGGTCCTCGCTTCTACGTAACCAAAGATCCAGTTCCTTGGAACATGGGTTACTTGTACACCTTCACTTTGGTTACTGACAATCCTACTGTTGATTTCGTAACTTCTACATTCCTGCAATATGGTATTGAGTTGGAATTGGTTGATGCTGCAATCGGTGAATTCGATCAAGACTTGTTAGGTCTTCCTCGTTTGGGTGAGCAAATCACTATGTTCGAATCTTTGGGTTCTGCATATGGTTTTGAGCACAAGATCACTGAGTGGGCTGATGACAAAATGATGCGTGATGCTTCAGGTAAGCCTTTGGATATCCTGGTGTATGCTCCTCAACGTAGAAATCAGTTGCCTTTAACTCGTAATGATGTTAAATGGGAACCATTCATCGAGTTCTGGATGCGTAAGAGCATGTTGGAATTGAAAGTTAAGCGTATGATCTGGTCTAAGCCAGGTACTGTTAAGACTAACGGTTCTAAGCAAGAGTTGAAGCGTACATCTGCAGGTGTTTACCACAGAATGCGTAACAACGGTAACTTGGTTCAATACAACCGCGGTGAGTTCTCTGCTAACTTGATCCGTTCTGTATTTGGAGATTTGTTCTATCGTCGTGTGGATGTTAAAGATCGTCGTGTTAAAATGTACACTAACGAAGCTGGTTTTGACGTGTTCCAACAAGCTTTGAAGACTGATGCTTTGAATAGCGGTCTTACTTTCATGGCTGATTCTGGAAATCGTTACATGCAAGGAGAAGGACAACACATCACTTACAACTTTGCTTTCGACGCAATGGTTACTCGTGAGACTGGTCGTGTTGAACTGATTCACTTGAAAGAACTGGATTTGCCACAATCTAACTTGGAATTCGGTCAGAACAAGAAATCAACTCCTGTATTCATGGTGTTCGACGTTTCTCCAATGAGTGATGGTTCAATGGTAAACAACATCCGTGAGGTTCGTATGAAGGGTGCTCCTTCAATGACTTGGGGTTATATCGATGGTACTCGTCACCACTTAGGTTTTGCTAAATCTCAGGGTATGAGTTCTGCTAACAAATTCCCAGGATATGAAATCTGGATGAAAGACCGTTGCGATGTATTTATCGAAGATTTGTCTCGCACTGTGTTGATCGAAGAGATTCCACAATTCTAATAACTGTGCACTTCATGTGCACCTATATCATCGAGAAGAGAATGCCCCCCACTTCAGAGTGGGGGAGCTCTTCTCAAATTACAGAGTGATTGGACTGGGGAATTCCCAATTGCTGATCCCTTCGATGGGTATCACTCTGCTAACAAACCAAATAAACAACTACATATGGGCAAGATTGGAAAAATTTCTACTATTAAGAAAGATTATAGCACTTCTGGTTTGCAGACAATGCAAACAGGATTAGCTTCTAAAGGTATGACACGAATTCCTGGTACTGGGGTATTTAAGTATCCTTATAAGGAATTGGATGGAAGATATAGAACAGGGCTTGATTCTGAAGCTGCTTACATTCGCAGAATTCAAGATCCTACAGAAAGAGAGCTTGAAATTGAACGTGTTACAGCTCTTAAGACCAAACTTGAAAACTCTCTCGGAGGAATTGATTTAGGACCTCGTTCTAAGTTTTGGAACTATGGACTATCAACATCTACAGATGACACTATGCATGTTCAGTCTGTAAAACTTTTAGATGGTGATAACTATTTCGACCTCAGCATCCCTCTTCAGGAACTAGCATTCTCTTGGTTGCGTGTGCATCCTACAATTGCAAGTTCTTATCAGTCATGGGAGCGTGGTGAATATCCTGCTGAAACTCAGTTCTATGTTGTAGATGATGAGATTGAAAATGCAGTGATGTTCAAAAAGAAACAGCTTATCAACAAGGCTATTCTGAAGTTTGAACAAATGACTCCTGAGAAGAGAAAGAAAGTAGCTCGCTTACTTGGATTACCAGTAACCGATGATACAAAAGAAGAAGTGGTATATAATCAAGTAGATAATGTCCTTAAGCAAACTGAGTTTAAAACTGGATCATTCCAGGGACTGAACCCAATTGAAGTGTTCAATAGGTTTGCTGACATGAGAGAAAACTTGCTCCATATTAAAGACTTGGTAAAACAAGCTATCACTCACTCTGTTTATAGAGTTAAGAATAGTGGTAAGATTTATGAAGGTGAGTTTGAAGTGGCTAGAGATGAAGAAGAATTGATTAAATATCTAGCTGATGATGACAATCAAGAAGATTTGATTGTGTTGGAACAAAAATTAAAAACTAAGAAACTGGCTGCATCATGATACCTGTAGATAGTTTATTGTACAAGATTGATCAAAGACTAAATAAACTATCTACTAATGACCATCAGCAGATCCAGTTAGAAGATAAGATTTTAGCTTTGAACGAAGCTCAGATAAAGCTCATTAAACAAAAAGTTGATGGGTTTAGTACACTGAGTGGACTTGGTCTGGATTCTTTCAAGAAGCGTTATGAAGATCTTCAAAAGCTTGTTGTAGGTTATAAGGATGGTGAACTTTCAATAAGTTTAAAGAACGAGCAAATTAATCAGTGGACAGGGTATATTGAGAATCTTTCAAAATACATGTTCTATATTGATAGTTACGCTATTGCTGAAAAAGGAAGATGTAAAGATAGAAAGATTTGGATTAACAGAGATCTCACCAAACACGGAGACCTTCAGTTTCTCTTGAATAACGATCATTACAAACCGTCATTTGAGTATCAAGAAACATTCAACTTCTTATCTTCTGACGAGATATCAATCTTTACAGATGGAACATTCATCCCAAAAAAGCTGTATGTTTCTTACATGAGATATCCAGTTTACATTGATAAAGAAGGATATGTTAAGTTTGATGGAACAGAATCTGTAGATCAAGACTGTGAATTAGAAACATATCTCGAAGATGAGCTTCTCGATTTAACAGTACAAAACCTTGCTATGTACACGGAGAATCAGGCTGCTGTACAAAGTTCACAAATGAGAATACAAACAAACGAGTAATTTTTCACAATTTAAATAAAACAAAATGGCTGATTTTTCATTAACTACGCTCTTCGTAGTGCCTGTTGGCTCAACTATTGCCAATAGCGGTTCTACGCAAGATTTGACAGCTGGTAAAGTTGGTTTCTTTGGTCAAGGTGCTAGTGGTCCTTACACTTGCTTGGCTTCAGGTACTATTGCTGCTGCTCCTTATTTCTATGTTGCTCAAGGTAGAACAAACACCTATTTGCAAGGATCTAAGCGTTCTGACAAAATTTCTGGTAAGAACAATGCTGGAAATGGAACAAATGTAACCGAATGGTACAAAGTGTCTGGATGTCCTACTCCAGCAAACCAGATAACTAAGGTTTCTGGATGGAATGTAAAATGCGGTGATGTTGTAACTTTGACATTACGTGCTCATTCTAGCTACATTGACACATTGTATTTCAATGGTCTCACTCGTTCAGTAACTGTTCAGGCTCCTTGCTGCGATTGTGGTGGTGATCCTTGTGACACTGTTGATGTTCCTGCTTTGATCGATGCTTTCGTTTTGAAGTTGCAACAACAAGCTCCTGGTATCAATCCTGATAACATTAGCTTGAACAATTTCTTCCAATTCCAAAGAGTTGGTGATGACGCAAATGCTGAATTGGTTATCTCTGGTAAAGCTTTAACAGCTTACGGACAACCTTGTGACGTTGCTGCATTCCCTTGGGAGTATGACCGTATGTGGTTCCGTACATTCGTATACAGTGGTCCAGCTACCACAGCTGACTTCATCGTGGCTGATAACTGTAACATTGTTGCTGATGCTACAATCACTCAACGTTCTTCTTATCCTAGCGGTACATCTAAAGAGATGCAACAGCTTGAGAAAAACTACTATAGCTACCAAGCTGGTTACTTGAAGCATTTGTACAGAATGGTTGGTTACAACGAAAACTTTGAATCTTGGGTTAGTGATGGTACAACTTATGATACCTACTACGTTAAGTTCAATGAGTATGACAAGTCTGTATATTCTTGGGGTGACTACATCAAGGAAGACTCAATGGTAATCATTGCTGTTCCTCAAACTGGTGGATTGCCTGCTGCAGTTGAAGCAATTCTTGAAGCTGCACTTGGTACAGTCGATGGTGATAATGATTGTGTAACAACTACCACAACCACTACCACTGTATGGCCTACTACCTCAACAACAACTACTTTGATCCCGTAAGATAGAAAGTAGAATCATATAACCTATGCCAGAGGGTGAGAGAGGATATTCTCAAAATCCTCTGGCATAATTATTTTAAACAACATGGCAGATTTAAATTTAGATATAATTGTAGTTCCTACTTATGACACCAGGTTGTTGTCTATCAAGGATATTTCTACATATCCTACAGAACCCTCTGCTCCAACGATTGAGATTACAATCCCTAATGGGTTTGGTACAGTGTTTCTTCCATTCACTATAAATACAACAAACGTATTTAATTCAGCATCATTAGGAATAACAGATCCTACATATGCTACTACTCCTATTCCAGATGGTGTTTACTTTTTGAAGTATAGCATTGCTCCTTCATACATCAACTTTGTTGAGAAATCTATAATGCGTGTTGATCAGCTTCAAGAGAAGTTTGATAGTGCTTTCATGAGACTTGATATGATGGAGTGTGATATGGCTATTAAAACACAAGCTAAGGTGACACTAAATAGTATATACTTCTTTATACAAGGAGCAGTTGCTGCAGCTAACAATTGTGCTGTTATGGAAGCTAACAGATTGTACAATCAGGCTGACAAGATGTTAACCAATTTCATCAATGGTGGATGTAACTGTTCTGGAAATAACTACGTAACCAACTTTTATTAATATATGGCACAATGTAGAAACTGCGGAGCTAAGTTTGGCTGTGGATGTCAATTAACTAATGGCCTTTGTGCAGCATGTCATGCAGCTGCATCTAAAGGAGTAAAACGAATAAAAAATGTTATCACCAAGACTTGGAGAATGTTTACAATGTTCTGATATATCGTCTCTTCTTTGTGAGATCGATGAGAAGCTTGCAAAGATGGCAAGGATTCAATATAACAATGTTATATTTTCTCTAAACAAACCTTTTGATGGAACATTGATGATGGATCTTTTGAATTACAAACGAATTCTTACATATAAGCTTTGCAACTCTGACTATGCAGAATGCTATTCAGTGAATCAAATTGCAAGTAGAATTAAACTTTTAAAACACAGATAAATGAGCTGCTCAAATTGCTACAACGGATGTGTGCAAATTACATCTGACCAATGCGTAAGATATACAGGTATTGATATTCCTGTTCTAGGTATTAAAACTGGAGATTCCCTATCATATGTAGAGCAAGCGTTGATAGGGTTTTTAACATCCACTTTAGATGGTAGTGGAATCATAATTGACAAAACTCAATTAGATTTATGTGAGCTTGTAACATCTAATCTTCCAACGTGTGGAAACCTTAGTGTAGTTGATATTCTGAATGCTCTTGTAAAGTCTGTTTGTTCTTTGCAAGCTCAGATAACAACAATAAATGGATCAATCACAAGTATAAACACAGAGCTCGACGAGATAAATTCACCTTACGCAATTCCTTCTTGTTTAGAGGGTTTAACAGCAAGCTCAACAACGCACCAAGTTTTACAAAATGTAATCGAAGCATTTTGTCAGTTTGTTGAAGACGTTGGTGTAACTTATGTAACAGTTACCGAGTTACCTATATTGATTGGACAATATCTACAAGAACAAGGAACTTCTACAAAGTATTACACAAAGATGGTTCCATACGTAGCTATGGAATTCTATCCAACTCCTGGAACTTTAAATAATTTTGATAGTACAGGAAAAGGTATTGCAGGAACTAATTGGGAAAAGGTATATCTTTGCAATGGTTTAAACGGAACCCCAGACAAAAGAGGTGTTGTAGCTGTAGGTGTTACAGATGGAACAATGCTTGGAGGAACAATGAATGTTCTTGTAAATCCAGCAACAACAGGAAATCCTACATACATATACAATGGTGGAATTGTTGGAACAAATAGAGTGGCTCTTAGCACAGACAACATGCCTTCTCACACGCACGTAGCTGCAGCTAATGTATCTCCAAATCCTCATACACACACAGTTCAGGAATATGCTGGAACAAACTCAAGCGGTAATCACATTTCTGCAACTACAGTTGGAACACAAAGCGGAACTCTTACAGAACCAACAACATTAACTGTAGCTGTTACAAATGCTCCATCTGGTGGAGATGTTCCACACAACAACTATCAACCTGGAATTGGTTGCTATTACATAATGTACATTCCATAATCTTTTAAATAAATTAATATATGTCTTGTCTTCCTGGAAATCCTTGTTATGGCACTTATATAGATCCTTGCAACAGTCCATCTAGTGGTGGAAGTGGCAGTGGTAGTAATTGTTGTGACACTATATTATATTGCGGACCTGCTCTTCCAAATTCAGGTATTGAGAATCTAAACAATCTTTGTCTTGCTATAGAAAAGCTTGATAATGCCATTTCACAGGTTCAGGTTACAGTTACTGCGAGTAATGGTCTAACAAAAGTTGGTGATGATATTAGATTTGGAGGAATTCTTTCTTCTCCAACTATTCTGAATACCAATGGCAAATCTTTGTCTATTACAAACCTTCCAACACAAAGTTCTGAGCCTGATTACATATTAGTAGTTGACTCTCTAGGTGTTGTTAAGAAATACCCACCAACATCTTTAGGAAAAAACATAACTCTTGAAGACAACGTAGGTTTGGTTTGGACAAACGCAGAAGAAACAAATTTATCAACATTATATAACACACAAGTTCCTGATTCTGCAATTTCAATTCTTGTTGGTGGTGCCACTCCAGACACTGCTGCTAATTGGAAACAATTAACGCTGGTTGAGGTACTTGATAGAATCTTATTCCCCTTGCAACTTCCTACATACGCACTTCCGACAATATCGTTATCAATTTCTTCTCCTTCTAGCTTAACTGTATATCAGGAGATTGGATCTACAATAACTTTAACAGCTAATGGTACAGGAACAAAAAACAATGCTGGTGCATTTGTAAGTTTCTTGTTCTCAAGAACTGTGAACGGAGGATCTCTCTATCAAATTGGAACAGCAGCCCCTGTAATTGGAACAGGTTCTACACTTCCTGATCAATTCACTTTCCCAGATCCAAACAACCCTAATAATATATATCAAGGAAACATATCAGCACCGTTCACAATACCTAATCCTCCTGCAGGTGGAATCGAAACAGAAGTTTCATTGAGTGTGTCTGGAACATATAATGCTGGTCTTCCTAAGAAAACAAGTTACAATCAGAACGATACTAGAACTCCAGGAAATACAACAAACACACCACAAGCAGGTGGAACTATATCAACTCCTACACAATCGTTTAAAGGAACCTATCCTTACTATTATGGAAAGATTCTTGGAGGTTCTCAACCTACAGCAGGAGTTATTGCTGGATTGATTCAAGCTAATGATGCAGGTGTTAACAAGGTTCTTGCTAGCTCGTTAGGATCTGTTACAGTGAATTTCAATAGTGGTTCTACACAATACTGGTGCTGGATTGCTATTCCTGTATCAAACACTCCAGATAACACAAAGCTTTCATGGCAAGATACAAATAATCCAAATAACAAAGGAAACTTTACAAATCCAACAGGACCTTTCTTAGGATCTCCTTACACACAAAATGTAACAGCACCTGGAGGAACTCCTCTTTGGAGTAATATTTCCTATAAGTTTTACATTACAGATTATGAAACAGCAATGAACAGTATTAGATTTGATAATACATCAATTCCTGGACAGCCATAACTTGTAACATATTTTAAAATTAAACTAACAAAATTATAAAATGGCTATCACGTTTAATGATAATATAAATGTAAGTGCTCAAAAACCTGTTGATTCTAGGTTTGGTCCATATGCTAATACAGGAGCAGCACTTGCAGCAATTCCTTCTGGTCAGAGATATATTGGACTAACTGTAGGGATTGGTACAAATCCTGTTGTAGAATATTGGTTTAATGATGGTATAGCTGATGGTGATCTTATTGCTAAAACAGCTACTGGCGGAGTGACATCTATTACACAAGGAACTGGTATTTCTGTATCAGGAAGTGCTACAAATCCAACTATTGCTGTAACAACTCCTACACAGCTTACAACAAATATTTCTACAGATGTTATCACAGATCAAGCAAGTGATGTAAAATATCCATCTGTAAAAGCAGTTAAGACATATGCAGACAGTGTTGCTGCTGGTCTATTGGATGATAGAGGAAGTTTTTCTCCATCATCTACTTCTCCAGGAGCCTACCCTACAACAGGAGGAAGTGGTCCTGCTGGAGCTATTCTCAAAGGTGATTTGTGGTATATCAGATCTGCTGGTTACTTAGGAACAACAGCTGTTGCAATTGGTGCTAGCGTAAGAGCTCTTATAGATAGTCCATCTCCAACAACTGATGCTGATTGGGATATTCTTGATACAGGACTAGGATTTATTCCAGAGAACAGTGCAAATAGAGTTTTAAGTGGTTCTGGTATAACTTCTGATCCTAATAATGATGCAAAATACCCATCCGTAAAAGCACTCACTGAATACCTTACAACATTTACACCATCTGTTCCAACATTACAACAAGTTGTGTCCTCTGGAGTAGGGGCTAACACAGTTACAGGATATCAAATAAACGTCCAAAACACTTTAGGAGATTCATTAACATATATACAAAGTGGAAACATCTATATATCTAATACTACTAGTGGTGGAATTATACAACTTGGAACCAGTAATAAAATCATTGTTCAAGTAGGAACAAGTTATACAACATGCGAGTTTGATAGAATTACATTTAATGGTCCTGGGTATACAAATACGCTTTTATCCCAATCAGGAAATCAGACAATGTATTTACCATCAGCTCCTTCTTCTTTCCAAACTCTAGCATTATCTGTGAATGGAACATTTGCAGATACATCTGGAAATATTACAATTCCTAATTCAATTGGTTCTGGAACTCCAAATAGACTAACAGCATGGAGTAGTCCATTAGGAACTTCTCTTGTAGACTCTGCAGTTACATCAATAGGAAGTTCAGTTGGAATATTTAATGATACATCTAAGATTACAGCAGCAAAATATGCTGTTCATATTGGATTGCCTGGTTCTATGGATTTTCCAATTGAAACACTTACTGTATCTGATCAAACTGGCGAAGCTGTATTTGGTATATATAATGAAGGATCCACACCAGGGTCTGATAGATCATCTATATATCTAGGAAACATTCAAACTTCATATTCAGGAGAATGTTTGTTTGCAGAATCTAGATTTGTAAATGAAACCTCTCTAATAAATTCAACACTATCTAATAATTTTGTAACAAGAGATTCAGCTGTTGGAACACTTGTAGATAGTGTAGAAAACATATTAACTATTCACCCAGACGGTGCAGTTTCATTAAATGCTGCAGGTAGCGGAGTTTTTACAGCAGCTTCTCCAAGACTTGTAATAAATGAAGATGTAACTGTTGCAAGTCCTACATACAAATTGTATGTAAACGGTGAAGTTAAGTTTACAGGTGGAGGTCTTGAAGTTGATGGAATAAACGTAAGTAATTTATCAGGCGGTTTATATAATTCGTTAGTAGTTTCTGATAAATTGTCAGGTGGACTTTTCAATCAGCCTGCTGGTACATTAAATAAACTTGTAAAGTGGACAAATAGCACAGCTCCAATTGGAGATAGTCAAGTTTATGACAATGGTACATATGTAGGTATAGGAACAGTTTCTCCTTCAGAAAAGCTACATGTTAATGGTAATATATTTGTAGGAGAAACTGGTGCTATTGATAACGATAGTTATGCAATCAAACTTCAAGGAAAGGGTACAACAGGAATTAGCCAAACAGGTGAAATTAAAATAGATGCTTCTGGTACAGCTGCAATACAAGGTTGTTTGCAACTTAGCACAAGTGGATTTATGAGATTTTCATCAGGTAGTGCGGAAGGGTATGCTTTTACAGGATCTCCAGCAATACTTAGAAATAACACTGGTGGAATAAGGTTGCAATCGAATGTAGGATCAGGTACAGCGATTTCACTTAGAAATAACAGTAACCAAACTTCTGGAAACCTTTTAAGTGTATTTGGTGCTAACACTGTGAGCATTGAACCTCTTGTAATTAGATGGGATGGTAATGTAGGAATTAACAATTCTGATCCGCAAAGACCACTTCATATAAATGATGTAATGCGTCTTCAACCAAGAGCAACCGATCCATCTTCTGGAAGTGCTGGTGATATTTATTACAATTCTGCAGTTAACAAACTTAAGATACACAATGGTACGACTTGGAAAACTGTACAATTTGAACCGTAAATCAACAAAAATATAATATACAATGGCTATTACTTTTAATGATAATCTTAACGTTAGTGCAACAAAACCAGTAGATAGAAGGTATGGTCCTTACAATGGTACAAGTATCAATGCAGCTATATCTGCAGCAAACGCTGCTACAGTTGCAGGAGAAAGATATATAGGATTAACAGTTGGTCTCACTGTAAACTTTGGTCCTGTTAAAGAATATTGGTATGCTGCTGGTGTTACAAACAACGATCTTGTTGAGAAAACGTCCTCTGTATCAGGAGCAGGAAATGGTCTTACAAATACAAACGGAACAATTGGTCTTGGAGGAACATTAACCACTCCAACAGTCATTACAACAAGTGCAACAAACACTCTAACTCTACAAGGTTTACAAACTACAGCAAGTCCTACACACTATGTATCAGCTGATTCAAACGGTGTACTGACATTAAGTACAATTAGCTCTTTAACAAGCACAGTTCAAACTAGTATTCTTTCTGCTCTTACGGCAAACAATGGTCTTACAAAAACAGGAAGTAATATACAACTTGGAGGAACTCTTACACAAAATACATCAATTCCTCTAAGTGACTACTTTATAACTATATTCAATAATACAAATGCTACAAATAGATCTGAGAGTACGTTCAATCGATCTGCTGTAAACTTTGATACATATGATTCTATAACAGGAACACCTGATGTTCCAACAAATGATGGATCTAGATCTAGAATAATTTCTACAAAGGCATCAAGTGCTATGTGGACTACAAACTATCTTTACAACTCCACTCATAACCCTGCATATAGGGCTTGGGAGAATTGGTTAACTGATCATCCTTGGATAGTTCCAGCCTCTGTTCCTGCAGGCGTTCCTTTCCAGATATTAGAGAACTTACAAGGTACAAATAGAGACTCTGCTGTACAGGCTCACTATTTTGATGAGAGAGTTGGAAATCCTTTATGGATTGATACATGGACAAACCCTGTAAATCCCAATGCTTACGGAAGTACTTTCCCTGGATGGGTTCCAGGAAAGACCTATACATTAAGAATCTTAGATGGAATAGACGACTTCACTGGTATAGCAGCTACTACACTAGATGGTACTCCTTATACAAGTGGTTGGGTTTTTACGTATACAAGTGGAGGACCTACATTATGGTTAACATCAACCGTTGATGGAGATTTTCCAATCCAAGAACAAGATCAAAGAACGTCATTAGTACTAACGTCTGAAGGAAGAGATTCAGGAGATGCTTATAACTATCAAAAAGGAGTTGTTAATATTTTAGGAAAAACAGTATTTGTAACAGGTCGTATTGATCAAATAGCATCTACAGGAGGAATTAGACTTGCACAAACCGCTGGAACAAATACAGCAACTTTACCAACCATTTCAGAGTCTACAATCGGTGAGATGTTTTATAGTACAGCACTTCAGAAAATTGTTGTAAGAGTTGCTGCATCTGGTGGAAGTCAATGGATCAGTTTAGACTCAACTGCAATATAAAAATTAAAATCAAACCAATATGATAGTATTTGTACAATTAACAACCATTGGAACGGACGCAGGTCCATTCAATATTTACTCTAATGTAAACCCAACTATATCAGTAGGAACAGCTACAGCATCTGAAATCTCAACAGGAGTGTCTGTCACTGTTCCAGATCCAACAACTTCTGTAATAGTGAGATCTACAGGAAAGTGCACAAACTCTATAGAAATACCTTTACAAACAACTCCTGCAGCTTGTACTCAATTCTTAGTAATTGCAAACGCTAAAACAATTCTTACATACAAGAATTGTGAGACAGGACTTGTTACAGAAGAGGATCTATCTGCTGGAGGCGGTAGACTTATTTGTGCTTATAATAATCCATCATCATATCCATTCTTTACAAATTCTTCTGATGGATCTATTGATCCAAGAGGATCATGTACAGCTGGAAGACCTGGATGTACATCCACTACACTGTTTGCAACAGCTGGTGGAGGTGGTGCAACTTTTAGATATTTCGAATGTGAATCTGATGTTAGTACAACAGTTGTAGTTGCTGATGGTGGTTTTGAGAGTGTTTGTGTTAGAAATGATGTTGATATTCAATTAGTTAGTGGGGTTGGAAACTTTACACAAAGCTCCTCTTGCACCGTATAAGATATAAAAAGCTCCTGTTTTGTTGGTTTTACAGGAGCATCCCCTAGCATTTCCATGCTGGGGGTTTTAATTTAATTAATTTGGTTATTCCATATAATCATCCAGGTTGAAATAATTTGGTATATTTGGAATAAATCTTTACCTTTATGACAATAAACAAACTACATATGTCAAACAACCAGCATTTACTCTTCCAGCTGGAACAAATGTTACAGTGGAAAAAGAGTAAAAAGTTCTATGCTGAAAAGCTAGGAACCACAGAAGAAGATGTTGAAGTGCTTATGAAGGAATTGAAACATCGAGAAAGTTTGAATAATGAGGCTGAAGCAGCTAATTACATAGGTGATCTAGAAGAAAGGATTGTAAAGTATGAGGAAGATCTCTCCAGGGGCACTGGGGAGATTGTTCTAAATACCCCTAATGAAATTAGAAGTTTAGACGATCTTATTGAGAAGTGTAACATTGACACTTCTAAATGGGAAATTACAAAATATGTACAGAACTATTGGGGAAATAGTTCTACACCACACTGGCAGGTTAAAGCTTGGCTCAATAAGAAATCTACAGAACAAGTGTTCCAAGATGTGTTTGTTGAGTTTCTAAAGGAATATCAACCAGCTTCTCAGGACATAATGCTTCCTAAGATAGAGCCAGTTAAACCGTATGGTTGTCTTGTTATCAACAAACAAGATGCTCACCTAAACAAACATGATGTTGATGGTGAGAATAACATGGAGGATAGATTTGCAAAAATCATTGAGAAGACAGAAACAATCATCTCTCAAGCAAGATTGTCAAACAACCTCGATCAGATTGTATATGTAATTGGTTCTGATGAGTTTAACAGTGAGTGGACAAATGCCACAACAAAAGGAACTCCTCAAACAAATATTACATCTTATCAGGAATCATTCAGAATGGTTTGTGAACATGAGATTAGAATGATAACACTGATGCTTCAATCTTCCAGGGAAGTTGAAGTGATATATGTACCAGGGAACCATGATGAGTTTGTAGGATGGCATCTAATTAATTGGTTATCAACGTTTTTTAGAAGCAATTCTCGATTAAAATTTGATGACAGTCCTAAGTATAGGAAGTACATTTCCTACGGATCATCAGCAATGATGTTTAACCACGGAGATGCTATCAAACCTTCAAAGCTCGCAGGAATATTCCCTATGGAATTTAAAGATGGATGGTCAAATCATAACAACTATTACATCTTTACAGGAGATAAACATCATGAGTTATCTCAAGACTTTAACGGAATCAAGTTCTATCAAATCCCAGCATTCTCAAATGCTAAGAGTCAATGGGATGATAAAAATGGCTACACATGCTCTAAAGGAGAAGTGACAGCATTTATGATAGATCTGCTTGATGGTATGACAAATATATTCAAACAGTATTTATAATGTCAACACTTAGAAAACTTGTTTCAGATGTACGTAGCATGCACAAGTTGCTTTCTACAGACAGTCTAATCACAGACAGAGTGATTGCTTCTGAGATCAGAAACAACACCCTTCTTCTTGTAAAACGAGAAACAAACCTAAGAAAACTTTGGGCAACTAACACACTATTTACCACCATTCCCTGTTTGGAGATGGTGGAAGTTCCTATTTCTGAATGTTGTGAATATGTTGATGAATGCACAATAGCAAGAAGTAGATACAAGCTCCCTCGCATTTCTGAAGGAAATTATCAGTATGTTATACAGGGAGTTTATTCAATCAATGCTATGGGAGGAATGGGAACAAAGTTCAAAGAGATTACAGTGAATAGATATGTAAATCTTCTTAAGCTCCCAATAATCAAGAAGGAACATTACTATTGGATTATGAATGGTTACTTATACATAAGCAACCCATTAATGCATGCAATTAGAATTTCTGCATTCTTCGAACAAGATGTTCCTAATGAGGTGATGTATCCTGAATGTGATTGTGGTACACCACAGCCCACCAATGAGGAATGGTGCAAGAATCCTTTAGACAAAGACTTCGCACTTCCTGGTTACCTGGAAAGTCAAGTGTTGGAACTAACATCTAAAAAACTCCTGTCTACATACTTCCAAGTTAAAACAGATATGACTGATGATGGAGTGGATGGACAGGCTAGTAATGCACCAAACGGAAAATAATGAGAGTTAAAGTAGATTGGAGATCTGCAAGTGTTGAAAACTACAAAAGCTTTTGCAAGAAAAATCCCTCAATAAAGCTAACATTTGATGAATGGAGAACAATCATCTATTCCTTCAATGATGCTTTTAAAGAATACATTCTTGAATCAGGGGAGAAAGCAAAGCTCCCTTTTGGTTTTGGTGAGTTTTCTGTAAACAAGAAGAAGAGAAGAAAGAAGATAGGATTGAATAACGAGTTTGTAAATCTTCCTGTAGATTGGCAAAAGACAAGAGAAAAGGGAAAGATTATTTATAATTTCAACTACCACACTGAAGGTTATTTCTTTGGATGGATGTGGTTCAAAGATTCTGCAAGACTTAGACATACAGAACTTTGGTATTTTAAACCATCAAGAACAACATCAAGACTTCTCTCACACTATATAAAGGCTGATGATAAATATCAGCATATGTACAGGGAATGGAAAAAATAAAACAAAGAAAATGAGCTACTATTACAAATATAACTTTACATCTCCAGAGATTGTTTATTCCACTGTAAAGGAAGAGCTTAAGAGCTACTTTGATACAGGAGCAGTAGATGATCTTATGTTTCCCACCTATCTTGACAAATGCTTGAGAAAACTAGGTAGGGCTACATACGTTATTGCAGAGCAGATATTACATATTGAAGACTTTGAAGCAAGACTTCCAGATAACTTCTTTGCTGTAAGAGAAGCTTGGCTTTGTACACATGTTGATGGTTATCCATTCCAAACTCCAAACTCTCTATACACACAATCTGCATCAGCTACAACAATACAAGTGAGCCCTCTGACAATTGGAGGAACTCCTTGCAACAATCCTACATGCACCAATCCTGAATGTGCAGGAACATGTATGCCAGAACTTATTCAGGCTGTTTACAAAACAAACAATCAATCTGCAGTTACTATCACAAAGCAGTATCTTTTAAAACCAGGAAACATTTCTGTAAGAGCAAATTGTGCTCTGGATTGTAAGAATCTTGGAAGTTCTTCTGCGGATTCATTTGATATTAGAGATAATAAGTTTGTAACAAACTTTAGAAACGGAACAGTTTATTTAATATTCTATGCAACAGAATATGATGGTGCAGGTAATCAGATGATTCCTGATAACTATCGTATCAGAGAATATGTTGAGACATTCATTAAATACAAGGTGTTTGAAACCTTAACAAATCAAACAAACGATGAGACATTCCAACAACTTCAGGCAAAGCTTGCATATTACAAGCAGCTCTCTGAGGAGGCATTCATCATGGCTGATATAGAAATCAAGAAGCAAGATGCTTATGCAAAGCAGAGAAGAATAAAGAATGATTTGAATAGATTCAACATGTATGAACTTCCTAATAGAGTAAACAGATATGGCTGGAGAAGAAACAACTAATCAAGGCAACATAAGAGCAGAATATAATACTGCCACCGTAGGATTGAACATGGATAACACCGTGAATCAAGTTCCTAAGGGGGCACTTACTTATGCATTAAATGCATCTTTGGAAAACTTTGATGGTAGCATTGTAAACTATCAAAATGAACAAGGAAATGAATTCTGTGTTCAGTTTCCTGAGGGATATAGATTGATAGGACACCATTCTATCTACGAGCAAAATAAACATGTATTCTTCCTCTCTAATCCTATATCAGGAGATTCAGAGATTGGATTTATGGAGAACAATGATTGTGTCTACCATACATATATAAATGCTTCTTGTTTAAACTTCAACATAAACTATCCTATATTAAAAACCGTACACAGAATAACAAACTGCTCTACGGAAGTATATTGGACAGATGGGCTAAACCCTAGAAGATTTTTAGATCTTACAGAAATTCCATATAAGGTTAAGCCTGGTTCGGACGTTTGTGATGGTGAGACTATTCCTGAGATTGATTGTAACAGATTAAAACTTCAACCCCTCTTCTCAATTCCTCAACTTAACGTTGTTGATATTCAGACAGGCGGAAGTCTTACAGCTGGTACATATCAGTTTGCTATTCAGTATTGTGATGCTGAAGGAAGTGGATATACTTCCTACTATTCTGTCACAAACCCAACTCCTATTGCAAACCCAGACCTAACAACACCAAACTTCAACTACCTAGTTGGAAAATCAATCATCATAGACATTTCTGAAATTGATATTACAGGATACTATGAATATTTCAACATTGCTGTTGTAAAAACAGTGAATGATATAACATCTGTTGAACTTGTTGGTACATATTTTATAGATAAGAGTAACAAGCAAATCACCTATACAGGACAGAATGTTACACAGATTCGTCTGACAATTGAAGACATTTTTGAGAAATTCCCATATTACGAAATTGCACAGGATGTTACAGCTGTACAAGATATTCTTGTATGGGACAATCTAACATCTATTGATAGAATCAACTATCAGAAGATTGCCAATGATATAAACTTATATTGGCAAACGTATAAAATTCCTGAGACAGAAACATATTCTGATGAGCTAAATGCAACAAACTTACGCGGTTACCTGCGTGATGAGGTGTATGCATTTGAGATTGTTTTCTTATTGGATAATGGTAAACAAACAGATGGTTTCCATATTCCTGGTAGAGCAAAGAATGATTATGATGATTCGTTTGCAGATGTTTCAGATTCAAACCCAGACTTCATAGGTGATCCTGATAGAGTTGATCCTGATACAGGAATTGGGTATAGTCCGTATTGGAAGATATACAACACTGCAAGAGTGTTGGGAGATGCTATTGATATAAACATTGGAAATGCAACTCCATACAAATATGGAGAGTTTGCATATTGGGAATCCACAGAGGTCTATCCTTGTAATGAAGAAGTTTGGGGAAATCTTGCAAATCAACCAATCAGACATCATAAGTTTCCAGATGTAAGTGTTTCTCCAATATTTGAATCAAAGCTATTCACTGGAGCTAATAACATGGTGATGGGATCTAATGCAGTTTTCCCAATTGGTGTTAAACTCGATCCTTCTCAAATACAAACTTTAATCCAACAGTCTTCTCTTACAAATGAACAAAAGCAAGCAATTGTAGGGTTTAAGATTGTAAGAGGAAACAGAGGTACAAACAAGTCAATTGTAGCAAAAGGTATTCTAAGAAACGTTGGTAAGTATGATAGGGATGAGACAGAATACTATTTTGCCAACTACCCATACAACGATCTTAACAAGGATCCGTTTATTCTAGATAAACCAAACTCTTTTACTGCTGATATAACAGCAACAAACACTACGAACTTCTTTTGCAGAAGTTTTACAATAACGGCATATGCAGATAATACAGTTGTAGAGTTTTTAAGTTGTTTTACAGAAAAGACTCAGAGAGTAAAAATTGAAAACTATGGAGATACAAAAGATATATGTTCTCTTGATCTTCCTATTATAGTTAGCGGTAAGGCATGTATGAGATCTAACACATACAGTCAATATCTTATAAAATGGAAAGGAACTCAAAGTAACCCTGGAATAATACTTGCAATTTATGGAATATATGATCCTAGGGGAACTGGATGTACAACTTCAATTTCTATACCAAATTGTGATGTATGTGTAACAAATCCTTCAAATGTTTGCTGTCCAACAAGTACATTTGCAACTGGTAGATTTAATGAAATTAGAAAACAGGTTAAAGTAAGTGAATACCAAGAATATTACATTAATTCAATTTTCTATCCAAGAGGAATAGATGGTTCTTTATCAGACTTTGAAATAACACTTGTAAACGAAGTTGGTTATGATCTTTGTACACCAAATCCTTTAGACGCATTTGCTGACAATGGTTCTAAATATAGAATGGTATTTAATTCTCCAGAGACTTCTTTTGGACAACCATTCTTAGGCAATGTACTAAAGCTTGAGAGTGTTATATATGGAGCTGGAAAATCACATGATGTAGAAGTTAATGACAATGCTAGATATAGACTCTTGTCAGAAGAAGCTCAAAGAGATGCTCTAGATTCATCCGATAGACTAGCCTCGGAAACAGATCCTTTTAATATTGCTGTATTCTTCGCAGCATATCAAGCATATCTAGCAATCTACTTAAATGGAATATCAAGAAGAAACTTTGCATACTCATTTAACTCAATTGCTTCTTATAACTATTCTGGAGAAATAAAAGATAATGCAGGAATTAAACAAAGACCTATTGACATTGCTCAATACCTAATTCCTGGAGTTCAAGCTGTTGGTGATGACAATCCTATTAACAACTTTAACAGAGAATCTTCTGTATATATAAAAACTACAGATGATGTTAGGGATTTTACAATTCCTTATAGAACATATGAGATATGCAATACGGAATCTCCTTCTGGATTTTTTCCTCCATTTGCTTTATTTTCATACACTGATCCTACAACATTACAAACAGCATCTATAGTAATCAGAGCAGGAAAGTGTGAAACTTTTGATTCTACAACAACTCCGTTAGATATACTACCATATGTTTCAACAATAATCACGGAAAGTGATTTAAAATACTATTCAGCAAACATTCCAGTTCCTCCTTTAGGTTATCCATACACACAACCTTCTATCAGTCCAACAGGAATACCTATTGTTTCTGATAAGTCTAGATATACAATATCTGAAAGGTCTGCATGTGATGTTCCTGCAAGACAGGATAAGATTGATGTTCTTTCCTATTATGCTTCTCTCAAGAACATATTTGTAAATCAGTGGGGTCAGATTTATTCTTATGAAACAATCGATACAGGTTTCCAAAGACTATTGACCAAAACACAAAACCTCCCAAGCACCGTATTTGGAGGAGATACATTCATTAGTAAGTTTGCATTTAAGGTGAAGATTCCTTTCTTCATAGATAACCGTGTAAACGCTCCCGATGATTCAGACATTTTCTATGATGAGATTGGTAATGTTGCCTATCCTAAATACTGGCACTCTGCAAGGTCTGTTACAAAGGATTACATCTTGAATTATAACAATGGAAATGATGTATCATCTGTTATGCCAAATCTTATTTCATATAAGGCACATAACTTTGACTGTCCTAATTCACAGGGAGTAACTAATAACAATCCAAATAGAATGTTCTACGATGGATATTTCTATTTGTTTGCTTATGGAATTCCATCATTCTATTGTGAAACTTCTATAAATACAGATCTTCGTCAGGCATTCAATAATAAAGAAGGTGACTTCTGGCCACATGTTAGTACAGATATTCCTGATGATTGGTTACAGGAAAACAATGTAACAATTGCTCAGGACAATACATACTATTATAATGTTACGTTCTCTAAGCAGAATAAAGAAAATGCATTCACGCACCTTCCTGTAGATTGGGAAGATAAGCTTTGTTTTACAAATTTCCCATTCAGAGCAATCTATTCAGATAGTGAAGAATGGTTAATATACCGTCCTGTTTCATATTTTGATTTCCCTCAGAACTACGGAAAACTCACTTCTTTGGATGGTATTCAAAATAAGGCAATTCTTGCAAGATTTGAGAATAAGACATTGCTTTACAATAACTTATTGACAATTGATACAAGTAACCCTCAGGCTGCTTATATTGGAAACAATAAGTTGTTTTCATCTGCACCTCCTATTGACTTTGCAGAAACAGATCTTGGTTATGTAGGAAGTCAGAACAAAATGCTCCTGAAAATTCCTCAAGGACAGGTTACAGTTGATGCTAAACGTGGACAAGTGTTTATTATATCTGGAACACAAGCTATTGACATTTCAGCTTTTGGTTCTGGTATGAATAGATTCTTTGTAGAACACCTAGCATTTAAAATACTGAAACATTTCCCTGAGGTAAATATAGACAATCATCTAAATGGAATAGGTTTACACGGAACCTATGATAGTAAGTATGATAGAGTGATTATAACAAAACTTGACTATGTTCCATTCCCTGAAAAGAATGTAAAATACGATAGTGTAAATAGAGAGTTTTATATAGATAGATCTATAGGAAATGGTGAATTTACAATTAGAGAGGTAGTGGATGTTACAAATCCTGAATACTTCTGTAATAAATCTTGGACTCTTTCTTATGGAATCAACTCAAAAAGTTGGATTAGTTTCCACAGTTACATCCCTAACTGGTATATAGCTGAGAACAACTTCTTCTATTCTGGAATTAATTCATGCTGTGATGATTCTGTTTTTGAAGTGTTAGCAACAGTCGTAACTCCTCCTGAGGAAACAACTACTACCACTTCTACAGAAAGACCTGGTACAACAACTACCACTACAACAGTTCTTAATTGTACAATTGCAGGAACAGCTGAAATCATTGGCTGTACAATCGAAGGGGTTGCTTACATAACAGAACCACCTATCCCTCCACCTTGTCAAAGACCTACAAACTTGCAAGTATATTCTTTTGTTTATGGATATTCTCCTACAACAGGACCATCAATTATATCAAGCTTAACTTTCAATGATGCATGTACAGCTGTTGGAGCAGTATTTGAAAGTGGTGCAACTCCACAAATATTTGTAGTGTCTATTCCACAATTAACTGTGGGAAGCAATGTATATCTTGGAGGAGTTGGAGTTACTAATTGTGATACAATAGGTGATGGTTGGTATTTTGTTAACGACATAACATTAATAGGAACTGTATTCCATGTTGTTGGAGGAGTGATCACTGAAATATCTACATGCTCTAACTATACAACCACAACAACATCAACCACTATATTCGGAACAAGAATATTCTTGGGGTATGGTGCAACTGATGTAATAGCATGTACAGCATCTCAAATAGCTTACTACGTAAACCCAGCATGTATTCCTTTGTCACTAGGTTGTATAATTTATACAGACCTAACATTAACTGTTCCTGTATCAGTTAGTGGATTCTATTCAAATGGATCGTACGTGTATGAGTGTAATGGATCTGGACTAATTATTGATATCCTACTCTGTACAAGTTAAATATAACAAAGAATGTCTAAATCAATACTCATAAAATTGACAAAGTCCAGCAGAAAATCTGTTGGACCATTTGTCATTGAGGATAATATTGGAAATGTATTAGCAGACAATATTACAAAAGACAATCTTATATCTGGAAGATCTATAAATGTTTCAGACAATGCTGTTCTTGTTGTAATAAAGTCAAAGGATAGTTGTAATATTGTTCAACGATTGAAGATTGTTGAAACTCCTTTGAACCAGATAGCGGCTATTGTTTATGAGGAAATAAATACAGGATGCATCTGGTCTCATTTAAGGAACCCAGAGATATACAACACCTTCTACGGAACTACACAACCGTATGTAATAGAATATCCATTTGCATACCAGTATATGGATGAGATTTTACAGAATGTAAAAGACTATACAAAGACATATAAATACATAAATGGTACACAGGTATTTGCAGAAGAACCTAATAAGATAGAGGTGGATGATGTTTGGTTTAACAAAGCTGTTCTATATAACGGACAGCAGTCTACAGGAGTTCTTGAACTAGCTCCAAAACCAAAACATAACCTAAAGGAATACATGAAGTATCCTGTATATAACGCTGATAGTAAAGTGATTACGTATACAAAGAGTGATAACTTCTATCAATACAATACATTTTGGTCCCTTGTAAGAAACAAATCAGTTCCTCTTTTTGTAAATTCGTGCGAAAATTTATCTGTGGATAAAGTGGTAAACCAATCTAATATGGACTACAGCAAGAGATCCTTTAAGAAGGAACCTCTAAGAGCAAAAGATCTCAAGGTGAGACATATTCTTGATAACCGCTCAGATGCTCATCTTGTTTCTCAATTCATTGTTACACCTAGTCAAATCTCCTATAAATAATGGCAAAGAACAAAAACTATCGAGTTGGTAAAAGTAAGATTGAAGGCAAAGGGGTTTTCTCTAAGAAAAATCTTGCTCCTGGAGATCCTATAGGTAAGGTTCATACAATCAATCAACTTTATACAGATTACGACTTTACAGATCTTGGAAGGAATCACAATCATAGTAACAATCCAAATGTTCAAAACGTTCTTGTTGGAAATGAAAGACACCTGGTTGCAATTAAACCTATTAAGAAAGGAGAAGAACTTACAAGTGATTATAGACTCCAGCCTGATCTTGAGCAACCTGAAGATTTCAAAAAAGGAGGATGGCTTGATAAATACAACCCTAAAGCTGAGAATGGTATAGAGGGAACAATGGGTGGTTTAACCGATCAAGGATTTAATTACAACGGAGCATGGGGTGGACAATTTGATATTGGTGGAAAAGTTACAAAAGCTCAAAGAGGATTTAGTTGCCCAAAGAATATATGTGACTCTAGTTATTCAGGACAACAAGGTGGTGTTGGTAGATTGATTGGTGGTATTGGTGATTTTTTAGGAGTGGGAAAAGGTGATGAAAGAAAAGAAAGAAGAGCTGAGAGAAGAGCTGAGAGATTGCTAAAAAGAGGTGAGAAGAAAAAGAATGAAATAGATGACAACTCAGAAGATGTAAATACTAATTCTGGTGGTTTATTTGGTGGTAATATGATTCCTCCTAGTTTTGAAAATGACTTCAATAACTTTGACTACTTTCAAAACAAACTTAGTATACCAGGGTTTGGAAGAACAACTGCTATGGGGGGATTTTTCAGAAACACAATTCCTACAACCTCACCAGAACAGAACGCAACTCCAATATATGGTGATTCTATAGTTTCCAATTACACCAGCCCTGAGGCTAATGTTTCTGAAAACTTATTAAACCAAGGAAAATTGTATGATGGTGTACCTGGAGGAATTAGTTCTGAGTCAGTGCTAACAGCTATGAACGGAGCATCTCTTCCTGGTTCTGTAGGATTCATGTACGCACGTACGAATAGTCCTGCTCCTTCAGAAGGTCCTTATGCAAAGAAGACAATGCCCAGTGCACAGAATGGAAATTATGTTAAGAACTATCTAAATTACATGAACCAAGACTATAAAGATTGGTATAGTGTAAATAGAGGAGACGATGGATATGATTCTTACTATTATGATCATTTGCAGAAAGAAGCTCCTATGGTAACTACTACAGGACCTGCTTGGCAAATAACTCAAGTAAAAGATCCTAGTCAAGTTTGGTATACAGAAGAACTATCACCAAGTGATAAAAGAAAAGTAGATCAAGGTAAACTCACTGCTAAATTTATAAAAGATCATAGCACTACTGAAAGAGACACTTCCATGGATGAGTTTTATGGAAATTTGACTAGACACTTGATTGATAAAAATGTTCTTAAACAAGAGAATGGTGGCTCAATGTCCTACTACCAACATGGACTAGATTGGAACCCTAAGACAATCAGTGAAGATGGTTCTATAATTCCTATGGCTCAAACTGGTTTAAATATACCAGGAGTAACGGACTTTAAAGCACCTAGAGCAGCTTCTGAATCTACAAGTAGAATGGTGTTTGATCCTATTACAAAAAGAATGGTTAGTACAGCTACAACTGGACAAAGCAAAAAAGATGTTGCTGCTGCTACTTCAGATATGGGAAAGTATAAAAAGTTTGAGAAGGAAGAAGAAAAAAGAAGAGTGTCTGAAAGAAAATCTGCTGTTGCTGCTAAAGATAAAGGATCTGCCTTTAAGCTACCTTCAGGAGAAACAAAGAAGTATGATGACATGAGTGCTACAGAAAAACTGTATGTCTCTGGTAAAGCTCTCGAACAAAGAGGTAGATTTAATCAAGATGAAGAAGCTTGGTATGATGACTTTGCAAACCCTATTAACTGGATTACAGGTGCTGCAGGTGGATTAGGAACAGCTCCATATGAAGCTCAACAGTCAGGTTCTGTTATGCCCTATCTATCAGCTGTTGCTTCTCCTCTTATTGAAGGAGCTTTTGGATTTGATCCTTTAGGAAGTGCTATGAAAATTCCTGGATTAAAAAATCAGTTATCAAAATCTTTTGAAAAAATAGTAAAAGAACCTGTACAGGCTTTTGGACTAGATGTTGGAAATGCTGCTTATGAATTATATCATCCAATCAAGTATGCCAAACAAATCAAAGACATAAAAAAATATCACTCTGGACTATTTGATAGAATTAAGGATCCAGAAGCTTTGAAACGTTTATATAATACAAAGTATACTAAAAAACTTTTGTCTGAACCTACGTTTGAAGAGTTTTCAGAAAATCCTGAAAAGTATTTAAACTTACCAGAAATTAGTACTTTCCCTGGAGCAAGGTTTACTAAACAAAAAACAAAAAGTTCTGGATCTCATTATGATCCGTATAATAATAGAATAAATATAGATCCTAGTGATGTAAACATTGCTAAACAATATGGTATGGAGATGTCTCCAGAAGCTATATATGAACATGAACTTGGACATTGGTTAGAGAACATGGTTGGTAATAGAGGAGGGGTGTCTAGTTCTGAAGCAAGACAAATATTTGGATTGAGTCCAAATAATTATACACCATCTAATCTGAAAAATTATCCAGGATACAATTCTCTTCCAGAATATGGTAAATCGTCAATTGAGTATTTTGCAAAAGCAAATGGACCTAAATTAAACGAGGCTATACCTCATATGAGAGAGACAAGACAGACTATGTTGGAAAAGGGGTATATAAAAAATATATATGATCCTATTGATCCAGACTTAATGAGTAGGTTTGTAAAAGAAAATCCAAAAGATAGAATATCAAGTTTTGCAAACCCTTCGAGCAAGGATCAAATGTCTGGTCTATCTAACTTGTTTAATAAACTTCCAGCTGCTGCAGGAGTTGGTATTGGTGCAGAAGCCCTTATGGAGGAAGATGGCGAAACTCCACAACAAAGAAATGGAGGATTGACTAAAGCTCAAAACGGCCTTGAGTATATGGACCTTGGTCCTACTGGATCAACTAATAAAGAAGTTCGTAGATCTTGTGGAAGAACTAAGCATGATGCTGCAATGAACGCTGAGGCAGCAAGAGAGTTGAGAAAACTAGCTAAAGAAAAAGGTCCTGAGCAACTGACTGAATGGCAAGATATTACTCGTCTTGATAAAGAAGATAAGAAAGCTTTAAAAGAACAGTTTAAATTAATTAAAGATAAATACCCAGGTCTTGATTTTAACATGCTTGTTGCTGCTAACAGAGATGCTGGTAGAACAAGTGTGCAGTTTAGTCAACCTGAGAGATATGGACAATACTTTAATCCTGAGACAGGGGAGTTTTTAAGAAACACAGATACTAGAAACGTAGATCCTTTTATGCGTTTCTACAGAAAACAGTTCCCTAAACAAACTAAGATTAGTGCTACAGATGTATTAGATGTGTATAACAAAATGCCAGGGGGTGTTTCTAATTATCAAAGATATGTTGATGAAGGATATTTCCCACTTGACCAAACACCCACTAATCAGATGTACGGAGGAGTAACTAAGGCTCAAAAGGGACTTAATGTTCCAACAACAACAGATAGCTTAAACTTATTCAATGCTCAAATTGCTTTAAATAAGTTTTATGAGGATGAGATGAAAAAGGGTAGAATTAAAAAAGATGCTGTTAAAGATAAATTTGCTTTAGCTAAAGCTTCAGAACTGAATGATGAAAATTTAAAATTTTATAGAGGTGAAACTGAAAGAAGAAATCGTTTTAATAAAGGTATGTACGATGATTTTTATTATAAATACTTTAACTTACTTCCACCACAACTTCAACTATTAGAAGAAAGAGGATTGAAGAAAAGTCAACATAAAAACAATCATCAAGCTTACTACAGAGATTTGATAACCCCTATGCAAAACTTAGCTTCTCCATTTGCATTGTATGATGAGCGTATAAAACCACAATCAAAAATTTCATATAGTCCTGTAGGAAGCGGATATCCTGGAGGTAATGTTGTTGTGTATGATTATGATCCACTTGCCATAAAGCCGTATAATATGAGAACACCTAAGGAAAAGGCTGAGTGGGAAAAGAAATATGGGTCTAAGAAAACAACTAAATCTACACCTGTAGAAAAGAAAAAACCAGAACCTAAGGTAACTAAAAAATCTATAACTCCAGAATCTGTTCTACTTGATAATCAGTCTCAGCAAACTTCTTCTAAAATAACACAAACACCTGCTGCAGTTGCCTCCAAAGTGGAAATGTCTTATAGTCCAGGAGTTCCTGGAGGAGATCCTGTATATGGTCCAGGAAACAGTTTGATTGGTGTTATGAACAAAGGAAAGTTTACCACTTACAAACATGATGCATTAAACAGTCCTGATAAAGCATTATTAGAAAATCAAGAAGCACTTCAGAAGTATGTAGGTCAGAAGTTTGGTAAAGATTATGTAAAGTTTGAAAAAGGTGGTCAATATAGTAATACAAAACAAACCAAAATGGTTAACCAAAAAGCACCTCAGTCTTGGTTAGACCAATATAAGTAATTAATTTTATTCTAAAACTTACCCAAAATGGTAAAAAAGTTCCTAAAAATAGCAGGAGTTAAGACAGAAGCTGAGTTTTACAAGAAGTATCCTTCAGAGGCTGCATTCTTTAAAGCTCATCCTGAAGCTAAAGATCTGAAGCAGTATAAGCAAGGTGGTCAGCAAAAGAAGCTGAACCAGCTTACAAGCTTTGAAGGTGATGTTGATAACATCATACCCATGAGTGAAATAGGGTCTATCATAAACCAAACTCCTGCATCTCAACCTTTTCAACCTATTGATTTTCAAGGATTTAGAGATTCTTACGATAGGCAGTTTACAGGATCTACAGAAGCTGAAAGACAAGCTGAACAACAGAGACAAGCTCAGATGCAAAAACAACAGTCTTCTAAAGCTGGTGGAGGAATGCCTAGTCTTGGAAACATTGGTCAAATGGCATCTATGATGGGTGGTGCTGGTGGAGCTGCTCCTCTTCCAATCAGTAAGAAGGGTAAGAAATTAAACAAAGCTCAGGTTGGTACACAACAAGGACTTGGATTAAATAGCCCTGCTGCAGGAACCATGACAGGTGTTACAACTGCTGGAGTTAATCCTTATATGTACAACAGTACACAACCTTTGGAAGGATCGTACAATATTACAGCTCCTTCCCCAGCTCCTGTTACACCACAAGTACCCTCTACAACACCACAATCATCTTCTTCAAAAGGATCATCTTTATCAGGACTTACAGGTGCTATTCCTGTTGTTGGAGGAATTATAGGTGGAATACAAGCATTATATGATGAGAGAGAAGTGAGAAGGAGAGCTGAACAACAAGCTAAACTTAGTGACATCACATTACAGGCTGCAACGCTAAAGCCTGAATATAATAAACGTAAGTACGTAAGACCAGAAGATACAATTATTCAGCCAGAGCAATTGTTTCCTTCATACGGTGTAGGAACAAATGTTTTGGCAAGAAATGGTTCTATTCTGAAAGCTCAGAATGGTACAGATGAAACTTATGAAAAGTTAAAAGAATATGGGTCTTCTGCCTATGATCGAATGGCTCCTTTTTATGAAACATTATATGGGGCAGCTAATGAATATAAAAATGAAAGAACTGGAAAGGTTAGTGATCTTAATAGTGCAAGAGCAACAGCTAAAGCATTTATAAAAAATCCTAGTGTTCTTTTTATGAAGAGACACAGCATTCCTAGTGAGCTAACAAATATGGAGAGTAATCCATACGGTGTGCAATCATATACAACTCCTATAACAGCATGGTATCCTACACAATGGGCAGAACCTAGAGAAGAGCGTGAAGATGGTTTTGGAGATTGGTGGAAAGAAAATATTAAATATCCTTATGAAGAATGGAACAATAGAAGAAAAACAAGAAAAGGTATTAGACGTCAAAGACGTTGTTTTGGAGCTAACTGTACAGAAGATGAAATGCAAGATCAAGCTGAATATGGTATGCAGATTGGTGGCAATCTTACAGAGATACAGAACATGTACAATCCTGGGGACATGTATGAAGACCTTGGATATGAACCACTTAGTGAAAGTGATATCATAAAACAATACGCTACTGGTGGAGATATGTCACAACTAAACTCTACATTAGGAGCGTTCTCTGGAATAGCAGGTCCTTTAGGTGGAGCAATTGGTGGTGGAGGTTTTCAGGCTAATGCTGGATCTCAAGCAGGAGGAGCTATTGGAGGAGCTATTGGAAACGCTATTGTTCCAGGTGTAGGAGGAACAGTTGGTAATCTTGCTGGTTCATTAATTGGGGGAGCATTAGACCAAGCTCCTAGAAAGATCAAAGCTGCACAAGAAAAGACACAAAAAAATGTAAACAAAGCAGCAGCTGCTTCTATGGCACAAGGTCTTCAATCACAATATTCTGCCTATGTTAAAAATGGTGGATGGGTTTCTCACGATTGGCAACCACAGGTGATTACAAAGTTTGGGGAATATGATGTAGAAGATCTTCTTCAACCTGATGAAACAATGGATACATTGAGAACAGGTGGTCACATTAGACAAAATCAAATGTTCCCTACAGATCAATATAACTTTGGAGGATCTCTTCAAACCACATGGGGTGGATACGCAGAACCTATTTCAGAAAACCCATATCTTCCAGGAACAGGACAAACTGTAATGTTCAGAGGTAATTCCCATGAAGAAGGTGATGGAAAAGGAAGAACAGGAATAGGTGTTAAATATGGAGGTGGGGATGACTATTCTCCTTACATGGAATATGGAAGAGATGGTATAGAAGATGTTACAGATGTTGAAGTGGAAAGAGGTGAACCAGCTGTTGAACTTCCAGATAGCGAAACAGGAGAAAACAACATGGTGGTATTTGGTAACCTCAAGGTTCCAAAACAATACATTCCTCAAGCTGGTGGTAAGAAGTTCAAAAACTATGTAAAAGGTCTTTCTGAAAAAGAAGATAAAATTAGCAAGTCTTTGGACAAAGATGTTGATGCTCTTGATAATATAGAAGTTTACACACCGTTTGATAAGCTTAAGATGGATGCATTGCAAGCAAATCTAATTGGCAAGAACATGAAACTCAAGAAGATAGCTGATAGTAAAATGGAAGCTGCTTCTGTACAAAGTGCATTAAATGACACAGCTGAAGAATATGGAATTGATGCAGATGCTCTTGCTAAGGGTAAAGTTAAAATAGACAAAAAAGCACAAACAGAAATGGCTAGATTTGGTAAAGAGATATTCAAAGCTCAAAACGGTGATGAGTTTAAAATAAAAGGTAAACTTCCTGGATCTATTGATTACAATCCATTAGATAAGGCTGGTAGTGATCTTTGGACAAGGAAGAATTACAATAAGCTCTGGAAACCAAAGGTTGATGATGCGTTCAGTGTTCCTTCTAAAGCTAGACAAATCATATCAGACATTGAGAACTACTCAGGTCAGGATTTTGAAGATGTACAAGCTGCTATTGCTAAAGGTAAGACATTTGATGAAAAGGTTAAGATTGCTAAGAGATTGGCTAAAGATAGAAAAGTTGGTCCTTATCATAGACTGGTTGATGAATTGATTGATAAGAAGAGAGACCCAGTTAAGGCTATACCGATACCATTCCCTGGTCCAAAGATGCCAGAACCTAAATTCAAACCAATCCCAATACCTAAGCAAAAAGATATTTCAAAGAAGAAGGATGACTTTGATTGGACTGGGGTGGTAAATCAAATTACACCATTCTTAAGACCTACAGACGTTGACTATAATGTAGATCTCACTCCAGAGATGATGGCTCTTTCAATGAACCAGCTGGAATCAGTTCCTGCACAACTCTATCAACCACAGCTCTTAACACCGTATGATGTCTCTTATCAGGATCAACTGAACGAAGTGACAGCACAATCAAGAGCTGCAGAAAGAATGGCTAGACAAGATCCTGCAGCAGCTGCAGCTATAATGGGTCAAGCTAATAGAGCTAAATCAAACATCCTTGGACAACAGTTCAGAGATAACCAAGCTCAGAGAATGGGTACTTACAATCAGAACATAGCAACTCTCAACGATGCTAAGTTGAAGAATCTAGCTATTCTGGATGAGCAGGCTAAGAGACAAGCTATGGCAAGATCTAATACAAAAGCTCAAGCAATGGAAGCTGCTAAGTCTATTTCTGATAAGATTGCTAAGAATAGATTGGAAAACAAAACATTACAGACGTACGAAAACCTTTATAACTTTAGATTTGACGATAGAGGAAGAGCAATTAATTACAACCCTCTTGCTAAGTTTAATGCTACAGTGGGAGGATCTGGAACATCTTCTGGTAAAGGAGGATTAGCTTCAGGATATGAATTTACATACGATGCTAACGGTAACATCATTGGTACTAGGAAGTCTTCCAAGAAAGATGATGACACTGGTAGAAATGGTAGAATCGTAAAAGCTATGAAGGGTTTCTAATTGATTCAGTTATATAAGATTACCAGAAGCTGTTATAGTTTCTTGGTAGTCTTAATTTTTCAAATTATATTTGCTAACATAATAAGCTATGGCTAGTTGGACAGACGCAATAACGCAATTTAATCCCTATGTTTCCACCATTCCTGTAGAGGCAATGGTGAAGGTGGGTATGGAGAAACAGAGAAGGTATGACGAGGGATATGCAAAAATACAATCTCAAATTGACCAGGTTGCTGGTCTTGACATCTATAAAGATGTAGATAAGAACTATCTGCAGTCTAAACTCAATGAGCTTGGTGGAAAGTTACAAACCTTTGCAGCCTCAGATTTCTCTAACTATCAATTAGTTAACTCTGTAGCTGGTATGGCTAAACAGGTGGCAGCTGATGAAACAGTTCAGAATGCTGTAAGTTCTACAGCTCATTACAGAAATGAGCTAAAAAGAATGGAAGAAGCTAGGAAGAAAGGAAAGTCTGATAAAAATAATGAAGACTTTTTCTATAACGATGCGAATAAATGGTTGACTGATAAAAACGCTGGTGCTAAATTCTCAGACTCTTTTACAGAGCACGTTGATATTATGAAGACCATTAGAGAGAATGTTGCTGCAGCTGGTATAGATAGTAAGTATATAGAGCAAATGTATGAAACTGATGTTAATGGTAATATACTTCGTGATAGAAACAATCACCCTATTCCAGCAAGAGTTATGGCAACTGAAACTCTTGATACAAACGCTGATAAGGTAAAGGCTATTGTTGCTAATGTTATGTCTCAAGGAGATATTCAAAAGCAACTTTACATTGATGGTTGGGCAAATACAAGAAACATTCCTGTAGAGAGCATATACAAAACATTTGAAAATGATTTTGGGGAAAGGGATGCATTGAACAATCAGGAACTTTTGTTCTTGCAGGCTCAATTAGATTCTAATAATTTATCTTCAGATAATAAAGAAGCTGTTAAAAATAAGATATCAGAACTAAAAGAGCTACAAGAAATAAATAGAAAAAAACTAGAAAACCTCAAGGAAAAGTCAACAATCGATCCTGAAAAATTTAAAATAGAATACTATCAGGATAGCTACACGTCTAACTTAATAAACGGATTTACAACAATTAAATCTAAGAAAGAACAGAAAGATAGTCCTCTCAGAAAGCAATTGAACTGGGAAGAAGAAATGGACTTTAGTAGGAACAAAGAAGCATTTGATAGAAAGATAGCATTAGCCACAGCATCAAGAGATGAAAGAAGACTTCAGTTGGAAACACTCAAGTTTGAAGCAGATTATGAATTTGATCCTGTAACAGGTAGATATAAGAAGGTAGAAACTACTGATGCTAATAAAAAGAAACCTATAAACACCACAACAACTTCTGAGATTAATTCTGAGAACAAAGGTGAGCCAATTGATGCTGAAGATAGTTATAAAAATATAACTTCTGATTTACAATCTCAAATACAACTTAAAGGATTTGATGCCATTTATTCATTTTTGTACAAGGTGAATAATGGAAAAACAAAAGACGGTAAACCTTTTACAAGAGAAGTTGCAAAAAGAGATATCGAAAGCTGGGCTAAATCCAATGGAGAAACCCCTTATCAATGGATTGTCAGATGGTCTACAGATTTAAAAAATAGATCTGAAGCAAATGGTATAAAGCTATCTGTTCAAGATCTTGAAAAGATAGACGAAATAAATAAGTTGCATAATGATGTAACAAATAGACTTGCTATAACAGAAGATATACATAGACAAGTAAAATCTGAAACTGGACTTGATCCTAAAAAGTTAAACTTAACTGAGATAAAACCTGCTTCAAAGAGTGGTTTTGAGAATTGGGTTGAGAGGAATATAGGAATTGAGATTTCACAAGGACCAGCTATAACTGTACAAGATCAAATGGATTATATCACTTGGAAAAGTGGGGGTCTTCTTAAAACAGGAACTAGTGTAAGAACTGCAGAAGAAAGATTGAAGAAAAAGTTTGGAAGTTGGTCAGAGTTTGAATACTATGCTGAACAACTTCAGAAAGGATTGGTACAACGTCTAAGTGGTTTAGCAAGCAATAAAGATATAAAAAAGTATTACGAATCTGTTTCTGATAAATTTAAAAAAGTAAATGTTGTATCTGATAACTTCTCAGCTACATTATCAGGAAGTGATGATGAAATAAAAGCAGCTAAAGGAAGACTTGCTCCACTGTTTAATGCTCAAAGATTAGAAGAAGGTGATCAAGATGCTATTTCAGCAGCACTTGCAGAATCTGGTGGACTTATTACATACGATGCTAAAAGACCTACAAAAGAAGGTGAAGCTTGGACAGGTACAATATATGTAACTGATAAAAAAGGTAAAAAACATTCTGTAGAAGTTGACCAAGCAAATTTAGAAACTATAACTGGAAGGGTTTTTAATCCTTATGTAGAAGATGGTCTTAGAGCAAGAGCTAACGTAAGTCAATTTGGATCTACAAACTTAGGTGCTTTCACTACAGATCCCAATGCTTACACAACTGCTGCTATTAAATCTAACAGATTTAGAAGTCTTGCAAATTCAGACTATACAGCATTTGCGGATATACTTCCACTTTCTGGAGGTAAATTAGGAATAGCAATATACGCTAAAGATAGAAGTATGTCTAACTTTAAAAGAATAGAAATGGTTCCTATAAAAACAACAGTTAATGGAAACCCTGTCTATTTTACAGACTATAATGAGATATACAATGTTATTCCGAATGTTACTCCTGCTATGATTGCAAACGAATTGAACAAATTGAAACAAAAGAAATAATATGCCTGAAGAGTTAAAACCTGTAAACCTACCTGGTAGACCAAGAAATATTGTTCCTTTAGACAACAGTGGTCCTGCTCAGTTAACAGGAAGTCTTGCTTACAGACAATCAAAAGATACACTTGAGTCATTGTTCGCATCAGTTCCTATTGATACTGGTGCAAAGCAGTCAACTGTTTATCAATCTGAAGTTGATGACCTGTTAACAGGAAGATATAACAACGTTATATACGGAGCAAACAATGAAGATATACACGGTAGAAACCAATCATTCCTTGACAAGGCTGTAAATGGAACATTGAAAGGTGTTGGTCTTGCAGCTACAACTTTTGCTGGAGGTCTTGGTACTGTGTATGGCATAGGTAAATCTTTCTTTTCAGGAAAGCTCTCTGACGTATGGCAAAATGAAATCAGTGAGTCATTAGATGAGATAAATAAAGAAATAGATAATAGGTATCTTCCAAACTACTATACAGATAATGAGAAGAATGCAGCATGGTATTCTCCAGATAACTTGTTCACTGCAAACTTCTTATTTGATAAGTTAGTTAAGAATACAGGATTTGCAGTTGGTGCTATATACTCAGGAAATCTTGCTGCGAAAGGAATTGGAGTTATAGGAAAAGGTGTTGGTGGAATGTTTGATAAAGTTGGAAAGTATACAGAAGCTTGGAAAAGTTTCTCAAATCTTAACAAAGGTGCAGCACGTCTGTTCTCTCAAGGTAAGAACATAGAAGCTGCTGAAATCCTTCAGAAGGAAATTAAGAGTGTATATGATATTGAAAAAGCAGCTACTGAGTTAAAGAAGGTTTCAGACCAGTTCCTTCGCGTAGAAGGTGTACAAGACTTTACAAGAAGATCTATAATGTCTCTGTATTCTTCTGCAGGAGAATCTTCTTTTGAGTCTATTGGTACAGCAACTGCTTTTAGAGAAAAGAAGATACAAGAGTATAGAGATACTTGGGGATTTGATCCTACTGGACAAGATTTAGAGAAAATAGACAAGTTGTCAAAAGATGTAGGTAATGCATCATTCATGGCTAACATGGCAGTTTTGTCTGTTACAGAGTTTACACAACTTCCTTATCTTTTAGGTAGCTCCTATAAACCAAACAAAGCTGTTGCTAATGCTTTCAAGTCTACAGATGATGTTATGCTTGAAGGTGGTAAATTTGTAGCAAAGCCTACATCAAGATTATCAAAAGCTAGCAGATTTGTAAAATCTTACATATTTGATCCAAAAGAATCTGCACAAGAATTTCTTCAAACATCAATTGATGTAGGAGTTCAGGACTACTACAATAAAGCATATGAAGGAAACGAAACAGATGATCTTTTAGATGCATTTGCAAATGCTGGGTCTTCAGCAGCAACTGCTTTCAAAGAATCTATCACTTCCAAGGAAGGTGGTGAGAGTATACTTCTTGGAGGACTCTCTGGAGGATTGATGCAAGCAAAAGGTAAGTATGGAGAAAATAAACTAAGAGATAAAAATACAAAACAGTTTCTTGCAGAACTGAACACTCCTGATAACACTTTTACAAAAGCTTTCATAGAAAGAACAAACTCTTTACAAAGAGGTATAAAACTTCAAGAAGAAAGTGAACAGTTTGTAAGAGAAGGAAATAAATCTGGATTTTTAGATAATAAGCACGATCAATCTTACAATTACATCTCTACTAGAGTGAAGTATGGTAGAGCTGAAATGATATATGATGATATAAATGAACGTAGAAAACAAGCTTCTACCGAAGATGGATATAAAAATCTTCAAGCAAACGGTGGTGCTCCAACCAATCTATCAAGAGAAGACTACCTGAAAAAACTAAATGAGTTTGAAAATCATGTAGGAGAAGTTAGCTCATTGTATGAATCTGCCAACATTCGCTATGGAGGAAGACTGGATGCAGAAGGTAATAGAATATATTCAGATGAAGTTATTGATAAGATGGTTTATGCATCTTCTAAAATCAATGACTATGACAAACGTTTGATGGAACTAGGTGGTGATATTTCTGCAACTGGAATAGACAATATGTCCATAAATGAAGTTTTAAGACAGTCAGCTAGTTGGGAAGCAGGTGATTTAGAAACAGCAGTTAAGGAAGAAGCTGTAGTTTCAGCTATTTCAAAAGCTGTTTCTAGTATAAACAGCCTAGATGTTGCAGATGCTGTAAAGGATCAGATGAAGGAAGATTTTTCTGATTATTTAGATATGTCTCTTCGTAGAAAAACTATTTTACAAGAGCTTAATGATATAATGAAATCTCCAGAGAAGTATAAGGAGGAGCAAGCAGAAGTACTTCCAGATAAAGAAATCACTCCTACAGTTAAAATTAAAACCAGAGATGGTGTTAAGGATTATGAAACTGGTGTTGAGTATTTCTTAGGAAGTGTTGTTGAATATGATAAGGACGGTAATGAAGTTTATAAGTTCCCAAGACTAACAATCATTGGTGAGAACTCAGATGGTACAATTAAGATAAAGGATAGCTCTGGTAAGATTAGAGATGTGTCGAAAGAAGTTCTTGCTAGCTATAAGCTTGGTAAGGTTAGCTCTGTTGAAACAAACGAGAACGCTAATTTCTATCTTAGAAATATAAACAACGTTGTATACTGGAACACTGGAAAAGCTAAGAAAGGTAAGGTTGCAGGAAGACTTACATACGATAGTGAGAACGATGACCTGTATTTTACATACAAAGATAGCAAGGGTAAGATTCAAAGTGTACAAGTGTCACTTGATTCATTCAAACCTAAAGAAGGTTTTGATGAAGGGATTTTCTCTTTTGGTAGAACTCTCACTGCAGCAGACCAGGCAGATATACAGAATAGAGAAGAGTCTGGTAAGACAACTCAAGATATAAATAAGAAGAGAGGTGCTCGTCTTGAAATAATCAACAATCTGTTTAACAATCTCACTGAAAAGTTTGACAAAACATCAAGACTTATTCAGCAGAAGTATACAGAGTTTGAAAGAATTACAAACGAGCTTGTTGCTATTGAGAATAAAATCAAAGCTGGAGAGGTTACAAAGAAAAGTAACTTCAAGAAGGTAACAGCAAATGCTATTAAAGCTGCAAACAGATTGTCAAGAATGCAAGAACAATTGCGTCTTGAGATACAAGAACTTGAAGCTCAGAGAGATGAGATAGAGTTTACGCAGTCATATTTAATGGATCTTGCTCAGAACATCGATGAGCTCCCTACAGACAGTAGAGAATTCTTGAATGAGATTAAAGAACAAGTTAGTTCATTAGAATCATTGATTCTTTCTACAGGAGAAAACATCAATGCTCTTTCTAAGATAATAGATAACACAGAGAGTGCTCTTGAGAAGGCTCTTGATTTGGTTAGAGATTTGATCAAGAAGTTTGAATCTACCTATCCAAATGTTCCAACAATCATGGGACAAGAGTGGGTTGATTTCTTGAAAGCCAATCCTAACTTCTTAAAACTCAATCCTAATTTCAAAGAAGACCTTGCAACAGTTGAAGATATTGTTGCTCAAGTGGAAGATCTTGACATTGTTCCTAATGAGCGTACTGTATCAGAGCTTAGAGAAAGTTTGGAAACTATTCAAGGTCAGCTGTCAGAATATGAGAAGGAGTTAAAAGCTAAGAGTGTTATTCTTGATGCGTTTGAAGAAACTGTTAAGAAATACGAAGAGCAGAAAGAACAAGAGAGACTCTTGTTAAAGACTAAAGAAATCATGAGCGAGATTCTTGGAACTGAATACAAAGGTGTTCAGACACAAGAGTTTAGCAAAACATACGAACCAGAGAGTAAGAAAGAAACATCTATTCTCCCAAGAGCAACCGCTGCTTCCCAAGGAAAACCTCATCACGATAGAGCTAATAAGTTTGGTGTAAATCTTCCAAAACTAAAAGAGTCTTTAAGAAACAAGATCCGTGGTGTATATATTACAGCTAGTAACGAGGATCAACTTATCCCTGGATTAATAGACCATCTTAGAAAAAATGAGGAAGGTGTAATAGATGAGTCTATTCCAAGAGATCAAGTGATAGCTCTTGTAATGGTTTCTCTGAATGACGATGGGTCATTTGAACTTGTTGATACAAATGGTGAACCTCTTAAGGCTGGAGATAATAAGCTAGATAGTGCCATCTACCAAACATATCCTACAGAGAAACTTGAGTGGGATGCTAAGTGGTCAAAGAGTGGTAAGGCTGAGAGTATGTTTAGAAAAGATACTCCTGCAGAAGTGGTGAATCAAGTGAAGGAACAATATGCTGCTTGGAGAAAAGCAACCTTAGCAAAATCAACTCTTGAACTCCATAAAGTGGATGCTTCTTTTGGAATTGCTCAAAACGTAAAACTCACTGATTCTGAAGGTAATACAAAGACCAACTTTGATGCTACAACTTCTGTAGTTGATGCAGGTCTTGTAACAGAAGACCAACTTGAGAGAGATCCAGTTCTGAAAATACCAACAACAAATGACACTGCTTCTGAAGGAACAGTTTCATTCAAAACTCCATTAGGAAGGGTGTTCTTAAGAATCCCTGGTATTGGATTGGTTAAACTTAAGAACAGAAAGCTTACAAAGAATGAGGCTAGTACAGTGTATGAAGCTATCTATAAGCTTTCTAAAAACATGGTTGATCCTGAGAAAGGGCTTAAATCTGAAGAATCTAAACTTCTAGTTAGTTGGTTGAAGTCTATTATATACTGGGGCACTCCTAAAGAGAGACCTGGATATAACAGTATTTGGTTTGATTTTGATGAGAATTCTCAAAGATGGATGTTGAACATGTCTGGAAAAGGAAAAGATTTTCCATTCACACCTTCGTCTATCAGGGATAACAAAGATCAAATCCTCATGATCTTGGAGAACATGTACAATAATGTTAACTCCACACTTGCTACAGGTAAGGACTATTGGAACAAACCATACTATGAGATTGTAGGATTTGCAGAAGATGGTTCTCCAATTACAAGAACAGTTGATGGTAAGCCTTATTGGCCAAACTATCAGACATATCTGCTTTCTCAAAAGGGAAGAAAAGCGGAAGAACTCCCTCTGTCTACAATCATGAGACCTTTGACAAGTGAAGATGATGTGAACAGAGAAGGTGTTTATTTCTATACAACAGACAATGCTGATGAGTTTGTAATCACTGCTCCTAAGAAAGCTGCTACATCAGCTGTAGTTACACCAGGTGCTCCTAAGGCTCAAACAGCTACACCAACCCCCACTCCATCAGGAGATAAGTTTGATTTAAGCGGATCTTCTAAAAACAAAATGAACATCGTTGACTCTAAAGGAACAGATTATGGATCTGTAGAGTTTTCTATAAACGGTGAAGAATTTGTAACTACAGGTGGTGCTAAAGGTTTCACTCCTACTTTCACAGGGGAAACTGTAGCAGCACTTGCAAAAGCAAAAAACATATCAGAAGATGAGGCTAGAGCAAACATTGCTAAATACGTAATAGTGAAGCTCACTCCTCAACTTCAGGAGATTCAGAATAAAATAAACAAGAAAGAAGAACCTACACCAGCCCCTGCACAACCAGCTGCTCCTACAGATGCTAAAGTTATTGGAGTTGAGTATGTATTAGAAAATAAAGAAGTAGCAATAGATAGTCCTTCAGGAGAAATATCTACACCTCTCATTGATTATGGAGCTGCTTCAAAAGAATCTTATGAAGGAACTAAAGTTAAAGTTTTAAGTGCTACAGATAATACTGTAGAAGTTGAAGTAACTTATCCTGATGGTGAGAAGTTTACAGAAACATTTGATAGAAAAGATTTTGAAAATAAAGTATTTAAACTAACTACTTTAGAAGGTGGGGCTAAACCTACTTCTACAACCACTGTATCAGATGCATCTACAGCATCACTCACTCCTGAGGAAGAAGCTGAGATGATTAGACAAGCAAGTGCTTCCTCTACAGACGAAGATGAGGAACAATATCGCCTATTGATTGAGAATGAGATAGAAAAGTTCCAACCTGAGAATTGGAGTAAGGTTGAGGAATTCTTGAAAAAGAACTTCCCAAATGTTCCTGTCTATAGAGTGAAGAATGTTATACAGGCTACAAACGGTAGACAAGCTTGGGGTATGTTCAAGGATGGAGCTATTTACATCTATGAGAATGCAGAAGTTGGTACAGCATATCATGAAATCTTTGAGGCTGTTTGGAAGATGTTCACAGATGAAAATGAACAAAATGCAGTGCTTAAAGAATTCAGAAGCAGAAAAGGTTCTTTTGTAGATAGAGTTACAGGTAAGACAATTGCATATAAGGATGCTAACTATCAAGATGCTAAAGAACAATTAGCTGAGGAATTCAGAGATTATGTACAAGAAGGAAAGGTTCCACCTAAACCAAACAGTGGAAGACCGTTCATTCTCAAGTTGTTCTATGATCTGAAGAACTTCATACAAGAGTTCTTTACAGGAAAGAAAGCATTGAGTAATACAGAGAAGCTTTTCTCTAATATAGGAAATGGCTATTACAAAAACCACTTCCCTTATCACGTAAATCTGTCGTATGCTAAAAAAGGAATAATTGACATAAATGAAGCATATGCTGATGGAGATAGTGAATTTAGCTTAATTGGAATATCTGGTAAACAGAGACATGAAATCATTGAGCACATGACATACAAGATGCTCACTGACATGATTAAGAACGATGATGACCTGTTTAGAATAAATGAAAAGCTCAAGAGAGAAGAAGTTTATGCAAGATTGAAAGAAGATGTTCAAACAATCTTTGCTAAGAACAGAGCAGCTTTTGAAAAATCTATTGTTGATGGTAAATATACAAGAGAACAAGTTAAACCATCAATAGATAGACAAGTGGCTCTCTGGAAGAATGTCACCTCTCAGTGGGATGAGATTGTTAAGAAACACGAAGAATATCTGAAAGTGTATTCTATTGAGTTTGATGAAAATGATGAGGCAACCATCAAGAGTGATGAGAGAGCAAAAGAATCTGGATGGGGAGAAGCTAATAAGATAGATAGTTTTAGAAAAGCTAGCCCTGCTGTAAAGATTCTTCTTGCAACAATGCGTGTGAAAAAGATAAATGAGGAAGGAAAAGCTGTTCCTGTAAAATCATCTATAGGTGGATATGTTCTTCTTCCTATGAGCAAGGTTTACATCAGCTTGATGAACAATATCCACAACTCTCAAGGAGTTGAACAAATGTTGGAGAAGATCAGAAAGATGGCTGAAAATGATCCTAACTATAGAGACTTGTACACACGTCTTACAAAGTCTAGTTGGGAAACTCCTGGATTAGATCTTAAGAAGGTTGAGAACGAGAATGGTTTGAATCTCATTAGTGCTTTCTGGAAGACATTTAAGAAACAAAACCCTTCTGTAAAGAATGTGTTTGTTCTTGAAAATGGTGATGTTGTTGTTGGTGATTCAAATCTTTCAACAGCTGCTAGACAACTTCAGTCTGAATTTAGAGAAAATCTGGTTGCAAAGATTAAAGGTGGAACAAAATATTTCAAAAAGTCTGCGGATGGTAAGAAATATGTAGGTGTTCCTGATTCTCTGAAGAAAGATAAGATTGGAACAATTCCAGAAATGGTGGAGTTCTTGAAACATTTTGGAATTGAATTTAACAAAGCTGACATATTAAGACTCCCCAATAATCAAATTGAAAGGTTCAAAGATGCTGTTGGTGGTATATACAAGAGTATCAAGGATGCAGATGAGATAGTTTCCATATCTGGAAAGGTTCTCAAAATGGATGGTAGATTACTTGATCTTGGTATTGTTCAGGCAGCTATTCAAAATCCTGAATTTGAAAGTACATTCTTTAATGTAAACGGTGAACGTGTTCAATCTTACATAGGAACAAACGCAGTGAGTGAGCTTTTTGATTTCCTTTCACAACTTCCAGAGTTTACAAAGGAAGCTGTTGAAGGAACAAAATATGAATATCTTTTTACAGACTCTTTCACAAAAGGTTCTAACATTCTTCAAAGAATGTTCCTTAAGAATGGTGATCGTATAAAAGGATCTGAAGAACTTTTCAAACCTGGATATGTAGATGGTACAGTGGATGAAAGTAGAGGAAAGAGAAAAGAATCTTCAAAGCTAAACTATAGAGACAGACTTATTCAGGAGATAAACTTGAATCTTGCTGGATACTATCTTAACCTTGTCCCTGGAGATGCGTCTATGGAGCACATGCTTTACATGGGAAATGCTGTTTCTGTAAATGATTTGAGATATGGCCTATCCTTGGTTAACGAGATATTCAAAGGATATTTCATGTCTGAGCTAGAACTTTCTAGAGAAGGAAGAAACATTGTAAAGCTCAAACTTACAGATAAGCAGAAGAAAGCTGGCATTAAGCAGAGAGAATCTTCTGATATGAGATTCTTTAAAAACATCCTTGGAAAAGAACTGCATGATGAGATTGTTAAAGCAGAAGGATCTATCGAAAGTGTTTATGAGAAGTTTGAATCAAAGATAAACGCTGCTATTAAAAACTATGTTCAGAAAGAAACAAAGAACTTCAAAGGTGTTCTACAGTCTTACAATATAATATCTTTAACAGAAGATGGATTTATTGCTGATAATCTGAACCTTGAAGATTCTAAAACAGGAATGGATGAAATCTTCCTGGATAGAAACTTGGAAGCTCTTAGTATCAATTATATGATTAGCAATATAGAAATGCACAAACTTCTATATTCTGATCCTTATCAGTATTCAGATGAGCTGAAGCGTATCAAGAACTTCAACTCACCTCGTCAGGCAATTCTTTCTAACTCTCCTGAGATAAATGGAGTTTTGAATAAAGTTTGGAACAAGGGATATAAACCTGGAGATATTGGGTATACAGACATGACTACTGATCAGTTTGTTTCTGCAACAATGGAAGATGTTCAGGCTTTAGTTGAAATAGCAGGACACCAAGATTTGTATAAAGATGCCTATGAGGAGACTGATGGTTCTGGTATAATCAATTTTAAATCCTATCGTAATTTCAGAATCCGTGCTAGTAGATGGAATTCTGATGAGGAAAGACAATACAGATATGATATTGCTTGGGAGAAAAACCATAAGAAGCTTAAGTTAAGCCCAGAAGAAATAGAACTTCTTAAGCAGGGCAACCCAATGGTTAGAAGTGCATACACCACAGAAAAACCTATCGTATCTGGAAACAAGAACGATGGTAATCCATGGAATGATATAGTGTTGGATAAGTTTGCATTCTATCCACTGTCATATCGTGTTATGATGGAGCTAGATCCTGAATCTAATTCAGTGAAGCTTTACAACAAAATGCAAAGAGATGGTGTAGATTATATTGTGTTCAAGAGTGGTAGAAAGGTTGGAACAACAGAAACTAATGCTGTTTATAATGAGGACAACACATTCAATGAAGCTCCTTTCAAAGGAACTGTAAACATTCCATTCTCTATCATCAGTGTTCAGTCAGAGGTTCCCTCTAAGGATGATGAGTTGACAAGAGGTTCTCAAGTGACTAAGCTGATTACAATGGACTTTATGGAATCAGGAGTTCCTGTTGATTTTGCGGATTCTAAAAAAAGTAAGAAGTTCACAGCAAAGAGATATAAAGAGTGGATCACTTTAAGTGAAGAACAAAAAGAAGAAAGATCTCCATTATATAAAGAGATAAAGAACAATGAAAATCTTCTGAAGGCTCTTACAGATGAGGGATATAGAAACCTTTTGAATGATCTGGGTATTGTAGAAAAGGATGGAGAGTTCTCAATTCCTGAAGAAAACAGAGCAAAGGTTAGCGAAACCCTGAGAGAAGAGATCTTAAAAAGAGAAGTTAATGATAACATAATTGATTCATTATCAGGATTCTTAAATGGAGAAGTGATTATTGAAGCAACTCCAGCTTACCAGATTGTAAGAAACATCCTGTATTCAATTGCTGATAGAGAAGTTATTTCTCAAAAGATGGTGGGTGGATTTAAGGTTCAGCTACCTTCTACAATGCTTGAATCAGTACGTGCCCAAAAGAAAACTGTAAATGGAAAGACTGCATATACATCAGATGTTTTGAAGTTCTATGAGGATAAAGACGGTAAACGTGTATGTGAAATCATGGTGGGTAGATGGTTTGAGAGTGATTTGTCAGATGAAGAGATTCTTGAAAGAATGTATGAGGAGAAAGATGGTGAAAAGGTTCTCACTGAAGAGGGTAAGAAAATCATGGGAGGTCTTGCATTCCGTATTCCTACACAGAAACAAAACTCAATTGATGCATTTGTAATTAAAAAGTTCCTTCCTAGAGAGTTTGGAGATAACGTAATCATTCCTTCTGGAATGGTTAAGAAGGTTGGATCGGATTTTGATATTGATAAATTGTCAATCTACCTGAAGAATGTATTTACAAATTCTAAAGGTGAGCTAAAAGCTGTTCCATTCTTTGGAATAAACAGAACAGAAGCTAGAAAGAAGTTTGACGAAATGTTTGATGCTGGGGAATTCATTAAACCTGAGAAACTGAAGGAGCTTGACAGAATCCTAGAAGAAGAAAGACTTGCTCTTCAGGATATGTCAAAAGAATCTCCATCAGGAAAGCTAATGGTTAACATTTTCAAAGATGCATTCTCTGAACAAGAGATTACAGATGACTTCATAAAATACATGGCAAAGTCCACAAGAAAGGAAGTTAGAGATAGGATTTTTGAAAAGATGTATAAGAAGTCATTGCAAAATGCCTATGTTGAATCTGGAGAAAACCTTGTATCAAGTAAAGAAAACTTTGGACAATTGATCAAGCCAAACTCTGCAGATCAGTTAAGAGAACTTTCTGAAAAAATTACAGAGAAGCTTGGATTTGATTCGTTTGACTATTCCTCTACAGGAAACATGTTGAACAGACACTTTATGTCAAGATTGAGACATGCATTTGTAACAGGTAAGTATGCAATTGGTATTGCTGCTGTAAACCAGACAAATCACTCCTTGAATCAAAGACAGCCTATATACATCGATATATCAAGGTTTGACAAACTATCAGCTGATGATAAGTTTTGGCTCACAAAAGGAACAATGAATCCTAATGATATAGATATAAAGTTTGAGAAGTATAACAAGATTGAGATTAATGGGAAAATGGTTCCAACCCTCTCTATGATCAAGAATGCTAATAATGAATACATCTCTGATATCATAGGTCAGTTCATCGATGGATATGTGGATATATCCAAAGGTCCTTGGATTATGGAACTTGGAGCATCACCTAACGTTGCTGGAACATTCTTATTCCTTACAAAGCTTGGTGTACCTATTGACACTGTGGCTTATTTTATGAATCAGCCAATCATCCGTGACTACCTTCGTAGCTTGGAGAATTCTGGATATTCTTACATATTCAATGCAACTTATGTTTCTGAAATTAAGAAGGATTCAAAATATGCAATAGATGAGGAAGAAGACATTACAGAAGCAAGATTTGCTGATATTGATCAACTTCCTTCAGAGACAAAGCTTTTCGAAAACATTGGTAAGACTAAGTTTGATATTAGTGGCAGGGTTGAACAGCAGTATATCCTGAATGAGTTTTTGAAATATGCTAAGTTGGCTGAACAAATGTTCTACGTAACACAGGGGTCTAACTTTGATACAGCTACAATCAATGATCCATACTTGGTATTCAAGAAGCTGATGCAGTTGTTAAAAGCTCAAAACACAATCATCTCCTCAGTAGATGAAATATTGAAGAATTCATTCCTTGGAAACTTGGCTAAGAGAATTTCAGACTTTAGAGATGCATTCTCTACAATCTTGATCTCAGATAAGCCTAATGTTAGAAACGTAATGGAAAAGGTTTTACTGCCTTACGTTGGTTTGAGCGATAGAGACTTTGTAAAAGTTTCACAGAAGGCTGTATCTGACATGTTTGACTGGGCTGTTCAAACAAACCAGGAATTCAACAAGCTTGTTAGAGAGGTGATGATTGATAACGGTGGTGTGGCTAAAGAACTCTTTGACTTTGTTACAAAGGTTAAAGAAACACCAGGTCACCCAATGGAGAACAATCACATTGTCAATGTGTTAACTCCAATGTTCTCCACTAAAATATCAGATGATGGGGTGAACAACATCAAGGTGAAAGGAAGAGATAATAAAGTGTACGACCAAAACAGCTTGATATATGCATTCCGTGAACTGAGAGACTACCTAAATTCAATCAACTCTCCTCTATATGAAGGAATAAAGAATCTTTCAGTGCTTCAAAGTGGTGTGTCAAACTCCCCAATATCATTTACTTCGTTATTGCCATATGAGGATTTCAAAGAAATTTACAATAAAACCCTTTCTAAATTAGAAACAATTCCTAACTTAGAGGAGTTTTATAACCTGAACATCTTTGAAAGGAACAACTGGAACAATGATGATGTAGTTCCTTATATGATTGCTAGATGGGGAAAAAGTAAGAAGGGTAAACTTTATTACAATCTTCCAATAAAAACTATCCCTAAGGCTATACAATCATCAATTAAAAACGGAGATGTTCCTCAGTTGTTGAACATTTCAATGAGAACCAGGGAAGCTCAAAATGATATCATTGTATACAGATGGGAAGACAACATCACAAAACAGAAGAAGAAAGAAATGCGTGAAAAGGGTGACTATTCATACATAAAGAAAGGGCTGTTTAAAAAGGTGTATGATTCTACAGGAAATCCTTTTGTGTACGAATCTCCAGGAAAAGATGGAATTGTTTACTTGAACTACGTATACAAGATGATCAATGCTTGGGGTGATAGCTTCAGAGCAAATGAGTTTTATGATGTGGCTAAAGAGTCTGTAATAGATAACAACTTCCTGAAAGTTCCAAATGAGGCAGCTGATGAAGGAATTGTTGATAAGTTCTTGAGTCTCAAGAAGAAAGATGGTAAGATTGTTTCAGAAGAACAACTCGACCTACCAGAAGATGAAGCTTCTCTCAAAGAACAGATATCTGCTCTAGAGGAGAAAAAGAAAACAAAAGGTTTGAGTCCAGCTGAGATGACCACTCTTTCAAAGCTTCAAACTGAATTAGGTAAAATTATAAAATCAAAATGTTAAGATGGCAACTTGTCCTAATGTAAATCTTGATTCTTGGAAAAATCTTGTAGCAGCTAGAGGTGAAGATCTTGCCTACTACCTATGGGATAGTTATGATGGAGTTGTTCCTCAGGAAGAATATGGTGATGTTGAGAAGGGAATAATGTTGCAAATAGAAGAAATGCCTGCATCTAGAGCTTCAGAAGAAACCTTGAATAAGGTGAAAGAAGCTGCTAAGAAGATGGGTGTTGACATTCAATCACTTACAGACTATGCTAAGGCACATCCAGAGATAGATGTAACTTCTGCAAGTGGTGTTGCTGATCTTGTCAGAGGGGTTATTGCTGTCTCTGAAGGAAAAGAAGATGCTGCCCTTACAGAGGAAATGGTCCATTTAGCTACAGCCATCTTGGAACAAACCAATCCAAAGATGGTAACAGAGATGATAGCTAAGATTGAAAGATTCAAGATATACAAACAAACACTTGAAGCCTATAAGAACAATAAAGCATATCAGCTTCCTAATGGTAAACCAGATATTCGTAAGATTAAGAAAGAGGCTGTAGATAAACTGATTGCTGAGTTGATTATAAATGAGAGCGAAGGATCTACAGAGTTCCCTGAACTGATGCAAGAAGAGAACAGAAGCTTGATCAGAAGTTGGTGGAACGCTATAACTGATTGGATTAGAGGTATTTATAAAAAATCAAACATCTCTATATTCGAACAAGTTGCTGGTATAGTTAGTCAAGGAGAAGTTGGTGGAACAGTTTCTGATATTGCTTCAGAAGGTGTGATGTTCCAACTATCTGACCAACAGAAAAACATACAGCAGAAGATCCTTGAGACAAGGGATAGTATAAAGAAAGTGGAAGGTAAAGAGGCAGCAGATCCTCTGCTTCTTGATTCAGAAGAAGCTAATAACTGGTATGAAGCAAAGAACGCTGAAGGTGTATATGAAAGAATCACTAAGAGGGTTACTGATAGAGTGAAGGCTTGGTATAGATCAAAGTTCCCAGGTAAGGTGTTTACAAAAGAAGAGCAGAAGTTTAATGAGTTTAAAAGAACTCTTGGTGTAAAGGGACATAAAGACTTTGAAGAAATACACGATAGATATTTTAACAAGGATGGTACAAGAAAAGAAAAAGCTGATCCTCGTCCTTCTAAGTTCAATCTAGAAGATACGCAGATGTATGACATGCTGGAAAACTATTATGTAGAACTTATAGATAGTCTTTCGAAGGATGGTAAAACTCCACTTGTATTCTCTGAGGTGATTATTTATGATTCTAAAAACAAAGAGGCTGGTACAATCGATATGCTTGTGGTTGAACCTTCTGGTAAGACACACATCATAGACTGGAAGTTCATGCACATCAAAGGAGATGATATAGCATGGTTTAAGCAAGGAGCTTTTAATATTCAGCTTGGTAGATATAAGGAAATACTGAGAGATAATTATGGAGTGAAAGAGTTTGGTATGAACAGAGCTATTCCAATATCCATGCAATTTGGACTATTGGATAAGGCAGACCCAAAATCTCCACTAGCTCTAAAAGGAATAGCAATAGGATCTGTAGATACAACAAAGATTACAGACCTAACTCTTGTTCCTGTTTCTGAAAAATCTGAATCTACAGGATTTGAAGCTTTGGATAAACTCCTTTCTGAACTGAATGGTATTTTAAAACAAATTCAGAAAGAAGAGGTTTCAGATGAGGATGAGCGTGAGTTTAAGGTTGAGAGAATAAACACTCTCAAGAGAGCTATGAGAATGGCCCAAGGAACATTGAACATGTCAGAATTGATTAAGGTGGTCACTGTTATGAGAAAAGAAGGTGATAACATCATCAATGATTATGACATGATCTATAAAGACATGGCTGCTACATCTAAAGATGTTGACAATAAACAACTCTCTGACTTTGCTGAAGAGATGAGAAGTTTTATGCAAGTGGCATCTGTTCTTGGTAGGGTGGATGATGTACTTAGTGACTTGATTTACAATCCTGAATGGGAGAAAGATGCTAAGACAGATGAGGAGAAAGAAGCTCTTGCTGACAGAAAGCAAGTGTTGTTTAACCTTTCTAAGGAATCAAGAGCAATCAGAAAAACAAATTCTGATTTGGAGATTGCTTATAAAAAGTTTGCAGATAAACATATTGGAGAAAGAAACCTTGTAAAAGGACTGTTAAGTGCAGAAGCTGTTGTTAAAGGACTTTCATCAATGTTCAGAGGTGCATCAGAACTTCCAACAGCAGCTATGAGTATTCTTGTAAAACTTACAAGTAATGCAAGAGCAATTGCTTCCCAGGAAGCATCTAAGAAGGTTGAGGGTCTGATGGACATTAGAAAAAGACTTGCTGAAAGAGGTGGTGATCTTAGAAAACTTGTACAATCCATCTATCAAAAGGATGAGAAAGGTGGTATTGTCAACAAACTTATTTTGAAGTTTTCTAAAGATTTCTACAAAACAATTGATGAAAAAGCTCTGAAAGGTGGAGATATTGAATGGATTAAAGAGAACGTTGATTTAGATGCATATAGAGCTGAGGCAAGTGAGATGATGAAGAAAAGAATAGAACGTATCAAGAAGAATAGATATGGTGAAACTGATGAGGAAGAACAAGACATCAGAGAGAGATTGATAGAGCAGGAGAAAAAGAAATGGGATATTGATAGAGATGATTTTAACGGATGGAACAACTACATCCTCAAAAGACATCCAAAAGACACATGGCTTTCTAAGGAGTATAAGGCTATAATGAATGACAAAGATTTGATGGATCTTTACAATTTCATTACAGAGTTTAACAAAGAAGCAAAAGATGTAAACTATTTAAGCAATAGAGCGTCTTCTGTTTTCCTACCATTTGTTAGAAAGACAATGGCAGAATCTCTTGCTTGGGATTATGGAACCACAGCTGTATCTAATTTTACAAACAATTTTGATTTGAAAATGGATGATGCTGGTCTTGGTAGCATTAATGAAATCACAGGTGAATTAGAGAATTCTATTCCTAGATATTACACATATGATTTCTCAGCAACAGATGTTCCTGGTGTAAATGACTACTCTCAGGTGAGTGAAGATCTTTTCAAGAACATGATATTGTACATTCAGCAAGTGGAGAAGTATAAATACATGTCTGAGGTTGAAGGTCAGATTAAACTTGTTAAAACCGTTGAGGAGTTCAAGAACCATTTGAAAACCAATAGAGCAGGAGATGTTGTGTTTGATGCTGACGGAAAACCTGAGGAACTAAAAGGAAATGATGAGAATACACAGCTGTTTGATCAGTTTATGAGAAACCTTCTGTATGGACAGAAGTATGTTCTTTCAGATGCAGACGTTCCTCTTGGTATTGGAAATGTAGCTAATTTTATCAAAAAGGCTGTTAATAAGGTGACTGGTAGAGAAGTGTTTAAACCTAACGATAACCCTTCAGCAACATCCCTTATAAAAACAATGGATGCTGCTAATAGAGCTTTCCAACTTAAGACACTTGGTCTTGATTTTATGGCAGGTGCAATTAATATATTTGGTGCAAACTTACAGGTGGCTGCTCAGTCTGGAAACTATTTTAAAGCTAGAGAGTTTCTAGCAAATGAGACAAAGTTGGTTGGAAACAGATTCTCAAGCTCTGAAGAAAGAGAAATGTTTGTACAATTAATAGACGCATTCCTTCCTCTGAAAGAAGATCCTAACTATGAGAACTTGAAGAAAGCAGGAATGACTAGGTTGACAAGACAGAACTTCTCAGACATGTTAATGTTCTTTATGAGAGAACCAGAGCAACACGTTGAGAAAACAATGTTTCTAACTCTTCTGGATAACGTAATGGTAGATAATGGAAAGATTGTAAACATAAGAGACTTTGTTAAAAACAAATATAAAGGAAGAGGAAACTCATCGGCTGTATTTAGAGAAACTCAAAAGAAGATAGAAGAGGAAATCGAAGAGCTCAAAAGAACAAAATCAATATCTGCTACCAAAAAACTTGAGAACGGTAAGTTGGTCATCCCAGGACTGGATATGTCAAATAGGGATGAGATGTTAAGACTTTCAAACCTAACAAGAAGACTTTCTGCAAATGTTACAGGTAGTTTGTCTGAATCAGACATAAACAAGATGCAAATGTCTGTTTGGACCAGAAGCATGATGGTTTTCAAAAACTGGATTCCAAAACTGATTGATACACGTTTCTCTGAATTTAGAAAGGTTAGTGATGATTTTTCTGTAAGAATTGAGGATGATGGCACAATTACAGGTGAAAAGTATGACGTTGGTAGAATGAGACTCTGGTTCTACGTAATAGGAACATCAATTAAGGACAAGACTTCTAACGTCATGAACATCCTTAATATGAATGATAGGGGTGTTGAGGCATTGGATAAAATGTATGAAGACTTCAGAGAGAAGTATAGAAAACAAACAGGAAAGGAACTAAACATGTCAAAGGATGATTTCATTGATTTGGTTAGAACAAATCTAAGAAATCAGATGAAAGAGTTAGCCATCCTACTTTCTTTATTAGGAGCTTCATTCTCTCTTGGATTTATGGCTCCAGACGATGATGATGATAGAGCTACAAAGAATAGATTTAGATATTACCAAAAGGTTATTGATAAGTTTATTGGTGAGGTGAGCTTCTTCTATAGCCCTGAAGAGTTCCAAAGAGTGCTTTCAGGTAGTGTTTTCCCTGCAGTTTCTGTAATGTCCGATATTGAGAGATTTATATCTAACCTTTCTGCAGAAATCACAGGAATGGATTTGGATGATGAAACAGAAACTCCAGATGAAGTTAGACAGAAATCTATGCCTATAAAATACGGAGCTAGAATGATTCCTCTTGGAAAGTCCCTTCTGACATACATCTCTATATTTGATTCTGACTTTGCTAAAGAGTTTGATATCACAATTCAAAAAGAGAACAACCTACGATAGATCGCTATATTATGTCATAAAATTTAATGTAGGTCATTGAAAATACATACTAAACAATTAATTTACACTCATTATGAGAACAGCTGCAATTTGCCCAACCTGTGCCACGTACGTAAATAGCGTATGTGTCATTTATAATGGAGAGTATCTTTCTAATATAAATGCTTCTCCAAAAGATAATTTAGACACAATTCTAGGAAACATAGATGACACAGTGAAACTTATAAACTTGAATATTTCAAGTTTAGGGGAATCTGTCACTGAACTTTCTGGAGATATTCAACAAATAGATACGAGAGTAGATGGAATTGATGTTGAAATTGATCAAATTAATCAAGAGATCACTTTAATAAATAATAGAATCTATGGAATACTTCCTATATTTGGTGAAGAGGATCCAACTATGGAGTCTTCATTTATAGGTCAACTGTATATAAATACGTACTCAAATGTCATGTTCTTCTCTTCTGGAACAGGTATTAATACAGTTTGGAATCCTGTTTGTGGATGTTCCCCTTCTGGTTCTAGAATATTTGATCAAACTTTTGATTTAACTTTTAACTAATAAATAAAACTATAAAGTCATGGCAATGAATGATTCGCAATTATTAACGGAAGCAGGCGTTATAAAAAACGAAACTGCTACAGGTGCTAACACCGCAACAAGGGTTGGTACGATGCTTGAAAACATTGTTGATAATAAAATCAACGATGACAAAATTTCAATAGATGGTACTTTTACAGCAAACTCTGACACATTAATCCCATCTCAAAAAGCTGCAAAAACATATGTAGATGGAGAAATAACAAACGTATCTATACAAGTAGCAGGAGATATCACAGCATTAGAACTGAGTGTAAACGCTGATTTGGCTACAAAGGAAAATGTTGCTAATAAGTCAAACGGACCTTTAGGTACAAGTACAGTTCTCTATCCTACAGAAAGCTCTGTTTCTACAGCTCTTACAGCTAAAGAAGATATAACAAATAAGGTTACAACACAAGCAAACTTTATTACAGACGGTACTAGCGTAATCAAATACCCTGCAATCAAAGCTGTAAAAGACTACGTTGATGGTGTTGCTACAGGACTTTTGAGAGATAATGGTAACTATGATCCTACAGTCACAGGAAACTATCCTACATCAGCAAACACCCTATCTGGAGGAGCTATTCAAAAGGGAGATCTTTGGTATATAGATACAGCAGGAACAATGAACGGTAATGCAGTTCTTATCGGATATAGTGTTCGTGCTTTGATAAACGGTGCTGGTGCAACAACTGATGCTGACTGGGCTATTGCAAACGTTGGTCTTGGTTTTGTTCCTGAAAACTCAGCTAACAAATCTGACGATTCTACGTTCAACTCTGGTTCTCCGTCTAGTGTTCTTTTCCCAACACAAGCAGCTGTTGCTGGTTATATAGCAAATAATGTTGCAACTCCAACTCTTCAACAGGTTCTTAACTACAATCATGATTTACTTGATGGACGTAACTATCAAGGAACTGGTGCAGGAAATGATGCGGTAGGAACTAGATATAGTGTAAATGCTTTTGGTAATCAAGCTGCTAGATTTAACTCAGGAAACTATATCAATGCAATTGGTGATAATGCAATGGGTTCTTCAGATTTGACAACACCAAATGGTGATTATATAAACGCAATTGGATACAATACAGCATATAATGTACAAGGTAATGATATAAACGCAATTGGTAATAATGCAGCTGTTAACAGTGATGGAAATTATGTAAACGCGATTGGTACAGGTGCAGCAAATGGTAATAGCGGTGAGTCTGTTAACGGAATTGGAGTGTATGCTACTTATAACAACTCTGGTAACTATGTAGACGCTATTGGTTATAGTGCAGCAAATGGTAATAGCGGTTCTTCAGTAGTTGCTATGGGTAATCAATCAGCATATGGTAACACTGCACCTTATGTAGTTGCTATTGGTTCTTCAGCAGGTTTTAGTAATAATGGACTTTCTGTAAATGCTATCGGGTACAACTCTCTTACTGGAAACAATGGAGATCATGTAAACGCTATTGGATATGAAGCAGGTATTAATAACAACTATGACTATGTAAACTTGTTTGGACAAGCTGCTCAAGCAGACGGTCCTAACCAAACTGTATTTACAAATGGAGGAAATAAACAAGTTAGAATTAATTACAACTCATTAACTACAGATAGAAAATATACACTTCCTGATCAAAGTGGTACATTTGCAATGTTATCTGATATTCCTACTAGCACAGGTTGGGGACTTACAGGTAATGCTGGAACAAATGAAAATGTAAACTACATTGGAACAAACGATGCTCAAGATCTTGTATTCAAAGCGAATAGCAATGAATTTGCTAGATTTGATGTTAGTTTAAACAATTTCC